CTGCCCGACGGCGCCCACTGCCCTTCCGGCGAGATGCGGCCGAACCATTCCCGCGTGGGGTATTTCCCCTCGCCCATAACGTTAATGCTGCCAGGAGCCTTGCTGCCGGGACCGGCGACTGCGTGCGTGATCGGCTCGCCGTTCAGCGATAGCACGATCTTCGGATGCTTCAGCTTCTCCTGGGCCTTCTTGAAGAGCGCGATCACGCCCGCCATGCTGCCGACGTCGATCTTCTTCTGCTCCGGCTTGGGAGCGGTGGCACGGGCGATGAGCTTATCGACCCACGGCCACTGCTTGGCTGAGAGCGTCCCGCGCTTCTCGTAGCCGAATGGGCCGCTGATGAGGTCGTTGGCGAATTTCTGATCGCTGGCGCCGAGCTGCGGTAGCACTTGTTTCAACTGATTAATTTTGCTGTCCATGGTCTAAATTTACACGGGTTTCGAACCGTGCGCAAGTCCGAAACCCGATTATTTTTCGAAAATTTTCTATATGGCGCCAACGGCGGCTTTTGCTTCATCGAGCAGCGCCTGCAGCCGGGCCAGCTCTTTTTCCATGCCTTCTTTGCCCCACCGGAAATTCAGGCTGCTTTCGACCATCACCTGCTTCACCGCGGCTGACGCGGCTTTGGTGCGTTGCAGCTGGGCGAGTAGTGCCTGCCGCTCTGCGAACGGCACGCGATCCAGCTCGCGCCGGAAGTAGCCCTTCTCGCCGATCTCCCTGCCGTCCTTGTTGAAGCGCGAGCGTGTGCCCGACGCCCATTCGACCTCGACCGTGCCCTTGGGCGTGATCTTGGTCACCGTCACGACGTTAAAGCTCGGGTCGTGGTTGCCGTACTCTACCGTGTAAATCTTGTCGCCTGCCTGCATTATTCGTACCTCTTTGCGGTGAAGTAGAGCCTCATGGCGCCACACAGCTCGGCGTAGTGGTCATGCTTGCTGAGCACCGCGACTGCTGCCTTTACGTCGGCTTCGTCTGCCCGCAAGTACTTCGCTTTCTGCTGCAGGAGCTGCTCCAGGCGGCCGGCGTCCAGGACCACTTCGATCACTTCGTTCCGCGGAATGCCGCGGCCGCCGTTCAGCTCGGCCAGGTCATAGCCGACCTCCTGATACACCATCCAGGCGCCACGCCCGACGACGTCAAGCTGGGCGACCGTGATCCCCAGCGCTGCTGCTGCTTTTTCTTTTGTCTTGTACGTTTTGGGTTTGAATTTGTCAACCATGATCTGAGTTTACACGGGTTGAAACCTGTGCGCAAGTCCAAATTTCAGAAAATCACAAAAAAACCGGGACAGCCCGAAAGCTGCCCCGGTGACGCACTGATGAAAATCTCCTACTACGGTGCAGTAGATGTTTCATGAGCGGACCAAACCAGCTACCGGCACCGAAACAGATAGCTGAAAACACCGCGTCACCGGCGTCTCACCGGGCACCATGTCTACTGCACCGTAGTGGAAGATTTCTTCCACACTGCCCTTAGGCGTAGTCGCCAATCACCGGCTTGAACAGACCAGGCACCGGCGTGAAGCCCATCATCTGAACCGCGTATGCCTTGCCGTCTAGCACCACCACATCTCCGACTGACAGGCTATGGGCAACCTTCCCGTTCGGTCTGTTGTCCATGTTGAATTTCATGAACAGGCACTCCAGCTGGTCATCGGTCTCTATTTTCTGGTCTACCTCCAGCTCGCCCTCCCAGGATTTCTTCATCGGATTTCCCTGGCGATAGCCGTTGAAAAACCTCATCGGATCTTCTGCGACGTTCGACCAGATTTCGTATTTCAGTTTTGTCATTTTCACATCCTGCTCAGGTAATTATACTCGTCCAGCGCGTACAGCTTGTCCAGCAGCGTTTTCAGGACGTGCTGCGGCCCTTCTTCCATGGCGCCATATTCCCTGCTCACCTGCATCAGCTGGAGCGCCTGCTGTTGTGCTTCTACCTTGCTGGCGCCATTGTTGAAGCTCTTCTCGAGCGTTTGGTTCAGGTCGTTGACGAACCGCCCGCACAGCGGCAGGTACTCGTACAGGCCCCAGTCTTCCGGGCTTAGCGTAATGACCACCTTGCAGACCAGAGTCACGCCCGGCAATATTACTTGTGCATGCATAACAGCTCCTTTGCTGCGTCCTGCAGCCTCAGCCCGCCGATGGGGCACCAGCTGCCCAGAAACTCTTCCGGGTTCCCCGGCCCTGGCAACGGCTGCCAGAAGCTCACCTGGAAGCAAACCGACTTCGCATAGGCCACGGCTTCGTCGAGCGTGGCGAATTCCCGGTCGGCGTAGTAGAAGTGATTGGTAAAATACACCCGGATCATTTCAACCGCCCCAATCTTCGGAACTCGTCGACCAGGATGCTGATGGCCTTGTGCAGGTCCTCGTTCTGCGCGTTCTTCTCGAACGTGATGTGGCGCTTGATTAGGCGTAGGCCACGCTTGATCTCCGCGTCCGACGCCGGTGTCCCGTTGCCGAACTTCCGCGCCATGTTGTCTTCTAATTCTGCTAAATTTTTTGCTGCCATGACTGAAGTCTAACACGGGTTTGAAATCGTGCGCAAGTCCGAATCAACTTTTTTCTCGCATCATCGGTAACCCAATTTTCCCATTGTGCTTTTCCCACCACGGAAAATGGCTATCCCGCCAGCCTTCTACCTGCTGCATCAGATTCGCGTACTTGTCCCACTCGTCCTGGCCTTTTTCCAAGTCGTGCGAGTTGCCATCTTTGTACACAGCCTTTTTCTCAAATCTGTCATAAGCAGCCCAGGCACGCTTTATCAGCTGCTCGAACTGGGCCTGTGTAATCTCTTTCATATATTTTCTTTCGTCTCGGAATCCTGCACGGCAATGATACTGAGGTTCACAATCGTGTCACCGTCGTTGCCATGATACCTGTTCGGTCCCATCCTTCGGAGCAGTTGCTGATGAGTGTTTAAGTAGCGTTCTGCCTGTATTTCTAGCTCGAAGCGCGCATCGCCAAGCGTGTTGGCGTATGTCAGATGAACGCAGTCTTCCCCTTTCGGATTTGGCTTTCCCGTGCGATAATCCACAGGTGCCGACGCGGCTGTCTGCCGCCAGTCCATCACGATCTCGTATATCCAGCCGGGAACGATGTCTTGCAGGTTCGCAGGCCGCATAGGATTTATTTTCTTGCTCATTTTCCTCCTTCAGGCACTATCGCTGGCGGGCTACCGGAACCACAGACCCTACGCTGTCACCTCGGTCTTTTCTTCCAGCGACTCACGGTAACGCTTGACCAGCCGCTGCACTGCGTGTGCTGCCTCGTTGGCCCTTAGAGCATAGCGGACCGTAGCATATGCGTTGTCGAGCTCGGAATAGGACACACCATCCCACTTCAGCATCTGCGCAGCGTACTGCCCATACATGGCGGAATGCCTGCGCCGCAGGTAATCCAGGATTTCGTACATCAGCACGAATTTCTGGATACCGCTGTAGTGGTCCTTCACCAGCACGTGGAACATCCCCAGCGGTGTCCCGTCCATGTAGGACTTGATTTCTTCCCAGCGCTTGTCAAAGCGTTTGCTAGGCGTTGAGGATACCTTCCTCTCCTTCAGGTTGAAGTAGCGAACCTTCTCGCTGTTGTACCCAATGCCCTCGGCGAATTCCATGTCCTGCTCGTCTACCGGACAGCGAAGGTCGTAGCCGATCGTATCGATGATCTCCGGGTTCGTTTGGATTGCCGCAGCCAGCGAGTACAGATAGTCCGGCAGCAGCTGTATTGGCAGCGGCATATCCGGTGTGTGGGCCGTCGATTTGTCGCCCAACGTCTCATAGTACCGGAAGCCGCGGCTGATCGGTGTGTTTTGCAGAGAGAACTCCAGCGGGTCTGTGGCAATGTACCGGAACCTGTGTGCCTCTGCGATTGGATCGAATATATGTCGTCTGCTCATTTGATCTCCATAACTGAAGTCTAACACAGGTTAGAACGTGTGCGCAAGAAATCTTACGCTACCGCAGCAGCACCTGCTTTACTGATAATCTCTTCATCTGTTCTTCCTTTTAGGAACCACGCGCGATATCAGGTGGTCCTTCTGGTCAACGGTTTCCCATAGCTCCAGCTCGCCGTTCAGGTTCCGAAAACTGGCTTCTTTCTCGGCGTAGCCTACGGCAGACACCTCAGTGGCACGGTCGAACTCCAGCAGCACCCGATGTGGCGGGACACGCTGCACTTGCACTAGCTTGAAATGTCTCATATCTCCTTCAGGGCGGGTCGTGCCCGCCCGCCCTTTATTTGTTGACCGTCTTCGAGGTCAACACTACCTTGCTGCCCCGGTCAAATCCCAGCGCGAAGCCGATGTTGGTCTTGCCCGCGCCGTAGAAGCTGGCATTGGCTGACTTGGTCGAGTTCTTCTCCATGTAGGTACGGACCATCAGCGCCCGCCGATCGATCACCATCAACCCGGTTTCGGTGTTGGAGGCTGCCTGTGCTGCCGCCTTTTCTTTCTCCCGGGCAGCTACCAGGCGTTCCGTGACGGCCTTCGCGAAGCCCTTGCAGAACGAGTGGCGAAAATCGTGTAGCTTGGCCGACAGGTGACCACCTGCGCACTTCCCAAGCTTGAGCATGATCTCGGCGCGGAAACTCTCCTTCAGCCGATCGCCCTCTTTACCTGCCATCTCCCACGCCAGCTTGGCCATATAGACATACAGCTCCTCGGCCACCAGGCGGTCGGTTTCGATGCCGACAAACACGAACTGATTGGTCGTCTGCGACGCGTAGAACTTGCCGGTTTTCTTTTGCTCAGCTTTGGTCGCGTTCCGGACTTTCGTGTTGACCAGGATTTCGCAGTCGTTGACCTTGGCAATGTTGTGGGCCAGCGTGAGCAACCACGGGATCATGTCGTCCTTGTCCTTCATACCGAACCTACGCGGGTCTACGGCAAGACCAGACGAAACACCCTCTTTTTCTTCTTCCTTGGCCTGGAGGTCCGACATCGAGAGCTTGTGCTTTGTAAGCCACTGCTGAATGCGTTGGGCGAACGCCTCTGCTTCAGCCGTGTTGCCCAATGCTGCCGCGCTCTGCTGATGCGCGATCATCTTTTTGAGCTTTTGGATTGTATTATCTTCCATCGTTGTTTGAACTCCTCATCGGTTGTGATACTTCTCCATTGTACGGGTTCAAACCCGTGTTGACAAGTCCGAAATGAAAATATTTTCCGATCCAGGATACTAACGAATTGGGTCACTTGAGGCAGCGTATTACCGAGCCAACTAGCGGCTTCCAACGCTCCGACTTGCGCCAGTCTGCTGCGCCCACGTAGTCGTTACGGTTGATGCGTCTCCACTCGATATGCGTTCCCGCATCGTTCTCGGCCGTCCAGTGGTGTCGATTGGCCGACAACGGACCCACCACTGCCCCACCGATCACGATCCCGTGCTCCAGACGCTCGGCTTGGTTGATCGTGTAGTCGCCGAAATAGTCACCGGCTACGGCTACCAGATGGCCGTTCCACATGCCGGGGTCGTCTTTTTCTGAAAGGCCCACACCCAGGCTGTACGAACCGTCTTCAGCAACCCACCGCTTGATATCAGGTTCATCGCCTGCATCCAGGTGCCGCTTGAATGCGGCGTTGTAGAGCACCACCTGCGTTGGCACCGGGATTACTTTGACGCCGAAGTAGGCACCGACTTCTACGGCAATGCGTGTGGCGAATATGCACAGATCTCTGCGATGGAGTCTTTCATAGAGCATGTCGGGCAGATGCTCGCCGATCCGCTGGAGCAGGATGCGCTCATTCACCGATCAGCTCTTCCCAGCTGTACGGGCAGACCAGAGGCGATGACATTATGCTGTACCGGATGGCATAGATATTCTTGCCCTGCTCGTATGCTGCCCTCATCAGCTTCGGAGTCAGTTGCTCCTTTAATGATGGGCTGCGATTCAGAAGCGTTTTGATGTACATCTGATTCCGGTGAACGGCTGCCCTTTCCTGCCGTTCGTTGTGCCCTGCGTCTATGGCCAGCTTAAGCTCGATGATGTCTGCGAACCGGGAGCATAGCTCAAGGTCCTCGGTGATAGCTAGCAGCTCCAGCTGCTCTGCTACCCGGATCGAGTCGAACGGCTGGCCGTTTCTAATTGCTTTGGCGTTTTCTAACGCCCACTTTGCGTAATCGCTTTCGAGTAATGTCATTGCCATAAATCACAGTCTATTACAATCCGCTTCGAAGCGGAAGGTCCGAAGGCTTCTAGATAACAGCGATATCTTCGCCGGGTAGAAATATCTTAAACGGGCGGCTTTGTGGCAATACTCGTTCCGTAATCAGCTCTTCCAGGGTGCCCCGTCTGTCCGTGCTGGCAAAGTGGTAGAACACGTCACCCAGCTCGAACAGCATGGCGTTCATGGCGACACAGACCTCGCCGTACTCTATGCGGGTAAGCGAGCGAGTATACGTGCGCAAAGAGCACTCTATCAGCTGGTACTTGAACTGCCCGCTGTCATCCTTTTCGAGACACTTTTCTTTTACGAATTGCCCGATGCCACCGTATGCGAATGCTGTGACGATAACGCAATCGGGATAGTGCAAAGCCGCAAGCTCGATCAATCTGTCTACATCTTGCTTGTCGGCAGGTGAGGTTCTGTCTTTGGCCCCGACAATTACTATCTTCATCTTCAACTCCCCTCATCATAAAAAGCCTACTCCGGGTACATGATTTTCATCATTCGTCTTACGCTGTGCTCGTAGTGATCGCCGAAACGCGAATACAGTCCAGGCACCTCTTTTCTCCCGGCAGGCGTCCCGGCTGTGGTACTGACGATGGCCCGAATGTGGTCACAGGCATCGTTTATATCGCCCGCCTTGTACAGGTAACGCCCATCATGCCGCATCAAATCGGGAAAGGTGAGATAGTTAGGGCACAGCACCGGACATCCGGCAGCTAGTGCATCTAGCTGGCAGTAGCCGACGAAATCTTGCTTGGCACAATTGAAGGCGAGTGATGCGGTTTGCAAATGTTGAAAGTACTCCCGCTTGCTGATGTTGTCCAGCACGCCGACACCCGCCTTTTCAGCAGCCTTGCATATGCTCTCCGGCAACTCTCTGCCGGACAGATAGAGAAACTCGATATCTGAGTCTTGCAGCTTCTCGGCTACGCTGAAAAAGAACTCGGGACACTTTTCCGGGTCTGGCCGCGATGCAAACACCACTATCGGCAGCCTGGCGCCCTTCACATCGTCGATCCAATCGAAGTCTATCAGCGTTTGCCGTCGCATGACCGTGCCGGTTACATGCACTTTCCTTGGCGGGGCTACTGCGTTTTCCACCAGCATCTGCTTGAGCTCTTTTGCTGCAACGAATATCCCAGTCAGCCAGTTGGCCCAGCCGATCTCCATCGGCCGCATCCAGTGCCACATCGGATGCGTGAAGTCGTTCGGATCGACCGATTGGGCATGGCAGAAGGCGTACACGCTGGGTTTGATACCTGCTATGTGGCAGGCGTACGGGATCATTTCAAAGCCCGGGTGCCAAAAGTCCTCGATGTAGATTACATCCCGGCTATCAATACGCCCGATCTCGATCAGATGCAGTAGCTCCTGCACTTGCCAGAATGCATACTTAGTGCGCTCGTAAACGTCAAGCACGGCACCTTGCCGAATCTCCCGTAACATTTCATCAGGCACCAACGCCGTTACGGCTATGTTCCTCTTTAAGTCAAGCACTGCACGGGAAAACATACCGCATGAACCACTGACATACTCGGTCCAGCGATTCTTATATCTCTCCACCGGAAGGTAGTACAAATTCATATTAATTAGTTGAATAGTAACAGGAAATCTGCGCGGCGTGAGGCTAGTCTTGGATCAGATGGCTAGACATGCTTCCATATCTTTCGCAGTATCACAAGGCTCACAGTTGCTGAGCTTATGCTGAGCGTCTTTGCTATGTGTCGCTGGCTCCAATTTCTACGCCAAAATAAAAAGCGGATTACTCTTACCTGCAAAGAATTCAATACAGCTGCACCATTCTGCTCTCCACGTACAGCGTAGCCAAAAGACGCACGATCTTGCATATTAGTAGAATTATCACCGGCGTATAGATGATCTACATTCACACAAGATTCCTTCTTACAGCAAATGCGAGCATGACATATACTCACACCTTTTGGAATAGCCCCATACTTAAAAATATAAGCAACCCGATGTGAGCGAAGCTCCAGCTTACCATCTGGCATGCGTAAGCGGAACATCCCATAACCATCCTTATCTACAGGTCCTATCCACACCAGACATTCTTCAACAGCAACAGTAAGCGCAAAAAACTTTTGCTTAATCTTGGATAAGTCTGGAGTAGCCATTTTCCTTTTCAATAGTCCAAACCCTTTCACCTGCTAAAACAGATTCGATTATAGGAGAATGCGTAGTTACGAAAATCGTATCGTAGCGTGATTTGAGCTGCAGCAACCCACGAGCAAATTTTCTACATCCTTCAGGGTCTAGCCCGTGTGCAGGTTCATCAAGAATTAACAAGTTCGTCTTGGGAGCTACTTCTCTCAAGGCAAATGCAGCTATAACTCCAGCCATGGCCGACTCACCAACCGACTGCCCTTTTAGCGTGTCACTGCCCGCTGAATTGAGTACATCCACGCGGAAGTTACCATCTTCCACTGCGAAGCGAACCTTTAACACGCCGTCAAAGAACAACTCGGAGAACTCGTCTGCAGCTGTGTTTAGCAACGGACACAGCGATGCTGCTATGTAGAGCGGTATCCCGTCCCGGCTGAATGCCTTCCTGCAGAACAGAAGCATCTCGTAGTCCACTTCCTGGTTCTTTACTGCCGACTGACAGGCTACCAGCAGACGCTTCTGCGTTAGCAGCGTTTTCTCCAGCTTGGCCTTTGCTGCTATGGCATTTTCATTTCTCTCTGCTTCCTGGGCCGCACCCTTCTCTGCATTGGCTAGGTTGCCCCGGGCAATGCGCAAATCTGTATCTACTTCCGTACAAGCTAACTCGTAACTGGTAATGTCTTCTCTGATCGATCGCAAACGTGTCTTCTTAGCTATAAGTACCCGTTGAGCAGTAGAGCCCATCTCTTCCATCTCGGCCATGTCTGCTCTATCTTTTTCCAGCATCTTCACACCGATATCCTGTGCTGGCTGCTGGCAGACATAACACTTCTCATCTGCAGCTAGCTGCTCGTGGATCCTAAGCTGCTTCTTGGCCATGTCATAGAAACCGGATATCTTGCTGACCTTGCTGGACAGATCGATCACTGCGTCATCCAGCTCATCTGCTTCTGCTCTCAGCCTATCAATACTCTTTTTCTTCTTGGCTAGCTTGCTGAGCTCAGCTTCGTATCCCTTGATTGCTGTCTTCAGCATCGCTGCCTGCGACGTCCATTCGGTGACAATCTGCGCGCTCCAGTCCTTGATTTCATCTTCCAGGCGTTCTATCTCATCGGTAAGCCCTTCTTCCCTCTCGTGCAGCTGCGCGACGTACGCGTCCGAGCGCTTGATTTCGTCATTGACCAGATCCCGTGCTTTATCAAAGCGATCTAAATCCTGAAAGCGGCTGATGAGAGACATGCGGTCTGCTTCGCCGCCGAACACGAATCCGTTGGCTACGGTCTGGTCGATGTACACCGCGTTCTGTAACATGCGCAGGTCATAGCCGACTAACTGCTGTATCTTGCCCTGCGTCTCTTCCTTGCCCACGCCCCGTATGCCCGTCGACCGATCTGCTCCGTTGATATGCAACCTGATGCTATGCGGACGGCGCGTGCGGACCACTTCTATCTTTTGGTTCTTCTCGTCCCGCAGCGTAAGCCGGACAGTGGCTTTCTTGTCATCCCGCTCCGAAGCCCAGGCATCTGCCTTCTGCCCTTTCAGCGTCTGACCGAACAGTGCTATCGGAAGCAGTGACAACGCTGACGTCTTGCCTGCTCCGTTTGAGCGGTTGTGCCAATCCAGGTTTTTCCCGCGTAACAGGACCAGCCCCTGCTTGTCGTACGAAAAACCGATCTCAGGGAACAGTAAGACGTTGTCAGCCTCGATTTTAAGAAACCGGAGCTGCGGTCCACGTCCCTCAGGCGCCGTCGCCAGCAGCCTCGACAGGAGATACTTCGCGACCTTCTTGGCAGTGAACCGGGCACCCTCGGGGATAACCGCGGCAACGTACTGGTAGATCTTCTCTTTATCGGAAGCGCCCTTGAGCACCGCAGGCGCTTCTGGCTCCGGCTCCAGCTTGGGCACCACATACAACCGGACACCATCGCCCCACAGCTTGCGGAGCCGGATTTCTTCTTCTCTGAGCCGGTCCTGTATCTTCTTGCTGGCTACAGGCACGCGGGACCGGATGTACGCACCTTTTTCTGGAGTAAGCCCACGGGCCTCTAGAAACTCGGTATCATACCAGTGCGGAATCGTGGTCACGATCCTCTTCATCTTGATCGACTCAGGTGAGGCGTCTAAGAGTAAGTGGCCCTTCTTGGCGTTTACTTCTCCCCAGTCTTGCGTGAACGGTGAGCCGATGTACCACACGTTCGAGCCCGCTACCTGCTGGTGCTGGTGTAAGTGGCCGCCCAGGCAGATTGTCCACTCATCCATGCAAAGGTCTTCCAGCGTGTTGCCCGTCGCCGGGAGGCCTGCTGAGTTCAACGCTGCTCCGGCTAGCTCGGTGTGGAATACCAGCACGCTTGTGTTGCTGCCGTAAGCTCTGCGCTCATCTGCTAACTGCGCGGCCCACTCTATTTCTTGCTTCTTGTCTCCGGTGAACGGGAGTAAGCCCAGCAGCTCGCCGTTGATCATCTTCGTGCGCGGCTGCGACACCGTTTCTGCGCCTGCTGCCCGCAGGATATCTAGCCAATCTTTGGATGTAGCAGATTGAGAAATCCTATCATGATTCCCTTTCAGCATGATGAACCGGAAACCAGCATCCTTTATGCGCCTAACTGCCCTCACCCAAAATTTGACCACTAACAACGCGACGGGATCGTACTCATCTTTTGCATCACCTGCATGTAGTATTGCATCCGGGCGGTATTTCTCAGCAGCAGCCAGCAATTCATCTAGCATTGTCTCTGACTCAGGCAGATTCGAAAATCTGGTCTGGCTATCGGATGTTAATAATAGCTTCATATATGCTGCCAAGTTTTAAAGTGAACAATCGCCGTCAGTGTATTGTAGTGAATCCCCATCAACTTCGCTATCGTCGATCTGCCCATACCTCGTCGGTATAGTGAGCGAGCTATTCTAACTTTAAAAGCTGTCATTTTGGAAGCACCTACCTGTTCACCACGACATATCTTTTCTGGATGCAATCTGGATATATGATGGCCTAGTCCGATCATATCAGCCATGTTTTGCTTATAGGTGCCTAAATACAGGTGAGCAGGATTTACACAAAGTGGATTATTGCAGAATGGCTTATGCAAGACCAGCAAGTCGTCTGGCACCGGCCCAACAAACCAAATGTACGATATGCGATGGGCACAGCGTTCTAGCTTACCACCTATTCGTATTCGTATGTCGCCGTAAGGGCACGTATTAGTTCCACGGCGGGAACCAATCCACAGCCAGCAACCTATAGGTGAGGATTCTCTATCTACGTGGCTAAAAAATCGTCGCTTTAAATCCGTTTCGCGGTGCCTGCCCAACCCTAATCTCACTCCCATCATCTTTCAGATACAAAAAGCAATCTCATCTATGCTGATCAGCCTCCACATCATCATCGGATTACAGCATAATTCTAACACGTAAAAGCACATCATACGCCGTTATAACAACAGGACATCAGCGGTTCAATTTCAAAATGGTACTTGATCTGGCGGAGGATTTCTTCCACGCAATCGTGGTCGCACATGCAGGCGCCGTCCTCATGGTCTGCTGATTCCAGATGCTGGCTGATGATATTGACGCACTCCTTGATCGTGTAACCCTGCACGTCACGGAACTTCTTGATCAGGATCTTATCAAGCGATTCCTTGGGCTTGTACAAATCGTCCTGCACGCCTTCGGTCAGATGCGCAATCATTAATGCTATTTCTTCCGGAGTCCCGTAACGTTGTAGCTCTTGCCAGTCCATAGGCTATTCCCTGATTATTTCTGAGTCTCTTCGCGGGGCGCCGCCGATTGGGTCATGGAAGATATGGCAATGCCCGCAGTAGCGCTCCCTCACATCATTCTCGTTGTAGGATATCAGCCCACATATGCTGCACTGAATCCACCATCCGTGTTCATCCCACCCGACTATATAGGTAAGCATCATCGCTGGTAGGATGAAAACATTTTGCAGCACTTGTATAACTCCGCCGCTAAGGCACCAGACTGCACGATATCTTCCGCGTACTGAACGTTGCACAGGGTGCTGATGGCTTTGGCGACCACATCGGTGCGATCTTCCAGCTCCGGTGACTCGAGCAGAATGACCCGCAGGTAAGCGATGACGCCCACGCGGATGGCCCGCACGTTGGCCTCCTGTGCGCTGTAGAGAAACTTCGCCACGTCCTGCCAATCGCCCTTGATGACGGCGCGGCAGAGTGTATGCACGTCTATTTCCGTGGCCCCGTTCACCTGCGCTGCTTCCTCCGGGTCCAAACCTGCAGTATACTTTTCTACCGCCTGTGCGATCAACCGTGGCGACTTGACATAGTGATCGACCAGGGCTTCCGTAAGCCGGTCTGCTGGCAGGCTGCTCTTGGCGCGCTTGAGATACCGGGTTACCAGAATGGCTATGTCATCTGCTTCTAACTCCCTCATCTCGTACGGCACGCATCTGGAGCGCACTGTCTCCAGCAGCTTGTGTGGTGCCGTCGAGCACAGGATGAACACCGTCGTATCCGGTGAGTCTTCCAGGTATTTCAGCAGCAGCTGCTGTGCTGCATCGCTGAGCCTGTGGCACTCATCCAGGATGTACACGCGGAACTTGCCGGCGCCCATGATGCCGTAGAACGATCCCTGCAGCATATCCCGCAGCTTGTCAACCGTGGAGATATCCGCGGTATTTATTTCTTCTATCTGGTATTGGGCCTTGCCGTTGTAGCACTCCTTGCACGGCGCGCCGAAGAGCGTCTGGTGCGGGCACTGATAAGATACCGCAAGGATGCGCGATATCGTGGTCTTGCCCGTCCCCTTTGGACCGGAGAACAGCCAGGCCTTGATTGTCCTCCCTGATTTGACGTGTCCCCGGATGGCGGACGTGATTTTCTTCTGCCCCACCATCTCATCGAACGTCTTCGGGCGGGTGGACAGGCTCAGTTGCTGTCGGATCATCACGGGTGCTGTAGCTGCTGTTGCTGTTGCCATTAAGTCTTGTCCTCTCTCATTGCCATTGCGTATGTTTCTGCTGCGGCTCCCTCGGCTGCCTCACAGGCAAGCCGTAGGCGCCTTAGAAAATTACGGAACTGCTCTGCATCCTGCTTCCCTTTCGGGGCATAGGCATAGACCATCTGTCGAAGCTTTTCTACGCTGCCGCCGCCAGCTACAGCAATCATCTCTTCGACCAGCATCTCCAATTGCGTAGGCATCTCAATCCTCCAGGTCATCCGCTTTCATAAAGCTGAATCTAGCTACTGGCTTATTCCAGATCACCTTGAATCCGCACTTCTCATCCGGCAGCGACCCGTTGCCGGTTTTATTTTTCTTGTTCGTGATTGTGCCCTGCAGCCCGATGATCCTTCCGCGGTCCCTGATATACCCGCCCTTGTACCTTTTGACACGGGCACGGACACTGCAGGCATGGTCGAGAGCCTTCCCACCGGGAGAATACAACGGGTCGCCGAATACCTTCCCCACTTTCAATCTAAGCTGATTGATAAGTACAATCATGGCATTGTAGTTGGCAGCTAGCCCAGCCCACCGCGGAAGCGTCTCGGACAGGAAATGCGCGCGATCCACCTTCGTGCGCATGTTGCCGTTCGTACCGGCTTCTATCTGCGACCGCGTAGCTACCATCGCAATGGAGTCCAGCATCCAGAACTGCTTCTTGAAGCCCTTCTGGCGGAGTAAGTCCATCGCAATCTCAGCCTGCGTGAAGATGTCTTCTGCACCTTGTAAATGGGCAAGCCTTGCTTTCTGAGCCTTTTCCAGCCGCGGATATAGCTGCAGTACGTTGTCTAGATCCATGCCCAGCTTGGCGGCCCAGGCTTTGTCACGACTATTTTCGAAGTCTATGTAACCGCAGCCTGCATCAGCCTGCTGGGCAAGCCCGCCGATGTAGGTGGCTATGGTGGTTTTTCCGCCGTGCTCCAACCCGCTAAGTTCGACTATCTTGCCGAACGGAATACCGGAGGTGCGGGAGCCTAACGCGGCATTTAGTTCTGGAGCGACGTCCAGCCAGTAGTCATGCCGACAGGTGAAGCTGCTCATCTGCAGCAGGTCTTCTATTTCGCCGTATAAGTCCGCCATCGAAAAAGCTTTGACATGCCCATTGGACGGCGGAGCCTTTTTCTTGCTGATTTCATCAACGATTACATCTAGGATGTTAGTTGCCTTCTTCATCGGTTTAGCAACCACGGGCTCACCCTTGCGTGGTGGCCTCGGTGGCAGTACATCTGGCATAGGGTAACCATAACAAAAAAGGCAGCCCTTGCGAGCTGCCTCGGAGTAAGTTCAGTTAGTGGAAACTAGCGACGGCCGCGGCGTTTCGGAGTGGGCTTCGGAGGCACGGGAGGCGCTTCTTCTTCCTCCTCGTCGTCGTCCGATTCCTCATCCTCGTCTTCGTCTTCTTCCGCAGCTGCGGCTTTCACCGGCTTCTTGGTCTTTTTCGGAGCAGGTTCTTCCTCCTCCTCTTCTTCCTCTTCTTCGTCGAGGTCGGTATCTTCCTCTTCTTCCTCGTCCTCTTCCTTCGACGCTTTCTTGGGTCTGCCACGGCCGCGCTTCGGAGGTGCTTCTTCCTCTTCTTCCTCCTCGTCCTCGTCTTCGGACTCTTCCTCTTCCTCGTCCTCTTCGACCTTGGCAGCTTTCTTAGGCCGGCCGCGCCCACGCTTCACGGGCTTTTCTTCTTCCTCCTCCTCCTCTTCCTCCTCTTCTTCCTCCTCTTCGACCGTCGTGGTCTTCTTGCTGGAGCGCTTGACCGACTTACGCGGTTTCTCTTCCTCTTCTTCTTCCTCGTCCTCCTCCTCTTCTTCCTCTTCGTCCTCTTCTACCTTGCGGGACTTGGCTTTGCCGCTACGAGGCTTTTCTTCTTCCTCTTCTTCGTCTTCGTCATCCTCGTCGTCTTCGTCCCCGTCCTCCTCTGCTGCCACGTCCTCTTCTTCCTCTTCGTCGGGGGCTTTGCCGCGTCGCCGGGGCCGGGACACTGGCTCTTCATCTTCTTCTTCCGTAGTAGGAGTGCCGGTGATCGCCGCCTTCTGTTTGGCTTCGCTGTAGACCAGGATTTCTTTCAGCTCGTCGAACGGCTTGAGCTTGGCGATAAGCCCCTTGTCTACTGCGGACGGCTCGTGGTCCGGCTCGATCATGCCGTAGCGCGTGTCGTTCTTCCCGGTGCCGGTACGGTTGATCGTGATGTTATAGCCCTTTTTCGGATCGGTGTAATCCCGCTTCTTGCTACCGAATATGGAAGCAAGCACCTGATCGCCCGTCCGCTTGGAAGGCTGCCACAGGAAAGGCCCTGTCATCTTTCCTGTCTCGTCGTCAACCCGTGCCACCTGCATGACCAGGACATCCCGGGCACGGACGGCGTCTGCCGTGCGTTCCTTGCCCTTGCGCTGCATACGCGGAATGTACACATCGCACACGTAGCACGAGCCTTCCCTGGTCGTGGGATCCTTGCCGCACCGCAACACCGATTTATTCGGACCTACGTCGCGGTGCACGCTGTACTCGATGAACATGCTCGGAGAATTCTTTCCCTCCGGCGTGGGCAAGATACGGAAGGTGTTGTCACCTTCCTTCAGCTTCATCCAGATCGACTGCTGGCGCTCTGACGCCCGCTTTCGTGCTCTGGTCTTATAATCGTCTGCCATCAATTACTCCTTTCAGTCATTTTCTACTCCAATTCATCGGCATCGCGTTCCAGCCGACGACGCTTGTTTTCCAACTGCCTAGCATTAGCTATCATCTTACGGCGTTGCTCAATGTTTTCTACTTCTTTGGAACCGCGCATCAGCCCCAGATTTTCTGCTTCTGCGATAACCCGGATAGCTTCCCTGCGCATGCGGTAGGCTTCGAGGATTAATTTCCCGAACTCTTCTTCCTCGTAACCGCGGTCTACTGCTGCACGCAGCTGGCTGATGATTTTCCTTGACTCTACCCAGGCTTTGATTTCACCTTCCGTGGCTTTTTTGCCAAGCTCATCTTTTTCTGCCCGCCTTTTCAGGACCAGGCTAGCACGGCGCGACTCTATTCTAGCTACTGCTTCTGCCCGGCGCCGCATTGTCTCCACCCGGTATTCAGCAGCATCCATGAAAAGCTGCGCCTGCTTTGCAGCTTCTGCCAGGATGTTCTGATCTACGATTGCCAGCCGTTTGACCAGATCTTTTGACGTCACGGGTTGATGGTAACAGAATATTCATCTGGGCAATGCTATTACGGAATATTTTTCCAAGATCGTCTGACAAGCAATAAATAAATTGTTCCGTACGCCATACAAAACTCACTGGCTAATTCTGAGCAAGTCCATCCTCGTCTATGTAAGCAGCGAATGACGCGGACTTGAAATTTAGTCAGCTTTGCACGCGGCGGTGCGCCCGTTAAATTGTAATTCAGCACCATCGTGCCTAGCGCCATCGCATCTCCGGTATTTTCTTTGTGCGTGCCAGCATACAGATGATCGGGACAGATGCAGCTCGAATTGCTGCATTCCCTAGCGTGGCATACAATTTTTCCAGGCGGTACAGGCCCTTTCCACAAAACGTACGCAGCGCGATGAGCTTGCCATTCATTCGTACCGTCAGGCATCCTCATCTTTAATTTGCCATGGCCGTGGTGATATCCAGATCCTTGCGACTGAACTGCGGTTTTGCTCCCATGGAGACACCTACTGAGGCTTCTTCTTAGTAAAGTCGAACTGGTCAGCAGACGGAACACTTTCAAACGTCTCAGCTACATCCTTATCCAACTCCAGGCGAAAGATCCGAAAGTCGCCCATCAGCTGAGAAGCAGCACCCTCTGGTAGGTCATGCTTCTCGAAAAACTTGAAAATCATGGCATCTGCTTCTATGCGGCTGCACTGGATAAGGATGTCGTTCGCGATGTTGCGAGCTTCTGACAGGGTCAACTGGGCGATTTGCTGATCCCCCTTGAATAGGAGAATGTACGGCTGGCGGTTCCGCCTAGCTACTATCCCATCGACGACTATCGACTTCTGGGTGTCGGGTTTGTTGGCCATAGCTACCTCACGTTGATATATTTGGGACCAGTCCAGATCCAGCAGCCTGCTGGCGTCTTACGTATTCGTTTCAGTAAGCGCGTTTGTAGGAGTACTCTCCGCGACATCTAATTTAGCCAACTCATCTCTAAGCTCAATATCTTGCTTCCGCCGCTTATGATACCACTGCAAGAGATACTTGCCCGGCGTCATATCATCTGTCAATTTAACCTTGCAACCCAGCGTTAATGCTGCTTCTGCTTCTGTCACAATGGGTACTTTCCAATCGACGTCAGGAAAATCTGACTTTACCGTAGCTAGTGAGCCTTTCTCCATCAACCATTTTGCTTTCTTGGCCGCAGGCTGTAACTTGAGCACTTTCACCGAAAAATACAGCGCATCATGCACGTCCATGACAGGCACATTGAGCAACTTATATTTCTCGGGATAGCGATGTAAGCGAACCAAAGCGCATTCTAGTAGCTGGTGCGCTGTTCCTTGCACCGGGCCGTTCACGGCCTGATTTGCCCAGAATGAGCTGCGGCTGCCGTCGTCTTCTCCGGTTTCTTCTATGTTGCTGTGATCCTCGCCATTTTCCTGGCCCTTGATCACCAGATTCTGTTTCATCCCGAATATTGTTTCGACGTAGCCATGGTCGATCGCATACTGCCGCTGTGAGTCGATGAACAATCGCACGCCGCTGTAGCGCTCGAAGTATCTGACAAAGGCTTTTTCTACCTGCTCGCGTGTGAGTGGTTCTACGTCCGGCGGCGTTCGCGACACCACATACGCATATACGCCGTCGACGTTGCTGCCGTAGATAATTGCGAAGTGAATATTCTTTGTGCTGGTCCTGGTCCGGTGATCGTTCCTGATCTTTTCCGGGTCCCAGCCCGTCATCGTGGCTCCGACTTTGGTATGTATGTCGGATTCTTTGCAGTCAGCTATCAGATTCTCGTCACCGGATAACTGCGCTGCCACACGTACTTCGACCTGCCCGTAGTCAAGAATGAGAAACGTTTCTAAGTCAGGGATATTTTCCTGCACCCATTTTTCTATGGCTGCTGCTGCCTCTTCGTCATCCTTGGCCCACGTCAATATTTCTTTTATGGCCTTGTAAGCCTGCCGCCAGCGCTTATCTGCTACGCACTGATTTCTGACATGCGGGTCATTGTGGATATTCTGTAAGTTGATGCGGCCCTTGGCCTTGCCTCCGCCGCTGGATAGACGGCCGGTGCGAGTCCCGGTATCCCACCACGACGTCCGCAGCCTGCCGTCGTTCATGTCCGCGCATATTTTGTAGCTTTCGACGTAAGTGCTGCTGGCTTTGTCTGCGCCCCGCCATTCGAGGATTAATCCGGGGAATTTATGGCTGCGCGACATCATCAGCAGCGTGCCTTTTTTTGTGTTGGGCTTTCCCTGCCCCGGATATTCTAAGTCCAGCACGTTGAACAGTGCTGCATTTACCTGCTGCGGCGAGCCCGGGTTGAATTTTTTGTTGCCCAGTAATTTCTGGCAGCGCTTGCGCAGCCTTCGCTCTCTGCCGGGGAACAACCGCTCCAGCTTTTTATTCTGCAGATAGTCGAACCACGGCCCGTTCGGCTCCATCCGCTGCAGGACGTAGCTCAGGTCCATGTAGATGCGAAGCAGCGGTTTGCTGACATGCTTGTAATTGTCTATATCCAGGCGCTTGGTTAAGTCGCAGTCGGCTCCGTTGTAGAGCCGGAGTGTCTCCATCGACAGTTTGCCGACGTTGAACAGGCGATGGCGGTCGAGATAGGTGTATTTGCCCTCAAGAGTGCCATTCAGCACCCGTTTTGGGACGTCAGGCACCATCGCCAGCATCTCGTTGACCACTATGTACTTGTAGCCCGTGAATTCAGGGAAGCGCCGCTCGGCTATGGCGTCCAAACCGTACTCTCTGGCGTCGCTGAACCGGAGATATTCCGACTTGTTCGTGTCATGCACAAAGCCCTGCATTTTGATGCCGGCGTATTTTTCCAGCTTCACGTCGTCGCTGCAGCCGAAGTGCAGGGCCTTCTTTATTTTCGGATTCTCGAGTAAGCGCTTGGCTATAAGCTGGACCTTGGCACCCTGTCCGCGCTCCTGCTCGGCGTGACAGAAAATGAACACGAATGCTAGGCCTGGCTTCGGCGAAAAGCCGCAGGTATTGACGATGTGCCCTTCCGTCGTGTCGTGGTCTTCTATGTCTACCGCTATGCGACGGTTTTTGACTATGCCGTACTTGCGGATGATCTGCTCGGCCTTCAGCGCTTTTTCTTCTGTGTCTACCAGCCGGTAGTCCTGCGACTTGATGTATGCAAACTGGTCCGATAAATCGCGGTCAGCTACATTTTCGAAGTCCTTCTTGAATTCATCGAGTATTTTCCGGAATGCGTCCAGCCTGGAGGCCGACGCATAGCCACGGATGAAAAATGCAGGGTGATCCAAAAGATAGACACGTGCGCTAAGCTTATCAGACCAGAATATTTTCCGCTTCGGTAGCGACCGCGTGGCTAGCAGAGCTTTTGCAGCTATTTGCCCCAGCACCAGCACAAACGGGGCTTTCGACTTGGCTATGGCTTCGTCTGTATAGAGTGAGCAGCACCGGATTTCTTCTGCATTCGGTGTGCGCATCTTGAGATAGCTATCGTAAGATCCCTCGACCAGATCAGCCGGAAAGCACCGCACGACATTTTGTATGTCGCACATGTCCCGCGTTATGCCGATACGCCGTAGCTCTTTCCACCACCATCTGCCGGACGGCCCGACCAGCTCTTCTTCTTCCTCGTTCTCTTCCGGCCCGGGTGATTGGGCGACTACCCATATTTTCTTCCCGGTCATCGTCCCCAGCCGGATCTTCTTTATTCCCTCGACCTTATTAAGTGGGCAGAACTCGCAGCCGCGGCGCAGGTCTTTTTTCTTTGGCTTCTTCTCACGCTGTGGGGGCGGGACTTCGCAGTCTGCAGGTATGCCTTCGATCTGGAACAGGTTGTCAAAGCCCACGGTTAGATTGTACCGTTTTCTTCACTGGCTCTCTGCAGTAACTCGTTGGCCCTGTCGCATACCTTCTGAAAAGACAGCATAGCCACGCCCAGCGTGGTAGTGGCATGTTTCATTAATTCGACCAGTAATTCCACGTCGGCGGTAAGTCGATCTATCCGCGCATCGGTCTTTGCCTCTTCGAGCGTCATTTCTTGTTCTCTCCCCATTTGGGAAACATCGCCCATCCGTTCTTGAACTTGAGAAATGCCTCGCCGTTCCTCTTCGCCATCAGGACCGTAACTGCTTCTTCTTTTTCGAGAAACGGACTTATGCGGAGCATCTCTTCCATCGGAAGATTCAGATCTAACTCCTTCGCCGTTATCTTTAATGCACCCATCTTCGTCTGATACCGTGCTGCACCATTTTCCGTGGACATGGCTGCTCTGCCGTCTGCCAGCGACAGCTTTAGCACCATCTCCATCCGGGACAGCGCTCCCATGCACGCCTCTGCTTCGGTAACTGCTCTCGCCAGCTGCATCCCCTTGAACACTGCCACCGTGCTCGATTCAAGCTGGGAGTAGCTGTCTATCGCAGCTATGGGGAATTGCTGTAGCGCCTGCACGGGTGACGGCATACAGTATTTCGCGTAGCCGTTCTTGATGGCCGTTTCTTTCTCGCCGGGGAAAATGGTGAAGCCCTTTTCCAGGGCTTTGGCCAGCGGTAGCGGCATGGCGATTTTTCTATCATGCCCGCTGTGACACTTGAGAACCACGATTGCTCGCGAGTTGCAAGCCATGGCTCGCCCGTCCGGGGCTACCATGACACAACACAGATCCGGCCGTGACAAGTCGCTGAACGCTACGTTGGCTAGATAGCCCACGCGCTCTGCAAGCATGGGCGTGATTTTTATTCCCTGCGTATCCAGCTTGGGGAACGGCTGTTCCGTGCCTTCCTTGAATGGGGCTTCGATTTTCCGCCCGCGAGCTTTGATGCGTATTTCTTTCTCGTCCGCTTCTATGACGATCTTGACTGCCTCGGCGTGTTGGCTGGCGAACGGTACGATTAGACGCTCATCTACGGCTATCAACGGCAGGTCACCTTGGATCGGTACAGCCGCCCTGGCTAGTACGACACCCAACGTCGTACACACGGCAAATCCCTTGCCGACCTTGAAATTCACCATCTCCGATCCGCCGAACAATCCAATCGACGGGAATTTCGTTGCACCCTGCACCAGGGCTGCAAATTCCTTCCCAGTCATGGTGACGCTAGACGTCATAGGATAACCAACGCTCCGTTTTCTCCGTCTTCCGACACTTCAACCGACGTCGCCTGTATGCCCATTGCCTGCAGCGACGAACCCAGGCGCCGTGCCATCATCTCGCAGGACTGTGATCCCAGGATCAGACTTCCATCTGCAGTCGGCACGCCCATGTTTCGGAACGCTTCCTGTGCTATCTGCTTGAGATGGCAGAATTCCATATCTCTGTCGTCGTGGTTGACTGCCACCTGCACCCGCACGTGGAATTCATGTCTGTGCTTGGACCGGAGATAGGCATACTGATCCGGTGCGCCCGCCCACTGATGAAAGCCGACTTGCCGGAAGTTGCAGAACACAAAAGTCGTCCGCTTAGTCGGCGTCCAGCTTGTATTTGTATGCGTTGATGTTTCGATGGGAGTATCTATCCCGGCCAATGGAATGTCTGTCACGGAAATATCACCTCGTCTAAGTCTAACGATTGCAGAAATTCTTGCCGCGTAAGCGGGTCCTTGAACGAGCCGCGCAATGCCGTCGTCACGGTATATGCCGCTGGCTCTTCTACGCCGCGCCCGCACATGCAGAAATGGAAGGCCCGCACATGCACCGCGCAGCCCTTCGGTTCTACCGTGGAGTAGAACGTGTCGACGATTTGATCTGTCAGCAGTTCCTGCACCTGCGGCCGCCGTGCCAGCGCCTCTATGAAGCGCGGAATTTTGCTCAGCCCGACGATCGCGGCCTGCGGAATGTAAGCGAAGTGTACCTTGCCGATGATAGGGGCTAAGTGATGCATGCACATGCTGATCAACCGGATGTTCGGCACGCTGACCATTTGATCGTAAGTGTGTGCGTTGAATGTCTTGGCCAAGTAAGTCGCAGGGTCTTCCGTGCATCCCCGCACATATTCGGCGAAGGCTTTGACCACGCGATCCGGTGTACCCTGCGTATGCTCGTCGTAGACAATCGAATTCTTTTTCGGCCTGTTCTGCTGCATGTAGGCCGCAATGGCCGGCTTCAGCAGGACTTGCCACGGTTCGGTCTCTACCGCTACTGCTACCTCGGATGGTTTCATGATTAGGGTTCCCTTACCAACGAACGCGTTTCCAATTCTTTCGTGTAACTACACATCGAACGGTACCTCTGGGCACTGAGAATATTACAGATAAGCGTCTATATCCGTAGCCACGTCTGTGCATAGCTCGTATGCATCTGACGCGTAGCTCTGTCAGCGTTGCTTTGTAGTGTGCTTCGCCTTTTGGAGCATGCCTACCTCCGATTAGCCAGCTATTCCAATTTGGATCTATCTGCCATCCGGCATTCCCATTTTGCCAAGCAGCACGGCCTCTCGAATCGCGATCCCTAGCATTATCTTGATGCGTCCCTTCAAGTAAGTGCTTTGGACGCACACAAGGCGGATTATCGCAGCTATGCCTAACAACATTACGAATATCTTTAACAGCACCACTAGCAAGGAAAAGAGAAATTCTATGTGCCTTGAAAAAAGCTAAATCATCATATACCAGAGAGCAATAGCCGTAACCATCGCTATCTCTATTAGCTTGCCAAGGCCAGCAACTATCAGCATCATCTACAATCTGTACGTGCGACAAAAACTTTGCCAAAAATGATGGCAAATGTTCAGCAGCCCAAGGCCAAGCTGACCTTAAAAAAGCGACTGCCATTGTCCCACACCGTTACTATGTCTTTTGTCAGCTGCATCTACCAGCTTTAGCATTTGCTTGCCATTCCAGATATGACGCTGAACAAAGTCTGTCTGCAGCTCTTTGAAATCAAAGCCCTCATGCTCAACCCATTCTTTCACACGGCCCATGATGATAGGATTCATCTTCGCTGCTGTGCTTTTGCCTTCGCTATGTCTATCTGAGATGTGAAAGGCACTCATCCGCTGCTTGTGCTCATCGAACCACATGATCGAGCCGTAGCCTGCCACGCGTGACCAGGAGCTGGAATCGGTGGAATACCAGGGGTAGGTTAGCATCAACCAACTCGCCGTCATAGCTAAGCCATGAAAACGAATGCCAAGCTTTTCACCCAAGTCAAAGCATCCGTCGAAGTAGGCTCGAAACTGCTTCTGCTGCGTTCTGATGGTGCGCCACGATGCCAGCCCGATCAGCGTGCAGCCCTTGTCTGCGTAGCGCCTGAGTATGTCCAGCGAGCTGTCGCCGTGGAACACTGGCACCGGATTGATTCCCATCTTCACTATCTCGTAATGGCGCCGGAAGATATCTTCTGCATTGCGTTCCAAGTCGATGGTGAAATACATCGAGTCCATCCCGCTGTCGACCTTGTCCCACTCTTTTCTATGCTGCTTCACATGGTCGACATACAGCTTGATAAACGTCTTTTCGTCCGGCAGCTTGGAGATATCCTTGCCCTGCTTGCGCAATGTAGCCCTGTGCGAGCGCCAGCTGACCACGCCGGAATCGAACATGATTCCGATGCCGTGCTTGCGACATGCGTCATAAGCACCTTGCAGCCTCGGTAAGTAGTATGGCAGTCCGGGCAGCTTCTGAATCATGGCGAACGAGAAACATCTATGCCGGATGGCCCCGGCTTTGATCACTGCTGATTCACGTTGCTTGTTAGTGGCTTGCCAGCCGCTGAAAAATAACTTCATCTATGAGTTTCCCACGTCCCCACATTTAAACTAAAAGCCCCAACGGCCACATCGTAGCCATTGGGGCCTAGTAGAGCGGGGCACATTGGGCTAGGTTTGGTAGCGAAAACCTTCGAAGGCTCAGTTCCGAAAGCTTCCCCTTGCCGTTCCCCGATGCTGCACGCCCAGATTGAAACAAATTGATTCACAAAATCAACTCAGCCCAACGTATGTAGACTAACTTGCTCTCGTAGGACAAAAACCCGATTAAAGCCGACCAGTTGCGAAATCGAACAAAGCTATCTTCGTTGCCCACGCGACCGCGTCGGTTCTATTTTGACTTTCAGTTCACAGCAGCACTATGTGAAATCTTTTCAATTGCAGCTCGCATTGCGAGCGACGGTCTCGCCTGTTCCACCGTGTAAAATTCGGTGGCCTCTAAGGTTGTCGTCAGACCAGAACCGCACAGATTACAGCGACAGTTCTTGCTCCACGCAGTTAGTCTTTTCTGTGCAGTTGTAGCTTCCTCTGAAGTGAGCGTCATCGCTACGCCGACGATATGATGATGTGCACATTTGAGCAAAACCAGATATACCCGTTTATCCATGATGAGCTTCCACGTCTAGGCCCCAACAATAACACATAAGCTTGACCATTCAACTGACTACTAGTCATAAAAAACCGCCTGCCCTGAATCCATTTCTGAATCCAGGACAGGCGAGTGTGCCCAAGTGCGCATCCAGGAGTTCTACAGCTATTCACCGCCCAAATACTTCACGTCGCCGATCTTGAGTCGTCCGCCGGTCTCATCCAGACGCCACGTATGCGTCGGCCGCTTCATACCGGACTTGCCGCCGCGGAGCACCTTCAAAAAGATGGCCCACTTGCGACCGCTCTCGTTGGTCTCGTTCTCCAGCTCGGTAGCCTTGACACCCTTGTAGGCGCGCTGGAAACAGTACTGCATCCACGAGCCGGTCTTGTGCGGCCACCGGACCACCTCACTCGGCGCCGGATATTCCTTGTTGCCGTTGGAAGCTGCCTTGCCCTCGGTCTTCGCTGCCTTTGCGGGCTTTTCGGTCTTGGTCTCCATCTTGGCGACCTTGCCGGGCTGCTTCGCTGCCTTTTTCGCAGCAACGGGCTTCTCTTCCTCTTCCTCGTCGTCGTCCCCGGTCTCGATGTCGACGTCTTCGCTGTCCTCTTCCTCGACCTCGACCTTGGCTGCTTTCTTGCTCGGCTTGGCAGCCGGAGCAGCTGCGGCTGCGCTCTTCTTGCCGCTGCCGTTTTTCTTTGTTTCTTCCTCGGCCACCGGAGTCTCGACTTCCTCTGCAGCCTTCTTGCTCTTCTTTTCCTTCATTGTATCTTTCTCCTCTGAAATAAACTGACTGCAGACCTTTCTGTCTCTACAGTGCAGTGTGCACTCGACATCTTTTTCCGAATAACCTTCGTGTTCGGGTGTCTTTGACTTGCCAAAACAGGATTCCTCAGGGTCTGCCTTCCGCATCTGTTGATAGCAGGCCACGCAGGTCATGGTCTGTACCACGTATCGACCGGCGCGGATTGCTGCTAAAGCGAAGCGACCACGACACTCTACACACTCCAGTATCCGGGCATCTCGTTCCGTGCCCAAGCCAATGCTACTATTCCGTGCAAGAGTAATCAAGGCCATTTTTTGTGCCCGCTCGCTCCCGCGTAATGCGCTATAGTCATCCCTACTGTACCCCTGCATCTTAACCGCGTCTGCAACCTCTTTCCTCAGTATCTCACTGCGTGCGCCGCTGGTAGGAACCATGCGCTCCCATTCCTGTGTGCTAGACACTAGCGTTCCGATGAACCACACCACAGCTCCCGGTGATAGAAGCCTACATACATTAATGAAGCCTTCGACGCAATCTACATCCGAATCGGGTGTAAACGTGTCATCCGTCAGCTCCAGCTTTCGATCGCTGTCCTCGCTCAGCGGTGCATCGAGCTCGACCAGATACGAAGTGCGCTTCTGCTGCGTCAGCTTCCCGGTAAACTCGTGGTTGTACCGAAACGTCAACCGATTAAATAGGAACGTGGAAAATTTTGCCCCTTGGGGCCGGAAGCAGGCCTCAGCCTCCAACGCGGCTATATAGCCCTCCTGGACTACGTCTTCAAGGTCGATATGCCGCTTGTGTTCAGGTGCAATCATAGCATACGTTTGCCGGGATCGCGAAATAATCAGCCCCGTACAGCTAGCTATATTACGGGATATCTTCTTTTCAGACATCATAGTATTAAGCTCTTCTTTTTCCTGGTATAGCCCAAAATTATCGGTTAGGAAATTCTAGGCCCCGCGAACCGTGCCCCAGGCTTTTTGCGCGATCCGGGTGTAGAGCATCTTCTATGAGGCGTCACTGCAGACGACGCTGGTCTGTATGTAGGATACATTCTTCTGAGCCTTTCTCATCTTGATCTCACTACGTCAACGTTACAGCTTGGTTACGGCGTTGCGAATGCGCTTGCTACCAACAAAACGCGTATATACCGGGCTTGTACTTGCACTGTACACACATCGAAACCCGTACCAGAACAACGGTACTGTAACACTCCGTTATTGCAAGATCAAGGGCTTGGAACGAGTTATGATTTAGGCTTTTTTCGATGCGTGCTTTATAGGAATGTTTCGCACTATTTTGGCAGGCGTTGTAACTGCCACAGACTGTGTCTTTCGGAAATAAATTGGGCCATCTCCAGCGCGCCCATCATCTGCAGAAAGGATCTGTATCTGTGGCCGGGAGAATAATTCAACAGGCTCTTCACACAGTCTTCAATGGCAGTGCCGATGCAATGGCATTCGCTTACCGAATAACGCTTCGGCAGCGTGTTGAAATCCACCAGCTTCATCAGCGTGTAATTTCTGTGTATCTCATCCCATCGAGGAATTAGATGCTTCCATGCACGCTGCAGCCGCAGGTCATGCATCTCGAAATCGCTGTAGCTGGGATTACATCCGGCGTTGATGATATCTGCTGCACGAACCACGCCCACGCCTTCGAGTATGCCCGGTATTGCGTCCGATGGATCTCCGGCGATGGACCGGACCAGCAGCACCTTGTCCGGCGCGCACCGGAATTTTAAATTCACCCATCCCACGTTCACCGGCTCTTCAGCGTTGTGGATGACTTTCACGCCCAGCGGCATTAATTGCAGAAAGTCTTTGTCACTGCTGTAGATGATTACTTCGTGGTCTTCGCCGATCAGCCGCTTTGCTACCAACGCTATGGCATCGTCGCCTTCCAGCCTAGGCACCCGGAATTGCGGTATGCCCAGCATAGTCGTGGCTTCTGTCACGGTCGATATCTGGGCAAGGATCCTCTTTACTCCGTCGGCTATGGGGCCGTTCTTGACTCTGTTCGACTTGTAGCCCGCCCAGTAATCATGCCGCCACGACTTTCCCTCGCCATCCCACACCATCGCAAAGCGAGCGTTGCTGTGGTGACGCTTGAGTCGCTGCAGCAGCCCCAGGATGCCGTAAACGGCTCCGGTGTAAGTGCCGTCCGACGTCTGCAGCGTTTTGAACGCCCAGCCGTATCGGAACAGGGCGTTCTTTGCGTCAATGAGGATTATCTTCATTCTTTAGCTTCTGTAGGCCGGCGCCCAGCAGCAGGGCAAAGCCGCTCTTGCATTCTATGCAGTCACGAAAATGCGTGGCGTTTGGGTCGTGCACCTTCTTGTGAATTTCCAATGCCGTGGCAAATGCGCTGGCGTACTCTTCGGTGCCCTTGAGGGCATCAATCTCTTCTTGCGTCAGGCGGCTCATGACTCGTTGCCGTTCTTCTTGGCCCACTCCTGCAAAAACGCCACAGCCGCTGCGGTAATTGAGCGCTCCATTCGCTCCATCCGTACCTCATTTGCTTTGTGCATCTCTGCCAGCAGCTCAACCGACTGCGTTAAAGCGTCCAGTCTCTCGTCCAGCGTTTTCTGCGGCTTATAATTACGATCATCTGCATCCATATTTCTTCCTTTGGTGGGAGGCGTTAGTACTCCATCCAGGTGAATGCTAATCGGATGGCCGATCCGCCTCTCTTTTGGGCTACCACCATCGCCTGTGCCCCGCTCCACCCTACGACTTGCTGCGCTTTATTCCAGGGCCAGCATTCAGCGCTTGGAGCCATTGACAGAATATAACAGAATCCGGGCAGGTACAACGCTAGAGCTTCACCGCGAAACAGTTGATGTTCAGATATGCAGGATGATTGCGCCCGCCGGGGTCTCGCTCGCTTTCGATGCGACAGGGAAACTGATAAGCGGATTCTCTCACTTCGAAGCCGATGCCCCGATGGAACAGCACCCGCATTGCGTCTGCTGAGAAGCGCCAGTAGTCGTTCGGGTAACTATGCAACGGGAAGCTCTGGTGCGTCTGCACCAGCACTGCACCGCGGGGCTTGAGGATCTTGGCCATTTCTTCCGCTACGATCCACGGCTTTTCCAGGTGCTCGAACACTGCACAGCTAATGATGGCGTCGAACGTAGGCTCTTTCCACGTCTTGGACATGCTGTGGGCATCTGCCAGCACGTCAACATCAAAGCCGTACTCGAAGTCTGTGCCGGTGAATGACTTCGCATGCGGTATCCACCATTTATGCAGTGTGCTGATTTCTGCCCTGCTACGCTTCGCGCCCATTTCCAGCACATCCGGCTCTCGTGCCGTGCACATATAGTGGATAAATTCCAGAACTGCTATGTTGTTGTCGTCTTCGACCAGATGGCTCATCTGTCCTCCTATGCAGCGCGGGATGCTGCAAGTCTCAGTCTACGTTCAGTATTACGGGACCACGGGATTGCTGAGTCTATTGCCAGCACGATATCCAGCGGGTCCATGGAAGCCGGGTCCCGGTCATCCATCACGATGGGAACGCATATTTTGGACGGTTTTCCGCCCTCAAGCAGCATCGTTGCAAGCTTCGCCGCCCCTTGGACACCCGGAACATCCCAATCGGGTAGAATGACCACTTCCTCATACTTGGCCAATGCGTGGAGCTGCAGCCGGGTGATAGCACTGCCCAGCCGCGCTACGGCTACCGTTTCTGCTGTCCAGGGTACGGCGCGCTCGACTGCCAGTGCGTCCATGATCCCTTCGACCACCACCGCACGCTTGCCCTTGCGATAGGCATTCCACAGCAGCTTGATACCAGGCGTGTTCAGGTACTTCGGCTCCAGGCTGCGGCTGACTGCCCTCGACACGCAACCATAGATCCGATGCTTTTTCCCGATCACCGGGAACACGATTCTACCGGCAAACGGCCCTACTTCTGCATAGCCGATTTCATGGCGTTCTACCTGTAGCTTGGTCACTCCCCGCAGCTGGAGATATCTGTACGCCTTGTGCTCGAACGGCTCCATCTTCTGCCCGAATAGAAACGGCTCGTATCCCACCGGCCAGCCCGTGATCTGCGGTGCTTTTTCTTCTTTCACTTCCGGCTCTGCTGCCCGCAGTGCTACTCTGCGTTTGATGCCGAATACGCGACAGAACTCTCGCAGCGTGAAGCTGAAGCTGTTGGATTTCCAGTCGCAATTGAAACAGTGGCCCCGGCCCTGGTCAAGGTTGAGTCCCAGTCTGTATCTGTGGTCCGGGCTCTCATCGCGTTCCTCGCAGAACGGGCAGTTCATCGTAACTTCGTATTTCTTGGACCTTGACTCGTGGTACTCGACGCCCGCTGCTTCTAAGACCTCTTTAAGTAACATGCTTCCACGTCTTTCGGCTAATTATTTTCCACACGGCGCCGTGTGTTAAGCCAAAGCACTTAGCAACGTTCTTCTGCATCATCCCTCTGCGAACAAGAGCACGAATTACTCTAACCTGCAAGTCAGTCAACTTAGAGCCATGAACCTGCTCACCTCTTCTGACCAGAAAAAAGTTAAACGTGCCTAAAGCTATCGAAACAGCCATATTCTGCTGATGTGTATCAGCGTATAAGTGATCAGGATTTACGCAATGTGGATTATTACAAAATCCTCTATGACAGACTTCCTTTCCCGCTGGAATGGGGCCGATCCACCAGATATAAGCTATTCGATGCGCAAGACACTCCATGTGTCCATCTGGCATGCGAATTGATATGTTGCCATAACCACCACCACGCGTAGAGCTAACCCACAGCCAACATCCCTTTGGCGATGACGTCTTATCTACGTGCTTCAGGAATCTAGCTTGCAGGTCTGCGAGGGCGCCGTTTCGCGGCAAGGGTGGCTTCTCTATCATAAAACAATCCACATCTGAAATTCGTTTTTATATCTACTGCGAATCTACTACGGTCTAAGCGATGGCGGATTACATACAGAGTCTTCGTGTTCTCCTCCCTCGGATCTCCACCAATACCTATCGCAAAGGTCACCTTACGCACCTTGGAAATGTCCTCTGCAGTATCCTTGCCGGTTACAATACGCTTACCTTCAGCACCTCTCGAAGCTTGTGCGGCTGTCCAGAGTATTACGTCAAGCTTGGCTGCCATCCTTCTCATCCGGCGGTACACCCAAGCAAACTCCATCCTCCTTGCACTTTCACCTTTGAACTGCTTCTCGCATTCTATTTCATCGTCATAGTCTATGATAATGACGTCGGCTACGAAGCCTGCTTGCCTTTCTTGCTCCCATAACTTTTCTATCTGTGAAAGTGTCCACCCACCCTCTGTGCCATCAACAATATGGATACGCCCACGCATCTGCTTCTTGATGCGTCGGAACCTTTTCCTAAGTCGATTAGGTAGCTGTTGCAACCGCGATAACGGCAGCCCTGTTAATGATGCATCAAGCCGATCCTCGACTTGATCCAAAGGATCCTCTAGCGTGATGAAGAGAACCTTCAAGCCTTGCATTGCATAGGCTGTAGCTATGTATGCTAGTGCTAAGCCCTTGCCACTGGAGTACGGGGCGAGTAACAAGCCGATATGCCCGCGACCAATAGATCGGACCTTCTCATCCAATGGATCTATTAGCAGCATCGGGTACTTTTTCAATTCGTCCCAATGGTTGCGTCGAGTTATGCGGTTCTCGAGCTGGTCTAGATAGTCTCTGGCTTCGACTTTCCCAGTCTGTAACTCGATCGCAGCCTTCTCGATTATTTCGCGAAGCATCTCCACGTTGAACTCGTGGGCTTCGTGTGCGGTAATGATTTCGTCTAATGCTGTTTCGTAGAACGAGTTATGCTTTAGTGACTTTATTCTGTCCTGCAGCGCTAATAGAGAAACTGGCTCTAGCTTCTGCGCCTGTATTAGATTGACCAAGTCCTTCAGCTTCTGCTTGGTCTTAACCGCCATCCCATTCTTGGAGATTTCTTCATCTATAGCCGATCGCAACATAGGTCCAATCGGCGACTCGTACTTCTCCCAAAAGCCTAAGGCCGCCTTAGCAATCGTGCGCTCTTCCTTCTCCGCAAACGTGGTCGGATCTACGTCCCGCCAGGATGACTTGAGAAACTGACGGTCCCGGACCAGCGCGCGCAGCAGCTGTAGTCTGAGCTCACTATCCATGTTACAAGTTAGGCCATGTCTTTCGATTGACGACAGACCATATCGCTGTATCAGTTGTACCAAAAATATCGGCTAGCTTTTGCTGGGACATGCGCGTCCTAGAGTACAAAGAGCGAATCACTCTAACTTGTAGTTCTGTCAACTTACTATTGGGGTTATTCATGCCACTAGAGTAGTTATTGCTGCCCCAAGCAATTCTATCATTTGTATTATCTTCTTTTGTCCCGGCATACAAGTGGCTTGGATTCAGACAGTTTCGGTTATTGCAAAAACTTCTATGCAAAACACAGGGTCTTGCTTTCGTCAAAGCAGCAACCCACCAAATGAAGGCAGCGCGATGAGCAGTGCGTTCAATACTTCCATTTGGCATACGCAGAAACACTTTGCCGTAGCCTTCATCCTTTGTTGCACCCTTCCACAACCAGCATCCGTCAGGCGACGATAGTGTATCAACTTTTTGGAGAAAGTCATTCTGCATTGCAGGCTTCAGCCACGTCTCTACAAACAGCACACTCTTGCGAGGTACGTGCTGAGACAGTAATAACCAGCGCAAAGTCTTTACCACCTTTATCCCAGAACCATATTGCTGTCTGAGATATGCGTACATAGCATTATTAGAAGTAGCTAAAGCTAGAGCTTCGCACTCCTTACTCCAAAGCGATAAGTCATGTAGTGCCCATTCGTACTTCACATCGTATAAATCTTCTACTTCTACTTTTTCATTTATGCCATACCTACGCTGAAAAGTAAATGTCGTTTCTTTTGCACCGTGAAATACTGTCATTAAGTACTTCAGCAGAGCACGTCTACCAGAACTGCAAAGTCGATTGTGCTCGACCATTTTCTCAGCATACGTAAGTTCAATAAAAGCCCATCTTCGCCGCTTAGCAATTCTCTTCAGCTCTTCTTCGAACGTTCTATCCACAGTTGCTCTCTGTATCTCATCAGCTCATCTATGATCCAGATTGCTTCTACTTTTCTAAGGTCATCTACGTACTTGATGTCCCGCTCTGTCTTGGCTGACAGGTAGGCATTTCTCTTGGCTAGATCGCCGTAGCCGCAGTCATTTAGTAGCCGCTGAATAAGGTCTATCTGCTTCTGTGAGGCCCGCGGTAGCGAGTTCAGTGCTCTCAGTCTAGTGTCCATAATTGCGGTGTCTTCGTCCCGGTGAGTATGTACGACATTGGTACTTCGTACAGGTGCTTGTAAATGAGGCTCACCACCATCTGCCTCGGTAAGTGGTAGCCGATGCCTACGCCATGAGCTGCTAGCCACGGCTTGCCGTTAGGCTCTTTCCACGGCGTTAGCTGCTGATACGGTGAGATGTTATCATCGAGGATTGCGTCATCGAACACGGTCGGCGTCAGCTTCGTCTCAAACAGGATGACAAACCCGTTCGAGATGGCCTTGACCAAATCTTGCATAAGCGTCAGCGTCATGATCCGGTCTATGAATCCTTCATTCTTTGCCATGTTCATGGCGTCCAGCAGCGTGTCCGGCCTCGACTGGGCAAACGCGGTGAGATTGGGCACGGAGGTGCGCCGGATTTTTCTGGTTGTGGCGATGGCTACGCAGAGCGACTGCATCATCGAGTCGTCGGTGTAGTCAAGCGTGGATAGATGAGCCGACATATCTATCATCGTTGGCGGCAGGGTAATTCTGACTCCCGGCGCTTTCAATGATTCCGGGTTGTCAGCTGCGCTTGGAATGTAGAAAGGTAAAGGCGTTTCCATTGAATCATCTCCAACAATTGCCTCGATAGGCTTTTCTTCTACGCACCGGGTTGTTCAGTTCCGACTGCACGCGCATGCGCTTTCGTATGATGCTGCTGGAGTAGGCTTTGGCAAAGTCCCCGATGCTGATCGAATCTAGCACGGATCGCACGCTGCGGTCCCTCGTCCTCATTCCGTCGTTGTCCGCTTCTTCTTCGGCCTGCAGCTGCTGCTCTCTCATGCGCTCTCTGAGCACTGTCACGTTCTCGCCGTCGGGGTATTTCTTTTTCAGTTCCTGCACGAGGATCTTTTCCGCCCCGTCACCCGTCATGGCTGCGACCGTGATGCCCAGGCCGCCGCTTTTTCTGATCCTCTTTACCTGGGCGCGGAGGATCGGCATGATCAGATCGAGTATTTCCGGTATTCCGACGCAGTATCTCTGCTCCCATACGCGTAACTTGAGCAGCCGTGCCTGGTCGAGCACCCGGAAATTCAGCCTCAGTTGCTTGCGCTCTCTGGAGAGCAGCCAATTTTCCACTTCTGTCATTATGGCATTGGCCGCGCCCCACATTTCCGACATTCTGCTACTGCCCGATCCGGTCATGCTGTATGGTAACGTATGCGGCTGGAAGCTGTATCCCAGGCGTTTTGGAAAGGTTCGATGTCGGTCCCGCATGCGCCGGGAATTTCTCGTAATACGTATATTAGGAATATCTTTTCGCTTGCTACTGCTATGGCTATGATCACGGCTATCATTATGGCTATGCGGTAGCTATGACTCTCTTTCAGAGAGGATGAAATCGGAAGCTAGCTTTCCGGTTCCTCTTCGGCTACTTCGACCAGAGTCGCGATTTTATCTTCGTCTACTCCCTGCGCTTTCAGCACTGCTTCCAACACGCCCCGGAAGCGGTCGCCGCGCTCCAATGCGCTCTTTGCCAATGTCTGGTCGAACAGTCTGCCGTGCTGCATGGTCTCGATCTTTTCTAGTGCAGCGGTCAATTTCTTTTGCTGGTCCAACCGTGCTTCGAGCGACTGCATCAGGCCTTGCCGGGCTTGCATAAGCTCTGCTTCCAACGCTGCTATCCTGGCTTGCGCCTGCTGCTGCATGTTCAAGGCATTCTTTTCCAGGTTCTGTATCCTCGTCACGTTCGACCCGAAAGCAATTAACAGGACGACGGCAAAAGTACAAAACAGCATTACGGCTATCATAACACCACCTGATCCCGGCTGTTGCACCCGTCGCAGTGGAAGTACCGGGTTACAACCACTTTCATGGGCTTGTTTCCTCCCTCAGGCACCGTCGTTACGACGTCCCCGTCCCCTAGGACAATACCCTCGGGTAAAGGCTTTAATTCTTGCACATCGTAGGCGTGTTCTACGCCGTCTTTGCACTTGGGGCAGATCCGGGAAACCGGCACCGGAATCGGTAGGTCTTCCAACATAGTCGTGGCACAGGCTTTGCAGTCTAGTCGGCCGCGCGAATGCCACTTCTCGCCAAGCCGGAACAGAGTCCCGTCATCTGGCTTGGAAAGCTTTAGTTCTGCTACTGCGTTGATCTTCATTTTCCCATTCCCGAATACGGCATGCCATTCCCGGTCAATCATACGCTGACGGGATTTTAACAGCCTTACTGCGTGTTGCTCATCTGAAGATAGGCGACCGTGGAGTGTGGCGTGCGTGCTCTTTGTGGCTATGTACCGGATAGCATGATCGAGCTTGGCCTTGATCAGCTCGCCCGACTCGAACGCTTCCCCGCCTTCTTGAACATGCTTAGCTGCACGGTCGCTTTGGGGCATTGCTTCCGCTCCATCATCTCCAACTCGGCCTTCACTGCTGCTAGTGCTGAGGCCGGATCATCTACGCGTACTTTTCTGACTTTGATCCCCATCGCCTTGATGGCTCTGGCTCTCGATTTGGCTGCTTTGCTGTATCGGTTTTCACCGTCTGTGCCGAAGTCCAAGTATAGCAGCTCCGTCTTGCTGGGATGCAGCCGTACTCCCCGCCCAAATTTTTGACAGGCATCGTTCTTGGACTTGAGTTCGGCCATGTCTATCATCACATCGACACGTCTAACGTTAATACCCTTCTTGAACACTTTGTTGGCTATGATCAGTTGCAGGTCACCCTTGTCGAATTTCCTGCGTGACCGGACCCGGCTATGCGGATCTATGGCACCGTATGCAAGACGATGGGGCACGTCTAGCAGCATCGCGTGCAGGGCTTTGACGTGTACGGGCCTGTGTACCAACGCAATCACGTAGTGGCCCTGCTTGATGAGGTAGCGGATTACTTTCTGCGCTGCTGCTAGCTTCGTTTCGTTGTCCCACACCTGCACTTCGTAGGACTGCTGATAGTCCTCTTCCGGGATAGGCTCGTATTCGAAAATCAGCTGCAGCATTCGTCCGTTGGTAAGCACTCCTTGCTCTATGCCCTTCTGCAGCGGGAACTCATAAATTACTGGCCCGGCAAAGCTGTAAGCCTTCGTTCTGATTTCTTTTCTTCTAAGCTGCAGCGTGGCAGTTAGACCGTAGCACGCTATCGGCTTGATCGTTTCTAGGATCTTGAAGTTGCGACGCGACAGCTGCTCGTGCAGCTCGTCGACGATCACGATCTTCACCTTCCGGAACCATCTTCTGAATTCTAAGTCATCGCGGTGCTTGTGCAGCGTCTGGATAGTGGCCACCGTCAGCCGCTGTGGCTCGTATTTGCTGTTGCCCACCAAGCCCACCGGCTCGCCTGCCCACTGCTCGATTTCTTTCTGCGACTGGTATAGCAGCCCAAGCTCGTCGACCACAAAGAGGCAGTGCTCTTTCAGGCACTTGAAAAACTTCCCGGCTACGGCTGTCTTTCCGGTGCCGGTAGCCGACAGGATTATCCCGCCGCCCCTCGGCACGTTGTCAAGCATGTTCAGCACTGCTTCTTCCTGGTATCTGTACTTCTCGTCGAGTGATGCCTCTGGCGCGTGGTAGCCATTCACCTTCGGTAAGTCGATGCGGACCTTGAACGTAACGCCCAAGTCTTTCACAGCGTCTTTTCTTGTGGCGCGAAACAGGCCCGCAGGCACCTTGCCTTCCTTAAGCATGGTGATGCGCCCGTCCCATTTGCCGTACAGATACTTCGGTGAGAATCTGTAACCCGGCGGATAGAAGCTCCAAAACTTGGAGATAGCTTCGTAGTCGGCGTCGGTGGCTTCCGTGACATAGGCGTACCGATTGGTCAGCACCACTTCTATCGGCATACTAGTTGGCTGACTTTTTCTTTGCCGCGGCAGTGCCATTGTTGACGGCGGATAGCTGCTTCTTTAAGTCGATCAACCATTCGACATCTTCTGGCGAATAATTTTTCCAATCTTTGAGCGTGCCCTCTAGTCTTCGAATCTCTGCAGATTCTAACTCGATATCGGTCGAAGGCGCGGCATTGATTGTTCTGTTAAAGAACTCTGTCGCTGGTCCTTGCGGTGTCTGTATCTCACGCATGTACAGCACACGGTCTTCAGTCGGGATACGGATTTTCTTTAGCAGCTCGTAACTGGTCATCAGTGCCTCGCCGTCCTCTGACTTCTGCTGGCGAAGCATGCCTTCCAAGTTCAACCGCTGCTGTACGGTCATTCTCAATATCGCTGCCATATTCTAGCCTCCTCACCTTCCTAATGATAACGAATCAAGCAGTAACAATGATGCCGCCGACCACATGCCGCAGGATGTTATTAGCATCGGTGAAGTACCCAGTCCATCCGTAATACCAGCCATTGCTATAAACATTCACACCAGAGCAGCCTACACCGTAGCTCTGACAGCTTACTCCCTTACCTACGAAAACACCGCCACTGTCAATCACCTGAACTTGCGAAGGCACGTAAAATCCTGAACTCGCCGAAATACCACCAGCAGACTGTATGCCATTCCATGAGGTATCTGTCGAGTTTACACCCTTCGAATACACATACGTATATGGCAGATAGAGGCCCCAGTTCGTGCCGCCAGGATTGTAGTTAATCTGTATATAGCTAGACGTTATGACGTTAGCAAAATTCACACTGTTAGTAGCGCCTACAGCCTGCCCAATCGAAATCACATTATTGGATACCGTAACGCCGGTGCCTCCGGTATAGCTACCGCCACCGCCACCAGTAGCTGCAATCGTAATGTTTTGGCCGGAAGGAGTAATCGTAATGTTTGCTCCGGCAACGAGAGTCACTGCGCCTGCTACCCCATTAAGCGAGGCAACAAGCCCAGTTACACAGTAGATATTCTTCCAGCGGTACGACGGGTGCCCAAGCGACGCGTTATTATCTCCATTCGGACACACAAAGTCGTTACCAGCGCCCGAACCCATAAAGACATATCGGTTATCCCCAGGACGGATGTAAATGTCGTTCCAACTGCGGTTATCAAGGTAAAGATTATTGCTGCCATCGTACCCCATGCTCAGAACCATATAATTGCCATTGTTCTGATAATTGGTAAGCATCACGCCACCGCCTACATACGCAGGTGACTGTATGATCAACTTCAATCCGCAATATACACTGGAATACCAGACAAAATTCCCAGCTGTATCTATTAGTCCGCGCTGAAATATATTGAAGGCACCGCCGACCGAAAGCCCAGTCTGAGCATAAAAGGCTATCTGCCCGGCGTTCCATTGTATAGCCGACGATGAAGTATCCGTAGCAATCCACTGAGAGCCGTTATAGTAGGCTCCACCGGACACAAACGCCTGCGATGGCGATGTCGAAGTCAGAAACATCCCATTATTGCTGGCACCGTAGGAAATTCTAACTGCTGACACCGGGCTAGGACAATTAATCCCAAGATAGCCGAACACTGCACCGCCCCACGTATTTTCTGCTGTATTCAGCACCTGCAGGGCATTCCCAGCTGTAAACCGGAATTTTATTCCGGCGTTGGTCATGATCATTCGCTCGGTTACGGCATAGGCCCCATTCACCGGGTTATTATCACTCTGATACCAGGCTATCTGCGTGCCAACCATTGCCAATATGGTCCCAGATGAAGCTTTTGCTACCCATGAAGTGCCGTTGTAACTGCATCCAGCAGACGTATAAAAGCTCGCCGCATCGGGCACCGTGATATAACCGCCATTATCCACACGGCCGTAGCTGATGCGCACGCACGAAGCTTGCGTAGGTGAGTTCACTCCCAGTGCTGTCGTATTCAGCCCGTTCGTCGACACTTCCCAAAACAGGTTAGGCGTATCTGTCAGCGTGTTCGAACTCAGCGCATAGGGAATTCTGGGAGTGGTCAGTGCGCCTCCGATACCCGATGAAGGCGCCACGATCGGGCCCCACGTCGTGCCATCGTAGACTCTAAGCTGTGCATAGCCGACATCCCAGTAAATTGCTCCGGCTGTGAAGCTCGGATCTCCGCCGATCAGGCCCGGTCCGCCGGTCCCGCCGGACACGCCGTTATTATTTCCAAGCTGCGTGTAGTAAGTCGATTTGTGCAGTCGTGCCAGCGACCCGCCGCTAGGCGCTTGGATCACGTTATAGCTAGTTCCTGCAGTGACAAAGCCGCCACTCGCTTGCAGATACCCGGTTGCGCCCAAGGCAGGGCTGGCGCCGTCGGCAGCTACCAGATACAACACTTTCGCTGCAGTATCCCAATAGAAGTTAGCTGTATCTCCGCCAAAGCTGCCGTTGCTGTTGTATTGCACGGCTCTGTTGGCACCGCCGGGCACGGACGTTGCAGGCACCAGCGGCACCCACGCTGAACCGTTATGCACTCTTATTCCAGGCGTACCGGAAGTGTCCCAATATATATTGCCTGCGCGGAACGCGGCTCCGGTCGTTGCCGTCGGAGCACCGCTGCTTTGCCCGATGTCAACATAGTACAGCGAGTGCAGCGAACGTGCATACACACCTCCCGATGATGCTTGAATGGCATTATAGCTGGCATTACTGGTTCTGAGTCCGCTTGCTGCATCTATCCATGCATTCGTATTCAAGCCCAGCGCTATTGCTGTTGCTCCGTTGGCACCTCCCGCCCACAGCAACGCCGTGTTGGCATCGAAGGTAAATCCCGCCAATGCGACTGGCTGGTTGCCGGAGTAAGTCAGTGCCTTCACTGCCATGTAACCGCCGACAGTGTTGCCTGGATCTGGAGCTACAGTCGTTGCTGCCGCGTAGACGCCGCCTGCCATGCTGGCTTGGATTACATTGTAGCCCACCGCTGTAGTGAGAAAGCCGCCGGTTGACTGCATATACCCGGTCACGGCTATTGCTGGCTTGTTGGCTGCTGTGGCGTTAACAAAAAATGTATGGGCTGCGTCATCGTAATAAAGATACGTATCTCCGGCAAATGCGCCGGCCTTGTTATATTGAATGCTCTTATCCACTCCGGCTGCGGCGCCGGAAAATGCCTGCCACGCACCGGCTTTGTAGTATTGGTAATTGCCCTGTGTCGTATCCCAGTACAAATTGCCATCGCGGAAATTCGCATTCGTCGTCTTGGTCGGCGGTCCTGCGCTATTTCCGACGTCGATGTACTTGTCTGCATGCAGTGATCTTGCTAACACGCCACCGCCAGGCGCCTGAATGCTGTTGTAGCTGGCATTGCCGGTAACAAAGCCCACAGCTGAGTTAACAGCTATATTCGTATTCAATGCTACCGTCGTGACCGGAGTCGTAGTCCCGTTCGTAGTTGATACCCACAGCAGCGCGTCTGTGGCGGCGAACGAGGCGCTGGTCACGGCAACCGGAAAGCTGCCATATCCCAGCGCTGAAACGCTGTAGTAAGCTCCCTTGCTGTTGAAAGCAGATGTGCTGTAAGCAGCCATCCACGCACCGCCACCCGTTGCTGCTCCCTGAAAGGCGTTATAGCTATCTGCTGTGCTGACAAAGCCGCCCACTGACGTCACGTAACCTGTAGTCACAGATATGGCAGCCTGCCCTGCCTTGCCTGCCACGGCCATCGACTGTGCCGTGTCATTCCAGACCAGATTATTATCACCCGTCAGCACGCCACCTTTGTTGTACTGAATGCTGCCGAAAGCACCGCCCGTACCGCCGAGGCCCAGCGATATCCACTTAGTGCCATCGTAGGCCATCAACATTTTATTCGTATCACTCCAGTACAGTGCCCCTGCCTGGAAGGTATCGCCTGCTGTCAGCGTAGGTGTGGTTGCTCCGTGGCCGACCTGCACGTAACTCGTAACTGCCATCGACCGGGCATTTAGTCCGCCCGCTGTCTGCACGCTGTTGTACTGTGTATTGGCTGTGGCAAACCCGCCGTAAGCGTTGACAAAGCTGTTCAACATCAGGCCGTATGCACCCTGTGGAGCCGTAGCCGACGTCGTACCATTTACTCCAGACACCCACATCAGCACGTCATTGCTACCGAATGCACTTAGTCCCGGCAGCGCTACCGGAAAGTTCTGCGATGCAAGCGGAGCTGCGTCGATGTACCCACCGCGGCTTCCATGCGGTGCCACTGCATATCCGGCAGTTACTGCACCGCCGCCATAACCCGTCCCAATCGTATTAATTGCTGACCATGAATCAAGCGTCGATACGTAGCCATTCGACATCGTGTATCCCTTGTCCACGATCAGCCCCTGCTGCCCGGCTACGCCCAAAATCGTCTGCACTCTAAGCGTCGAATCCCAGAGTAAGTTCGCATCACCGCCGAAATTACTTCCGACCTTGTACTGAATGCTTTTATCTATGCCACCCGGTACGCCTCCACCCGTCGTGCCTGTTCCAACAGTAGACCAGCTATTACCATCATATACTCTAAGCTGATTCAACGTCGAATTCCAGAACATAGTCCCTGGCGTCAGCGAATCGCTCGTCGTCAGGTCGCCCTGTACCAAATCTGTCGCATGCACTCCGATATGCGTATACTTGCTCGCGCCGAGCGACTCGCCATACACGCCGCCTGCTGGAGCCTGGATCGCGTTCCAGGTAGTCGCCATCGTGGCAAATCCTGCTGCTGCATTGACGAACGTATTCAGCATCAGGCCGGTAGTGTGATTTATGGCATCTGTAGGCGTGTCATTCTGGCCAGCGTTCCACATGAGTACTTGCGTATTATCGAACGTAGCACCGGCCAGTGGCCGCGGGTAACTCGCATATCCGAGCTGTGCTAAGTCGATATAACCTCCATTCGGTGCTGGCGCTGGCGGTGCTGGCGGCGTTGTAGCTGGCGGAGTATACGGCGCCACACTCACGGCACCCAAAAAAGCTCCGGCACCGGAAGATGCACCATTGAAGGCATTCCACGCTGGCTGCGTGACGATAAAGCCCTGGTCGGCGCGGATATAGGAGTTAATTGCCTGAATACCGGGCTGCCCTGACTTGCCGTATACCGTCATTACCTGCTGATCGTAATCCCACTGTAAATTCTGATCGCCCCATGAATTACCATTCATGTTGTACACGATGGATTTATCGGTGCCGCCGACGCTGCCTCCGCCTCCTCCGCCGCCGAAGTCTTGCCACACGCGTTTTCCACTGCCATCTACCGACACCGACATCTGAAACTTATTCGGCGTCCCCGTCTTGTACCGGATTAATCCCACGTCTGCTGTGAGTAAATCAGCATCTGCATCGTGATAAGTAGCTGATCCAAGGCACAACAAAGCATCGCCGTACACTTTGCCCGTCAGCACGCAGTCATCGAATCCGGCCTGCGTTCTATTACCCGTGGAAATATTTCCGGTCCCTGCTGTCGCGCCCAGCGAGACATTTAACAACGGCATCCTCACAGGCACAGGATGACTCGGATCTGTCATATCGACCCGGGCGTAAGCCTGCAGCTGCATGTGCAGCTGGGCAGTGCCCGTATCTACGTTGTAGACGCGCAGTACGCTCGTGCCATCATCTCCTCTGCCCTCCCGCCGGATGGAATGGGTCGAGGTCTGCTGCAGCCGTGCGTCTCCTGTTGCTGATGCGAAGTTGCTGGCGTAATGGTGTGCCGTGCTGCTCGTCGACGACGGGTCCTTCATGAATTCGTACGTCTTGTAAGTCGTCCCGATCAGGTCGTTGGCACGGATTTGATTCCCCTCGCCCGAAGCGTAATTCTGGCCGTAGCCGCTCAGGTTCGCATCTTCGAGCACCGCTGGGGCGTAGATGGTCGGGCTCCAGTAAATGCGGTTATTGATGATTACATTATTGAAGCCGCGCGTATCGTCTGCCGGTGGATCAGGATACAGGATATTGCCGACCACGATCGGGCTGGCCGAAGGCGCTGGCTGCACATAGATATCATTGTCGGATACGTAACTGTCTCTTGCAGCGTACAGGGCGATGGCATTTCGCCCCATATTCTGAAAATTATTGCCGACGATCGTGGCTCCGCGTGCGCCTCTGTCTCCGGTCGCGGCATGGCTCGTGTTGCCGAAGTTTATGCCGTAAGCCCAGTCCGACTGCCCGTCAGCTGCTCTGCCGCCCCATCCCGGCGCGCCGATTTGATCTGCTGCGTAATCCGGATCGGTTGGTGCTGGCGTCCGGCACTTATTTCCGACGATCGTACCGCTTGAATATCCGTCGCAGTCGATATACCCGCCGTTACACGATGTCAGCACATTGTTGACATAGTTCACGCCGACCGTAAGCCCGCTGGTATCTATGCCGACGGCCCACTGATCTCTCAACCATTTCGGGGCAGACATATTATCATCATCTATCGTGATGTAGCCGATCCGCCGCATGGTGTTGCCTTCAACCACGCCGCCGTCTATGCCGCCCATCAGCACACCGTCTCGCCCTATGTCGAGGAAATCGTTGTTCTTGATCCGGATGTTGCTGTGCAGGCGGTTGAAGCCGTACAGGTGCGACCACACGCAGTTGCCGTCTATGCGCATGAACGAGCAGCCATGCACCAGCACGTCATGGCAGGCATTGGACGAACCGTCGCCCTCCATGAGTATTCCGCCCGTCCACGCCCCGTAGGCAACGTCGCTGGCGGTCACACCGAATAGATGGGGCCGGTTGTTCAGGAATCGACAATCCGTGACCCGCATGTGCGTAAGGTACTCGTGCCGGGCATCGAAGATGATGGCATAGCCCGCTGTATGCTGAATCGTAATCCGCTCGAAACGAACCTGATCCACCGGCCCTGCATCTGACTTGACCCAAAACGAGCTGTTGTAAGTAAACGGATCTATCATCGGGTCTAAAGGATAAGATGAGCCATCGATGATAAAGTTGCCACCCTGAATTACCACATGATCCGGATTCGTGATGTTGCCGTCAACCAGAAAATCGCGGAACGTGATATTCGATGCCTTAATAACAAACATGGCATCGCCGCCCTGGAAGTGTAGATCCCTCTGCACCACCGAATTCTCACCCTCGCCGTGGAACACGATATTCGGTACATCCACCACGATCGGCTGCGTGATCACATACTCGCCCACCGGGATTTGAATCGAGCACCCGCCGCGCACTTTTGATGCATGCTGGATTGCCGCGTTGAACGCTGCCGTAGGGTTGCCCTTGTCAGCGAGATAATCGAGAATCGAGACACGCTCACCATGCTTGTCCCATGTGTTTCGAGGTATTGCATTTGGATAAGTCGGCATCTTTTCCTCACATCGTTGACTTCACAAACACTCCATTGATCACTCTCATCCGCGTTCCGCGCCGGAACACTCTGCGTCCCTGCGGCGTTAAGTCTGCACCGCCAGTATCCCAGCTGATCGTGCCCATGTCATTCTGCGATGTCCCGAAGGCCGGGAAGGCATAAGCTTCTCTCATGGGAATTCTATCATCCGTATCGTTGTACCTACCGTCTGCACTGATCGTCAGCAGCCGCAGTATCCAGGTGATGCCGCCGAGGTTCTGCACATCAGGCTGTGCCACAGGCCCGAACGTGCCGAAGTTCTGATCTACGATTGGGCCGTAGGAAAATCTGTCAGCTACTTCGTACTGCTGCGTATCATAAGTGGGCCTCCACTGTGCGTCTACCACGACTATCACGCTATCTGCTGTCGGCATGTTAGCCGGATCCCAGTCGCTCGACAGCGTGATTTTTGTATCCGTATTATCAGCTATGGCGCGCACCTGCCCTCTTCCAGGGCCATCTATGATCCAGCACAGGCGGCCGGTTTCTTCGTGCGGTCTCAGGCCGTAGATTTTATTCCCGTTGTCATCCAGCACATAGTTGCCGTTAGCATCCTTGTTGGCACTGAACGGGTTGATCCACAGCGGGTCCACGTAGCTGTTAGATGTGATCTGCTCTGGCCTGCACCGAATCGTGATTACATCATTCTCTGCAAAGATAGTAGTCAGGTCAGGCGGTATCTGGTTGTACGTATTTGGGCCGACTTGAATCCACTCTTCATCGTTATCTATGATCTTGTAATTGACGATTGGTATTTCCACATCAGGATCGTACTTGGCTAACATGCTAATTGAGCGGCCCACCAGCGAGCCCGGGATAAAATGGTAGTCTTCGCCATTCACATTCGTCATGCCGATCTGCAACTTATTCCAGATAACTCCATGCACCTGCGCGCCCAGGATGCCTGCATGCCATTCGATTTTATTCTGCACCCGGAAATGATCGAATTCATCATCGGGTGCGCCCACGTTCCAATGCGGCACTGACGTGATTCTATACGACGTATCTGTAGCGCCGATCTTGGCGACCCAAAACCAGATCTGATTATTATTCGTGGCGCTGATAAATACTTCCTGTGCTGTTGCTAAGTCAGGTGGGTCTATCGTAATATCTATGGCCTGCCCTTGCGCTACGTCAACGTATATCACATTCGACATCGGCGACTCTTTGAAGCTGGGATGAACGGAAGGATCGCTCGGCACCACGCCATCCCAGGCACATACGGCTACCGCGTATTTGCCGGGTGGAATAGAAGCTCCGGCGTCTGTTGCTGTAGCGATAAGCAGGACGGGCTCGCCCACGATCTTGCTGACTTGGTTTGGCGCCGGGTTGCCGATCATGGTGAACGACACGATCGGTGTCCCGTCTTCGGTCATCTTATAGAAGGGCTTTATTCCGAAGTTGCCCCACATATCAAACGTATCGCCCGGCCCGATGTTGGCGTATCCGGGCGACCAGATAAGCGGCATGTCCAGCGTTGCCATCCGCCTTACATCTATCGGTAGGCCATCGGAGTAAATCCATGCTTGGTTGAAAAAGTAAGCGTAAATTTCAAAGTCGGTATTGTATGGCGCGGGCATGAACGGCATCGGCGTCTGTGCTAAGTCTATCAGTAAGTCAGATGCTGCTGCCGTGCACTGCTTCTGCACCAGGATCGTTCTATTATCCGCACCTCTTATTTCTACTCCCCAGATATTCCGCACATCGCCGTTAAAGCCATACTGCACGTTGTACGAATCTATCATCCCCATTTCTTGGCTCGGCTGCTCCCGTATGGCCGTGGCGCCGATGTATAGGGGCTGATCTGGCTTCATGGGCCACATCAGGCGAAGCACTTTTGATCTACGCGAATAGATGCCATCTTTCACTGGCCGCAGATACCACGTCTGGTCGTACTGCCTGCGAAGTAAGTCGAATTCCAGCGAGTAAATGCCATCCGACTCGGTAATAGGCGGGCTGACCAGATCGACGTAATCCGGCAGATCTTTGTTGCCCCAATTATGATCCTGGCGCCTGATTTCTATTGCACCGTCCCACGGGTTGTCTGGATCTGTAAGCCATGTATCGAATACTTCCACGCGGCACCGATCATCTACGATCTGGAACAGTGAGATCTGCACATTGTTGAGATCCGGCAGATACGAATTTCCAACCTGCGTAGTGTAGCGTGGATCTGGCGGATCTGCTTTGTCTTTGAACGTGAGCACCGTGGCCGGATCTGGCATTATGAAATTCTTAAGCATCTTTTCCAGGTATAAGTCGGCGCCGAATCCGATCTCATACGAGAGCAATTCCGTCTGTAAGTCGAGAATGCTGATCTTCAGCGTGGTGACCAGATAATTCTGTTGGTCGATTTTTCTTTTCGGGGCGTGGATGAATAACTCCCTGCCGCACGTAGGGAAATATTGCCAGTCCTTGTCGTCTCCGGTGAAGAAAAAGCTCGTGCATGTGTAAGTGCCCTTGTAGAGCACCATGCCGCGGTCGTGCAGATAGGCCAATGCCGCGTTGTCGCAGTCTTCGCTTGTGCGTGGCAGTGGAGTCAGGTCACTTACTACTGCTGATCGTATGCCGTCATCTCCCACGATATCTGCTTCACTGTCAATCGAATCTTTGTTCTGTATTCTGGCTATTGCTGCCTGCGATTCCCAGGACTGAAACCGCAACGGCGTTCCTGCTGCCGGGATGGTAAGCGGATTCTGGTTGTAGAATCCGAGCGTATCCGACTCATTGCCAGGCGTAATTTGAGCTACCTGTAATTCCAGGCCGTTGCCCAGCACTTCCTGCACTGCTGTGTCTGACAGCATCAACGGCCCGGGTACGATGTTACCCGATGCCGGGCTAGGCCACGGCAGCACCGGGCCGATGAAACCCGTTGCCCACATGTCGCCTTTCTTGACCCAGCCCGACGTCCACGGCAGCATCGGCAGCCACCCGGTTGGTCTTGCTAATCCAGACGGCCCACATAGTGCGAACAGAGAGCCTTGCGGCATCGCTGCGACCACCGTATTGCCAAGCGTTAGATTCAGCTGCTGATTATTGATCAGTGCGTAGGCAAGGAAAGCCGGTAACTCGATATCTAGCGATGCTATCTTCGTGATCGTCGGCTCGTAAAAGAAATCTGTGCCGACCTTCACTGCCAGGATATCCCAATCCTGCACGGCAAACGTGATCGAGCACGGCACGCTATCTACAGTCCCACCGAACTCTGTGCCATCCTGCGTGCGGTACACCTGATTGTACCGGGTATACATCGGAGCTGTAATCAGCGTCTGCAGCACGTAGTTATGGTTCGGCTTCGTAATGATCACGTCGCCGATTTGTTCCGCATCTTTGGCTGTCGGTTGCTGCACGGCAAATGCTGCTATCTGTATTCCGCCATAGCCTATGCCCTGCATGCCTCCGCCGCCCGGCAACGGAATAATTGCTGGCGGCGTTAGCTTGTCGGTCGTAGAGATGACAAACCCGGCTATTAATTTATCCTGCGTGTTCTCATCAAAGCTGCCGTACAGGCCGCCGATTATTCCCTCGCAGTGCCCGTTGAACGTAATCTCGCCGTGCTCTAAGTCTATGCTGCCCGCTACTTCCAAGCCGTTGTTCATCTGGAGATAGGAGTCGCCCAGCTTGTGCGGTGGCGCAGGCGTGACGATATTCAATGCACCTGCGGTAAAATCGAATTCCATGTACGGGTCTAGCAGATACCAGTTCTGCTTGTTCAGATCGGTGTTAGTCCACGGCTCGTTCAACAGCAATGCCGATGCGCCTTCGAACGTCTTGTGGTGCAGCGGAAAGGTGCCAGTAAAGCCGTCGCCGATAAAATAGTCCTCGCGATTGTTTCCGGCCTCTGCTCTGCCGATGATCGTAACATCGTTCACCAGCGGCACTGTCATTACATCCGTATTCAGGCCCTTTGGATCGAAGGTCCGCTGAGCTTTTCTTTCGTCGTAGCCTATGCCGAGCGGTGCGTCATCGTACGGTGCGTATACCAGCTTTTTATTTCTGCCCCGGTTACGGAAGCGCGTTGCATCTCCCCACTCTTTGGCTAACTCGGACCACGACTGCGTTGGCTTGTACTCGAAGTACGGGACTATATCGCCTTTCTGCAGCATCGTTGTATCAAAGAAGCCGGGGCACAGCACTTCTGCTATCGACGCTAGAATATCTCCCTGATACTGATTCAGATATGCCGGTATGAACGGCACCGATTTGATATTTAGTAAGTGCTCATCGCTCGAGCAGTTGATTTGGTACTCGAATAACTGGCCGCCCATGATCGGCGTCGGCGAAAGGGCCATGTAGACCATTTTCGGCTGTACGGTGATAAAGCCGGTGAACAGGCTTTTATTCTTCAGCGTGCCGTACAGGTCGATGTAGGCGTGTTCGGGCGGGATCACGAACATCGAGTCTATCGGCGAAAGCGAAAACGTGCAGGTGGTAGGAACGTTGAGCGATTCACTGATCGACAGCGACTGATGAATGAGATACCGGGTGTAGTCGCGTTCGGCGCCACTCCAGCTGATCATGAGTTTAAAGGCCATGGCAAACCCCTGTTTCCGTCGCTGTAGGGCCCGTCAGGCAGCGTCGCTGGCCCTGTACCCGATACTTAGGACCACCTATCATAGATTCTGGCCCCGGAAGGCGCCATATCCGTACGCTGAGCGGGAGGCGTAGGCGGCTGCAAAGTACTCATCCAGGATGTCCTGCATGCTCATTGGTGTGCCAGCTGCGCTGCTATATCCCTTTTGTACGTTGGCAAGTACGCCAGGAGCGAACCCGGCTACGTCTTTCAGCCCGGCTACCAGTTGCTGCAATTGCTCGATGCGGACCATGTCACGGTCTGTCTGGTCATTCTGTAGGCCGACCAGCTGCATTTCCAGACCGATGCGTGTCGTAGCTAAGTTAAAGATCTGCTGCTCACTGGCCACCTTGTACTGAGTCGTTGCTATCTCGGCGTTCAGCTGCTGCAGCTGCTTGTCCGTGTCCAGCTTGATCTGAGCTATCTGCTCGCCTGCCGTCTGTGCTCTCGTTGCCTGACGCTGTAGCGAACCCTGGCTGAGCACGCCCCGGATTTGATCTGCCATCTGGTTCATGAGCTGCTGCCGCTCGAGCAGTAAGTCGTTTAACTTGATGGCATCGTTGACGGCATTCTGTTGATCTTGATTGAATTCCGACAGCTGCTGCTCGTTGTATTCTTCCGTAGTCCTGGCGAGATTTTTCAAGCTCAGATCCAGCCACTGATTTGCTGATGCTAAGTCGTTGGCATTCTGTGCAGCGCCCACGAATTTGTTGTAGCTGGTATAGATGTCCTGCAGCGACTTCAAAAAGTCTTGCCCGCCCAGCGGCGCCTGCAGGATTGCCAGCTGTTGGTTCATATCCCGGATGACTCCCTGCTGCTGCACCTGCAGGTCTTGCAGCTGCTGTGAGTAGTCGTCGATGACTTTCTGATACTGCTCGCCACCCTTCTTTGACTGCGCCTGCTCCATCCTTGCCTGATTGATCAGCCCCTGTATTTGCGTGATGGTCTGTGCGATGTTGTTGGCGTTTTCTTTCAGGGCTAGCTGAATGGCTTGCATCTGGTTCTTGAGCTGGTCTATGTTCCTCTTTATCGCCGCGTTCTTTGATCCGGTAATGGCGCCCATCACACCGCCAACCACCATCCCAACTGCCTCGCCGATTGGGCCGCCCATCTTGCCAATGCTCTTGAACAAACTGCCCATAGTCTGGCCAATCATGCCGCCCAGGCCGCCACCGGACATGGCGCCGCCAAGACCACCGGCTATGGCGCTTTGTGCCTGCGTAATTGCTGTAACAAAATCGCCCACGGCTCCGACTGCAGCGCCCAGCTTGTTGACGAACAAAGTCATATTTTCGGAGCCTTTTACAAATGCGCCTGTCTCGTCTCTCTTCCAAGGCGTTGCCATGATATCCCGGCGCTCAACGGATGAGCGCATTGCTCCGGCTCCGATATTGAGTATCTTCGCGAGATTCTGTGCAAACGGTGAGGTAAATATCTTTCCGATCTGATTGCCAATGCCTTGAAAGGCAGTGCTTGCAGCGTATGCAACGCTTTTCATCTGTATAAGCTGCAGCTCGAGCTTCTTCAGCTCGGTGTTAAGCTGGATCGTTGCCAGTCTAACCTCGTTCAACAGCTGCGGGCTCTTGGCTAAAACATCTGGTAAGGCTGCCAGCTTTTGCTTGAGTACTTCTATCTCATTTTCTATAATTCCGGCCCCAGCGCCTTGCATGCCCGGCTGAGCCTGAAACTGTGCCAGCTTCGCCTGCGCTATCTGCTGGCGCATGCCGTAGCGCTCGTTGATGAACGCTAAGTGCTCCTTGCCTTCAGCTTCCTCTGCAGCTAGGCGTTCAGCTGCGTATTTACGCTCGATCTGGCCCCGCTGATAATTCAGCTGTTCGATGTAATGAACTTCTCCGGCATGAGCTATTTTTAGGGCATCAATGTGATCTAACTCAGCCTTCCTGTTCGCATCGATTAACCTCAGCTTCTCCTGATAATAGTCATCCCAGTTAGCAAGGCCACTTTTTAGATACTCCTCGTTAGCTGTCTTCTGTTCCTTGAGGGCTGATTGAGTTATTTCTAACTCCTGCTTCAGATGCTCATCTAAACGCTTGAGCTTGGCATCTTCTTCAGCATCGTCTGTTTCCCTTGCTTTTTGCCTGGCGGTATTATGCGCTAGCTGAATCTGCTTGTCTATTTCCGCTACTTTCTCCGGCTCGTCAGCGTGTAATTGCCTCTGCGCTATTAAGTCCTGCTCCGTAGCCTCGTGCTCTGCCTGTTCCATACTCCTACGATCCGCGAAGTAGTCTTCCAGGCCCTTGCGGTCTCGATGATATGCGGCTTCATTAGCTGACCTACGATCTTCCAGCGCGGCCTTATCTAATTCGGAGATGCGCTTGTTCTGCTCCTCGTGAAGCTTTATCAGCTCTTGGGCATCCTTCAGAGTACGCTCTTTATCTTCGCGGCTGGCATCTGCGTTTGCCGCCAACATATCATCTTTGAATTTCTGGCTGCTTGCGGCTATCTCGGCATTGACTTTTTCCTGCTCTTTAATCAGCTCCGGCGTCGTCCCCGTCCTGCCGGTAGTCTGGAACAGAAGCATTTGCTTGTCGTGCAGAGCGTCCTGCTCAGAGACATATCGGGCCCTGATAAGATCTTTGGTGCTCTTCAAGCGATCTTTTTCTAACGCTGCTATTCTGTCCTGATGATCTTTGGCAAGGCCCTCACCGCGCGACATGGCCTCGCGTTCTAGCTTTAGCTGCTCTTCAACGCGCTTCTTGGTTTCTGTTAGTAATGCAATTGTATGTTCGGATGCAGCCTTTTTCTGAGCCTGAAGGATGGCGTCATCCATCGTTGCCATCTTGGCTGCATACTGCATGTGCTGCGCGCTCTCTTCTTCTTCTGGCTTTTGCTTCTTCTTTTCGCGCTCGTCTTCCAGGCCCATCAACTTTCTGATCTCATTGTATAAATCAGAAACAGCCTTAGCGGCACCTTTGATCTCGACCAATATTCCTCTGAAAGCCCAGTAAAGTGGCTGTAGCCTCACCACCCATCCGGCAATATCGCCTATTAATGAGCCTAGCTTCTCCATCAATGGATTCACCAGCTCAAGGGCTGTAGCCAGATCTTTGATAATTGCAACGAGATCTTTGTAAAGAACCGACTTCTGTGCACCTATAAAGAAGCCGACAAAGAATTCTTCCTGTTGCTTGCTCAACTCTGCCCACGCACCTTTGATAGTGCTGACCTTTTCCATGCCCTCCAATTTCGTATTTATCTGACCCATTACATCATCTATCTTGCGAAGGCGATCAGCAGCCTCACTAAACGCCGGTGCAGCCTGCTTGTAGTGATCTTTCAGCGCCCGAATACCCGTTATGTGCGCCAGCATACGCGTTTGCCCGGTCTGTATAGCGCGTGACAAGGCGTTTATACCTTCTTCGCGCGTATGCCCCATGGCAGTAGCAGCATCGCTAGCACTCTTAGCCCACTCGGCCATCTTTTCAGTGGAGATGTCAGTCAGGTTATTCATGGCCGTCATGCCGTACTGAAGCAGCGTCATGTTATTCACCACATGACCCGTCGCTGCATCCAGTTCTTCCATCACCTTCTCGGCACTCGTGCCCGACTTCTGAGCTATATTTTCAAGAGCGGCCAAAGGCTTTGCCATTTTCTCAGCTGTGACAAAAGCCTCTTCTAGTGCTTCTTTTAAATGCTCAATGCTTTCAAGGAGATGATCAACTGCCTTCTCAGCCAGGGCAAATGTACCACCGCCCAGCAACCCAAGCAGCCCTGCCTGCGCCAGCCCGCCTCCCATAATGCCGACACCACCAGTGGCAAACTTTTGAAGCATCTCTCCCAGGCCGCCCTCTTCATGATGCTTTTCTTTATTCTTCTCGGCGTTCTTTTCTCTCAGCAGGGCTAACTGTTTTTCTATCTCGGCTGTTTCTTTGCGTGCCTCTTCTGTTTCTGTTCTTGCTGCTTCTGTTGCTATCTGCTGGGCCGCCAGCTTCTCCTGCATGGCCTTTGCATTCACAGCTGCTTCTGCATTAGCTTGTTCCTGCTTCAGCTTCTGCATCTGAAGCAACGCATCAGTCATCTCCTTGACTCGTGACAAATCTTCATCGCTCGGCCCTGATGCTATATCGGCTGCGAACTTGTTCAATTCCTGAATAGTGGCTTTGACTGCTGCCGACGCTTCTTTCAGCGGCGATAAGTCAAGACCGAATTTCAGAAGCAGTTGCTCTGTTGCTGACGCTCCGCTGGGGCTCATCTTAGTACGCGACCTCCAATGGGGATCCCCAAAACTGCAAAGTAACGCAGTGCCTCAGGCCCGGTAAGGCGACGCAGATCTATCTCTCCACGCTCGTTGACCATCTTCTTGGCAATGGGGGCAAGCGCCTCGCCCATAACCCGTAACTGATGCTCCACATCCGGCTCGGACCGGCCCCGTAGATCCATATCTTCGTCGATCAGGGGCCGTCTGGCACCATCGTTGGCCCCTCTCCCGTGGGATACATGCATGTTGTAAGCTAGCTCGGCGCTACGCCAGCCCATGATCGCCAGTTCCGACTTAGTAAATCGCTTATAAATCTCACGCATTGGCATATGAAACGATTCCATCCAACTGGCCGCAGCTGCCACCGCCGGTAATGCACTATTAGTCACTGAGTCAGGTATTCTGGGACTATGCGGACAGCTTGAGAGAAAAAATCCCGGATCCGCCCTACGGCAACCTGTGCTTCCAGTACGTCTCTGATCCGTGCGGAACTCATGTTCATCCGCACCCAATCTCCATTTATTTTCTCATCGCCGTATGGATCCAGGCACGTGGCACATAGATCGGACATCAGGGTCATGGCTTCGGGCAGCATGTCAACTACCTGCTGCACCTTTTGTTCTGTGCTCGAACCGGGAGCGAAGTTTGCAGCGCTCAGCTTTTTGACGTTGGGCAGCAGTAAGTCGAATATGGATTTGAAGAGCCGCATCTCGATCGACTGCGGTAGCTCGCGGATGACGAACGTGCGCTCTTTTCTTCCGCTGCCGTCACGCACCACCAGGCGCACGGTCATCTCGGCGTATTCCTGGCTGAGTAGCTTGCTCAGGTCTTCCGGCGACGGCGGCTTGTTCGACTCTTTGAGCTTGGTTATTTCTTTTTCCATCATCTCGGCGTTCTGAGCGCTGAGCGATTGGATGTGTTGTTCGAGTTCGCGGGCCTTCTTTGCCTCTAGATCCACCCGCACCGTCTCGCGCACTCGGCCCACGACGAGCGGGATCAACTTTAAGGCTATGGGTTTTTCTTCTGCGGTTAGTGTGGAGAGATCGTATTCAGGTTCGGTAGAGAGAATTTCAGCAACTTCTTTCGGCGAAGGGAAATTGTGGTCTGCCATAAGCTATCCTTTTCTAACTTTAGCCGCCACATCTTTATTCACCTACTTTCTTTATCAAAAAGACCCGGCCCAGCTTATGGCTGGCGCGTGGTAAGGCTCTGAGCTGAGCCGGGCCTCCCCCTGCAAGGAAGCTATTGCGCCGGATTTGTTCCGGGATGCGGATAATAGGCCGAATACCGGACCACAGTCTCGCCATCCAACGGATCGTCAAAGGCCATTGCTTCGAACGATGCATCCATGTCGTATTCCTGCATGGACGAGATATTCTGAATGGCCACTTCGCCCAGGCCGGCGAATGCGTCTGGAGCTACGCGTGGGTAGTAGAGCAGAAGCTGCGAGAAGTCTGCCGTGTCGAGCTTGAACACCGCCGACCACTCTGCGATGTAAGTGCCGCCTTCTCGCGATGCGTAGCCGGTTATGGCCTGCACCTTCGCAGGCGGCGCCGGAGCTGTCGGCCCCATCCCTTGTATGCCGACCTTGTTGCCGCCGCCGACAAACGGGCCGGTCAGCACGAGTAAGTCGGCACCGCCGGCTGTAACGATTTGCTGAACACCGGCTACGTAATCGGAAGTCTTGCGAATGAAGTCGACGTCCGTCACGGCACCCGGAAACACGTTGGCACCTGCGTCTCCCACAAAGCCGTAGGTCGCCGGGTCGTAGTCGATGTCGCACACAATCATCGAGCCGACAGGGAATTGCGAGCCCGTCCCGGTGGCGACCGAAAGCGTCGGTATGCCCGACGGCCCGCCCGTCATCCCACTCGGCGAGTAGGCTATCATCGGAACGCCGGCTACGCCAGGCGAATTCAAAGGCCCTTGCGTGTTCGGCGTGGCATTCCCGGCCGTTTTGAGCAGGTTGAACACCTGCGAGCCGGTCGCCAGCCGCATCGCCGTCCGCGACATTTCCGCGAATGCGAAATTGAACTTTTCCGCCACCTCTCCGCGGTACTTGGCCCGCACTGCTCCGCGGTAACCGGAAACGATATTTCCGATTTTCGAGCCTGGCGTAAATTTGAAGTTTCGAATCAACCCGATGTCAAACCAGCCAGCAGGTGGAGTCGCGTCGACGAACCGGCCCAAAACTTCCAAGTCGTACATTGTGGGCCCGATCGACGTCGACGTCTGATTCACTGCTGTTGCTTGATTGAATGGGGCAAAATAACCGCGCCATCCGGAACCAACATTAAGCTGGCCCTGTCGGAATGGCTGCGTTAATGACTTTGGAAGATTTGCTCCTGCCATTCGTCCTTCTCCTCTATTCACTAAGCCTGGTCTGCCCTACAATAATAGACGTCATTATCAGCTACAGCCTACGGCGGAGCACATCTACGATCTGTTAAACGCGTCTATTCTAGCACGCACATCCTTCGTCAAAACCGGCTGCGGATACGGCTGCTGCAACTTCAGCGTAATATCTTCCCACGCATCCACTTCCACGGCTGCTACTCCGTAGAGTAAGCCCGATCTCTCTGCATCGAATCTCGGAATGAATCTTGGTGTAGTCCAGAAGATCGTTTCTGCCCCGCCGTATTCCGGCAGGGTAAAACCGTTGCTGGACAGGTTGCCGTCCCTGTCTGCTGTGTAAGCCATCTTCTGGCAGAAGCCCGGGTAATTCGCGTCCTGCAGGTTGTTCTGCATGTTCAGGTGGACGCGGTATCTGTCACCGCGGTTCTGTTTTCTTTCCGTCGGCTCTATGTCGTCGCCCATCACCAGCCAGACCCACTGCAGCATATGCTGATAGAAGGTCACCGATGCTGTGCCGGGCGAGATCGGCGTCGAGCTAAGGTACAGCAGATACAGCGTGCTGTCTTTCGGCGGCGTCTGCGGCCAATCTCGACTGGCCACAATAGGTCCAAAGCGTTGCGTTGGATCCAGCTTTGCCATCTGGCTCTTGACGAACAGAAAATAGGTATCGATCGCCTCTACCACAGATGCCTCCATGTCTTGCTATGCACAATAGCGGAGATAGCCGTTGCGGTTACACCGAAACGTCTAGCAATGCTCTTTATCATGTGGTCACGTCTATGCAAAGCACGTGCAACGCGCACTTGCACATCAGTCAGCTTGCTACGTCCGGCAGCAGCACCACGCGCGGCGTATTCTGGATGTAAGTGCATGTGGTGGGTTCTGCCCTTTGGCTGATTACCTACAGCGACCCTATCATCTGTGTTGTCTTGATCTGTACCCGTGTACAGGTGGGCAGGATTGACGCAAGTTGAATCACTGCAGGCTCGGATATGACAAACCAACAGACCCATCGGTATTGGCCCTTTCCACCACCTGTACGACACACGATGAGCTAACCGTTCAAATGTTCCATCGGTGAAAGTAATTTTGATTCTGCCGTAGCCAGAAGCGTTTAGAGTACCTGTCCAAATCCAGCATCCCTTAGGCGAAGAGGTTCTATCAACATGCGAGAAAAAACGATCACGCTGTTCGTTTACATCTAGCTTCGGCATCAACCAATAGTACATTACACTTCCCGCTTGCTGAACAAGGTCTTAAGCTTGGCGTACCGTTCAGCGCCGATGAGGTTAATCAGCCCTGCATTGAGGTCCTCGTCGACGGGTTCGCGTTCAGGCACCATCATCGTGGCAAAAAGCAACATTCCGTACCACCACAGCTGTCTCGTCTCCATCTGATCGAAGGTCTTGCAGCTCATCGTAAGCGTAATGCCGTAAGCATCCTTTGGCTTGAACACGTTCCCGGCTAACTTTGCATCCTTGAAATTGGAGTAATAGCAAATCGAATTATTGAAGGTACAGCCGACAAATTCCGTTCCTTCGGCATCCGCATGCGACATGTCTGCGTCGTCGAAGTTACAGCGGTAAAAGAAGCTCGATCTCATCTTCTTGTGCGAAAGATCCTTGCCGGAGAAATCCTGATTGTAGAATTTCTTCCGGGACATCTCGCCGACTTCCATCACTATCGCGCTTGTAGCACTCATATGTTTTTCCAAATCTTGCGTCTGACTATCAGATTGAATATGCGTTGCGCTTTAGTCATCGACGTATTATGACAACAATGCACCATTATACGTGGACTCCTAAGGTGCAACCGCAATTAGGATGTGCTGGCGGCGTATCGTCCCCGCTGGAAAACACATCATTCATATCTATGATGTCATCATCTTCGTTGTCCTGGCAGTCCGGGCACGGGCTATCTCCCGTCATCCAGGATTTTCCAAAGCCATTTCCTCCCATCGCTTCCAAAAGCCCTTTGTTGTAGGCCTTTCTTCCCTCATGGGCGGCTATGGCTGTGGCGCGGTCACTCGTGGTGACGTAAGGCGTTTCGTTCTTCAGGCCCTTCCTGGTCGTCTGCGATATCTGCGACGCCAATTCGCGGCTGTATTTCTTTGCATGCTTGTCGACCTTCTGGACGTAGGCATCGGTGAGCTTCTTGCCGGAGTAATGCGCGCCATCTTCGAAGCCCAGCATGCGTGCGTTTTTGACCAGCTCGCCCAGCATGGCGCGCATAGGTTTGCCCGCGGTATTTTCACTGGCGAAGTAATCATGCAGCTTCCCCGCTGTGGCGTCTACATGAGCCTTGATTGCTGCGTCGGGATTGTAGACGATCGGCTGCCGCTTTTTGGCAGTGATGATCCTTCCCTGTCGGGACCATATATGCAGCGCGAGTAAGTCGTCCAGCTTCATTTGACGTGCTTCCAAGTCCGACGTTTAATAATCTGAAATATAGCAAAGGGAACTACGCCAAATTCAAGAGCCAAACTAGCTTGTGTCCCTTGCCCTCGCCGATACAATGCCCTTATCACACGCACCTGCAAAGCAGTTAGTTTAGAATGCGAAGATGCCTCTCCCCGACGCATAGCACCCGTAGTTATAGCGTCGTTTGAATTCTGCCTTGCGTTCCCGGCATACACATGATCCGGGTTACAACACGATGAATCACTGCACTCCACTTTATGCAGCATCCACGAGCCATCTGGAATAGGTGCCTTCCACCAGATATACGCAATGCGATGCGCGCGCTGTTCTAACTTACCATCAACTCGTATCTTAAAGCTGCCATAACCGTCCCGATCTTTTGCGCCCGTCCAAAGCCAGCAGCCCTTAGGCGAAGATGTCTTGTCGACGTAGCGTAAAAAGCGCTGCTGTAGCGATGCAGTATCCCGCCCCATACTTGGTCTACCCATAGATGAGACACGATACCACATAGTTCTTAAATCCAGCCAGTCCCGAGGTCAAATTCGGTGGGCCCGAACAGGTTCGGCGTCCCGGTGAACAGAATCGGTGCGTTAACTCCCGTTGGCTGAATACTCATCCTCAAGTCACCACTGTCGATAGGGGCAGTTTCAGAGATTAATAACGAACAGCGAATCTCAGCCCTGCTGAGGGCGTCCTTTAGAGCATTCTCGAAGTTCTCCGGCTTTACCCTTGTCAGGCGTGCGTTCTTAACCTCCTCCCGCAGTATGCTGAGGTACTGGTCCTTATTCACGCGAATGTAGCCGTACGGCGCGGTAAGCGTAAGCACCACCGTATCGCCGGCGGGATTGGTGCCCCATGTCGTCTTTGGGCCTGGCTTCGTGATCCGCGCTGATCCCCATTCCCAGACCAGTGCATAGGCGGCTGCTTTGCCGACCACCTTCACGCCGCCCCACAGCGGTCCGCCCACGTTGCTGAACAGTCTGTCCAGCTTTTCCAGGCCCTCGAATTCCATGGTCACTTTCATTAGTTGAGCACCGGTTCTTCAACCTCTGCCCTGGCCTCGTCTGTTTCTTTTTTTGGTGGTTTCTTCTTTAGCTGGTCTGCTATCTCCTGCAGCCACGCTGCATCTACCACCCGGAACTGCGCTACTTCTATGGCTGCGATAAGTGCATCTGCTTCCGATCGCTCCAGCTCTATGTCCTTGTCGCCGAACGTCGGCACCGGCAGCTGCCAGCTCACACCCATCCCGTTGTTCTGAAGATTAACCGATTCCGTTTCTTCGTCCGTCGGGCGTAGCTTGCCGATCAACCGCAGATATACCTCTGCCTGCTTGAGTCCGCTCACGCTATGGTTGCCCACCATATTCCACAGAGTGATCCGCTTATAGAACGTCAGGAATACTGTTTGCATCTTTTTCTATCCTCCTCGTCATTCTATCCTCAGATCAATTTGTTGATCGTGTTCTCCACCGCGCTCTGCAGGTTGGTGTCGATGATGGCAGCACCATCTGCCTGCACCGCCGGGTCCATTACCACCGGCGAATGCAACGATTGGGCCGCCTGATCCGGGCTCTGGAACGTAGCACTGGCCCAGCGCAGCCGGGACGTGTGGCCAGGCGTGTTGGTTGCTTCGTTCATGATGTAGTCCGCATAGTGAAGTGCAGCTACCTTGATGCGCCCGCGAAAGTCGAAGTCGTTCATGAGCGCGTTGGAGTCTGTGTAAGTCAATGCCATTGCTATCTCCTTTTTCTTTTTCTTTGTGGCATCTGTATCAACCCAACGCTCATGATCTAACTTCTCCTTCTCATGCTAAAGTAACGTATCCGGTCTTCATTGTTGTTCCATCGTTATACCTGACTCGAAACACAATCCGGTTGCTTCCCTGATCTAGCCAAAATGCCATACAAGTTCCAATCACTTCTCCATCTGGAATTGCTGAAGTCGGGACGAAAATGTTCGTGTAACCGGACTGCCTGGCGATTACTCGACCAGTGCCCTTGGTACTAAGAATCATCGAACCGTTAGCAGTGCCAGTGTTCGGAACGTCGAAAATCGTATTGCCGCTGCCATCCATTGAAAGCATCGCAGCAACAGACACCCCAGCAGTCTGTATAGCAAATCGTGCCCAGGAACTAGCAACATAAACAATACCATCCCCACCAATCCGGAATAATTCGTTAGATCCATATCCAAACCCAATACTCTGAGTATTCGCATTCGATGGATTGAACGAGATATATCCCATCTGAGTCGAATCGACAACGTGCTGTAACTTAAAAGCAGCCGTAGTCCAGTCACTGCCGCTCAATGTACGACTGCCAGTTATCTGTAGAAAGACATTATTCGAAGCAATAAAATCAAACCGAGCTATATTCAAAGAATTACCAGTTGCAGTGCCTAGCTGACTGGCATTATAATTGACTTCAAGCAGGTACTGAGGAGATGAAGTTCCTATCCCGACAAATCCACCAGCAGGATTCAGCGCGATCGGGAAAGCACCGGCTGGCCCGCGATTCTGAATCCAGTAAGTGTATGGGCTAGCGCCCAACATGGCTATTACTAGCTCTGCACTGCCTGGATTATCAATCGAGAACGGAGTATTAGCCGAATGATAAACGGGCGTAGATCCACTTGTTGCTGACGAAGCGACGTGCAAAGAATAAAACGGGCCGGTAGTTCCTACACCAAGACGACCATTCGTTATACTTACTCCTTCCGTGAACGATGCGCTATTGCCGTAGCCAAAACCAATGCGGTCGCCGGAACTATTGGCAAATACCTGGAACAGACCAGGCTGAATACCAAAGCCGAAGAAGGCGCTAACATTGTCATAGAGAGCGATCTTGTTTCCGAGTCCGGTGCCGAAAGACAACGGGAAGGCCGGCGTCGTCGTGCCGATACCGAGGTATCCAGTGGCAGTGACTCGCATACTCTCTACGCCACCAGCCTGGGTGTCAAAGGTGATCGCGCCGCCAACACCACGTTGGTTGTTACGGATATGTAGGTTATCCGGGTTCGCATTGTCAAGAAACGTCACGCTCCGACCACTACCACTAGAATCCTTGAGGGCGTATGAGACGTAGTTGTTCAATGTGATCCCGGCGACGAGAGATCCGCCCACGCCGATGTTGCTGAGGAGGTGCGTACCGCCGTCAATGTCGGATAGCCACGGCGTCTGGTTCTGCCCAGTCGAAAGTGGAACACCGTTCACACAGTAAGTACCGCTGATGTTGCAATCGCCCTGCACATCCAGCGTGTAAGACGGATTCATGCTGGGGCCGATGCCCACGTTGCCGCCGGAATGGACCACCAGCCGCCGCGTGCCGTTGGTCGACATCAACACCCGGCCCGTGCCGTCTGATTCCAGGTTGAGATTCACGCCGTTGGGCGCGATCATCGAGAACGTGCCGACGCTGTTGTAGATGTAAGCCTGATTGCCTGCACCGCCGACGCTGTTGAAGTAGATATAGCCGGTAACAGCAACATCGCCTGCAACATCCAGCTGGTAGGCAGCAGCGGTAGGCTTATTGATTCCGACGTAGCCCGTACCTCTGAACAGTGTCAGCGGTGTAGATTGATAGGCCCCATTGTTCCACGCCCGGAACGCAAAGTCGTTTCCAGTAGGGGAAATTGCATCGACCGCAGTAGTGTTGATCAAACCAGTAACCCAACGGTCTTGACCCGCACCGCCCCACCACATGTCCAGCGTTGTGTCATCGCCTCCGATCCAGATACAGTGCTGACCAGTCAACGGGCCAATTTGCAACCCACCGCCGCCAAGAATGTAGACGGTATGATCCCCGGCGCCCGTCGGGCCTTGGATCGATGAAAGATGATTCAGGCTATACCCTGCCGCATCTATATTCTGCAACCACGGCGTCTGCATCGCGGCAATCTGTGCAGTCGATGGCGAACCGGCAATCTTGCTATAATTCAACGACGTGATCCACGCAGGGTCTGCATAGCTTCCCAGCGTGCTCACCGCATTGGTCACCTGTGCTGCTGTATAATCGCCACTTGCTGCAACTACTGCGCCTGTTCTTCCGAAAACGCTGGCTACTGCTCCAGCTGGCACACCCGAAAGCTTGCTGTAACTCAGCGATGTGATCCATGCAGGATCTGCATAGCTGCCAGCAGTAGACACTGCATTGGTCACCTGTGCTGCGGTGTAATCTCCTGCCTGTGCAGTCACCGCACCCGTCCGGGTAAAGACAGAGGTAACGCCTCCGCCGCCGCTGGGAATTGCCTGCGCGCCCAGCAACCCGTTGGCATCTGTCACCACCATCCGCGTGCCCACGCCTGCTAAGCCGGAGATCGTTGCTGACGGCGTGTATATGCTCGTGGCTACGAAAATATTCCGCGGCCGCACGGCACCGCTGGCGCCTATATCGTACGAATTATCTGTGGCGAAGGTAAGGTTCCCGCTCAGCCGCGTGCTGCCGTCGGAATTTAATATTCTGATTGCCTGCCCGAAGCTGCTTGTGCCGAGCACCAAGTCTTGCGCCTGCCCGATCAGCTTCATGCTGTTGAGCAGCCTCAGCTCGTTGGCACCGCCGGAGCCGACATACGTCTCTATCTTGCTGACGCCGCTGCCGTCCATTTCTTTCGTGCCCAGGCCGCTGCTATCTGCGATGACCAATGGCCATCCCGTGCTGCCGGTCACGCCCGTGCTGCCGATCTGGACGTTGCCTCTCACGTCAAGCTTTACATTCGGCGTCGTCGTGCCTATGCCGAGCCGCGTATTGGTGATGTCCCAGAACAATGCGGACGATGCGCCGAACGCTCCGGCGTTGTTGAACTGTACGTAGCCCGTGCTTCCGGCTGGCGTCACGCTTGGGATCGTGATATTTGTTCGATTGTTGGCCAAGTCATCTACTGCGGTAACTGCACCGCCGATGAAATTAATATATTGACGCCCGGGCAGGTTCGTGCCCTCGTCCTGCACGCCTTGGATGACTCCTGGTATACCTTGCGGACCCTGCGGGCCTGTGGCACCCGTATTTCCAATCGGTCCCTGCGGACCCGTGGCTCCCGTAGGTCCGGTCGGACCAGCGACTCCCTGTGGTCCTGTTAATCCCTGTGGTCCTGTCAATCCCTGCGGGCCAGTAGCTCCCGTGTCACCTTTCGGCCCTTGAATGCCGGGATTTCCCTGCGCTCCCTGCGGCCCTACTGGCCCAATCGGTCCGGTCGATCCGGCTGCGCCGGGAGGGCCTTGCGAGCCGGTCAAGCCCTGTGGTCCGGCATCACCTTTTGGTCCCTGCGGACCTGCTGGCCCTGTCGCTCCGGGCGGTCCGGGCACCGTGCTATCTGCACCCGTAGGTCCTTGCGGGCCAGCCGGGCCTGTATTTCCAATTGGTCCCTGCGGTCCCGTTGCCCCGGTAGCTCCCGTCGCGCCGGGGTCGCCTTTCGCGCCCTGAGGGCCAGTATTTCCAATCGGGCCTTGCGGGCCGGTCAGCCCTGTGTCGCCTTTTACTCCCTGAGGGCCAGCAGGGCCGGTATTTCCGATTGGGCCGGTAGGTCCGGCTACGCCCTGCGGTCCAGGGTCGCCTTTTGGGCCTTGCGGGCCAGTCGCTCCGGTTGGTCCGACCGGACCCTGCACGCCTTGCGGACCTTCCGGCCCCACCGGGCCTGCAGGGCCTATCGGTCCCGGCGGCCCCGCGACACCAGTATCGCCCACGGGTCCCTGCTGACCTTGGGCACCCTGCAATCCCTGCGGGCCTTGCGGACCTTGAGCGCCAGTCGGACCTGCTGGCCCCTGTGCACCTGCCGGGCCAGTCGCACCAGGCGTGCCAGGATCGCCCTTCACGCCCTGAGATCCCTGCGGCCCTGCTGGTCCGGTATTGCCAGTTGCGCCGGGAGGCCCAGTCGCTCCATCTGCACCCGTATCGCCCTTCGGGCCTTGTGCTCCAGTCGCGCCAGTCGCTCCAGCTGGTCCCTGCGCACCAGTTGCACCAGGATCGCCCTGTGGCCCTGGCAAGCCCTGTGTGCCTTGCGGACCGGCAGGGCCAGTGGCTCCGGTCGTTCCAGGCGGCCCCTGCTGCCCGGTCGCGCCCTGCGCGCCAGTGTCGCCTTTTATTCCCTGCGGTCCAGGCACGCCTTGTGGCCCCTGCGGACCCGTAGGGCCAGGATCTCCTTTTGGTCCCTGAATGCCAGGATCTCCCTGCGGACCAGCTGCACCCTGCGGACCAGCTGCACCGGCAGGGCCGGTATTTCCAGTCGGTCCGGTAGGGCCAGGATCGCCCGTCGCGCCCTGCTGCCCCGTAGGGCCGGTGGCACCCTGTGGTCCCTGCGGTCCGACAGGCCCTTCTGCTCCCGTTAACCCAGTCGGCCCCTGAGGCCCTGTCTGGCCCGCCTGCCCCTCGGGACCAGGCACACCCTGTGGCCCCGTAGGGCCTGCAGGCCCCGTCGTTCCCGTCAAACCCGGATCACCCTTCGGACCCTGAGTTCCTTGCACTCCCTGCGGACCCTGAGGGCCAACTGCTCCGGTGGCGCCGGCAGGCCCCTGAATGCCCTGCGGGCCGGGAGGTCCCTGCACCATTCCAGCATCTACCCAGCCCGTCTGTGCATCCCAGACCCACATATGCCCGGTGTCTGCTACAATGTAAGCATCGCCGGGATTAGCTGTTGCTGGCAGGTTTGCCTCGGTGGGCACGGTGCCTTTTATTTCTATTCCAACTCCCTGCGGACCCTGAATTCCTTGCGGTCCTGCCGGGCCGGTGGCACCGCGCGGTCCGGTTGGCCCAGTCGGCCCCTGTGCTCCGGGTGTGCCGGGATCTCCAGTCGCTCCCTGCAAGCCTTGCGGACCCGTTACTCCCTGTGGCCCTGTCGGTCCTGCTGGGCCTGCTGCTCCCGGCGTGCCAGGCGCTCCTTGCGGACCCGTGGCTCCCACCGCACCGGGTGCTCCCTGATTTCCTTGCGGCCCTTGAGGTCCTGCCGGGCCTGCTATTCCAGGATCTCCTTTTGGTCCCGTGGCACCGGCTGCTCCGGCTGGGCCGACTGGCCCCTGCGTTCCAGCTGGACCTTGCGGGCCGGTTGCTCCCGTCGTGCCTGGGTCTCCCTTCGGCCCCATCGGACCCTGAGTTCCAGTCGGGCCTGCCGGTCCCTGCTGCCCAGGCAATCCCTGTGCTCCGGTATCGCCTTTGGCTCCCTGTGGCCCGGTCAAGCCGATTACGCCTTGCGGACCTTGCGGACCGATCGGACCAGCTGATCCCTGCGGACCCTGCGGACCGGGCACTCCATCTATGCCCTGCGGTCCGGTCGGCCCTTGCGTGCCCTGTGGTCCCATCGGGCCGGGCTGCCCCATCGGTCCTGCAGGCCCCGCTGGCCCTGTATTTCCAGGCGGTCCAATAGGCCCCGGATCGCCTTGCACGCCTTTTGGCCCGGTCAATCCTTCCGGCCCCTGCGGGCCAGTTGCTCCCTGCGCTCCAGGCGGGCCCTGTGCTCCGGGTGTGCCGGGCGCTCCGGTTGTGCCTTGCGGTCCTTCAGGTCCGATAGGTCCCTGCGGCCCTTCTGGCCCCGGCGGGCCGGGAGGCCCTGGCACAGGCATGGTTTCTGTCACTACGCCGCTTGTGCTGAATTTTTGGGCTGGTTTTAGCGATGCGGAAAGCTGCTTCGGTGGCTTCCGAAGCGATGCAGTGAATTTCTTGCCGTTTCCGTTTCCATTCATATCTCAGAGTATTGCAAGACCAGGCCGGCAGGTCGGGTTACTTCCGGCGTAACGACTACCGTGCCGCTGAGGATCGTCTGCACGGCACCGTTGGGCGACGTCAGCTCCAGATCCCACACGTAATTGCCCGACAGTAACGCTGTTACTCCGTGTAACAGCGACAGCACGATGATATTGGGCAATACAATTTCCGTCGTTATCTCTGCTGCAACCTCTGGATCAAGATCTGCTACATCTCGGCGGATCTGCGCTTCGGCGGTGAATCCGGTCAGGTCGGCTGCAGCGCCACTGTCATCGTAGACAGTAACGCTGCTCGCCCAGTCATCTCCCTGTGTGAAGTCGATGACATTGACTTCATCGCCGCCGCTGCAGCATCCGCCCGGCGCCATAAGTTACACCAATGCTTGGCTCAGATTGCCGACGATGGTCTTCATCGGATCTGACGCGTCCATCACGCGATTGACGAGGGCCAGGATCATCTTTGCTTCCTTCAGCATGAGATTGACCAGATCGGCGCTTCCGGGCGCGTCGATGATCGGGCCGTTGGGGCTGATGGCCAATGCAGCGCTGGCTGCCGTCGGCGCCGTGGCTAAGGCTGAAGCCATATCTGCGAGCAGGGTCCCGCTTGGGCTGCCGCCTCCGGTCAGTGCGTTGACAACGCCGGTGAATTTGGCCTTGTCTGTATCTGCCGCATCGGTCACAGTGTTGACGATTTTCAGCAGCGCTGCCGCCTCTTTGAAATGGTTCAGCACCAGCCCGACGTTGCCGCTGATGTCCTGCAGCGGTCCGTTCGGGTTAGTGGCGAGAGCGACGCTTGCTGCGGTCGGTGTCATGCCAAGCAGCGTGGTCGCGTCGCCGATCAGATTCGTGCTGGCTACGAGCGTCTCGACTTCTTCGCCGTCCTTGTGCGTCTTGGCAACGGTGCCGGAATGCTCCTGAACCGTAGTCTGCTTATGCTGATGCTCTTTTTCTTTCGTGTCGGCCATATTTCCGTCTCCTGACTTATTTGACGGTTTCGGCGTCGCTAACTCGTCGTTCTCAAGCTGGACTCTCATTCTGAACTTCCTTTCTTCTTTCATCTGTTGAATCCGTCATCTATCTGGGAAGCCGGTTATGCATGGCACCGGCTGAAGTCGGAAACAGCTGCTGTACCAGTGCTACTCTATCCTTGGCTCCCGTCATCTTGTTTGCCGGCATTACTTCCGATCGATTGATTTCTATCGGAGCCATCGAGCCTTCCGGCTTGACTCGCAGCTTGTCCCCGTTTTCCGACAGCACCTGACAGCGCAGCAGCTCCGACAGGTTCCCGTGTAGGTGCTTGCGCCGGATAAATACATCCTTCATGATTTGCCTTTCATCTTCTTGATGAAGCCGATGGCCGAAGCTACGTCACGCTTTGCTTCCCGCTGCTGGTTGTACGCGATAGCTACGGCTTGATTTGGTTTCTTGCCTTCCTTGATCGACTTGGCTACGTTATGTTGGAAGGTTTTCTTTCCGTAGCCTTTCTTCAACGGCATAGTCACTTCCTCTCATTGGCATTGCACAGCAATTCCCATGTTACCGGACAACCTTGTATATCGGTATGCCCGACGCTCTCGATGCTGAATAAAACGCCCTCGGTTACGATGCCGACGATTTTCGGATGCTCCCACACGTCCCGCCACTGCTGTAAGTGCAGCTGTGCCATGGCATTGCAGACAAACGTCTGCGACACCGTAAATTTCCTGGCGCCGAACAACAGCTTGCCCAGGCTCTGGCCGATGTTATGCATCGAGACATTTTCTATGATCGGCTGCGGCATGATCCGCATGTCTGTCGTGCCCACGCCGCCCTTGCCTCCGGTCGGCTGTAAGTCGAAGCCAAGCTGGATGGCCTCCTCGTTCTGCACGTCGGGAAAATTTCTAACTCGCAGCCATGCAGGCAGACCGGATTTTGCCATGTTGAACTGAAAGTCCAGCATGCTGCCCAATGCACAGGCTAAATTCGGGATAGGCGGACAGTTGCTCATTTCATTTTATTTACGCCGTAATGGCGTTCCATGTGCTGACCGAACGACTTGGCACCTTCACCTCTGCGGATTCTGTCACCGCTGGAGTCTTTGTGCTCCCATTCGGTGTTGCCGCCTTTCGACGGGCCGCCGCCATAGCTGGCAAAGCTCACGCTCTCGCCATTCGGATGCGAGTATGTGTGCTCATCAACTCCGCTCGGGTCGTCGTGTTCGGTGCTAGAGTACTTAAAGCCATGCTCCGACAGGGCAGAGTGAAGCTTCCCTCCATCCGCCTTTGCCTGGTCTTCCTGGCTTCCGCCACCGGGATGGCGACCGCTGCCCGGGCCACCTGCCATGATAGTTCGGCCGAAGGTGCCCATATTCCGCATTGCTACTGCATCACTTAGTCGCATTTTTTCCTGCCTTTTCTGGCGGCCCGTAGGCCGGCTTGTGACCAAACTGCTCCAGCGTGCTCTTCAACGCTTCATGCCCGCTGCCTTCAGCATCCGAATCCTCGTGCAGCTGGCGGAACGACTTGCCCTTTGTTGACACGCCAGGACGATCCACAGGGATGCCGCGCTTGTCGTAAGCCATCTGCGGCTTGAGAGTAAAATTACCAGCCGCCTTGGATTCGGGGTACATCTTGCTCGTCGAATGCCGCAGCTTGACTAAGTCTCCGTTCTGGTGCCGGTAGTCGGCGTGGTGGTCGTCCTTGCTTTCCTGCTGGAAGCCGTGCTGTTGCAGTGTGTCGTGCATCTCGCGGAAAATCTCGCCATCGTTCTTTGCACTGCCAGCCTGAATTGTAGCTGACTTACTCAGCAAAAGCATTTCATCCAGTCGCATCTTAGTAACCTCTCACCGTCTTGAACGGAGTCAGCATCCTGTCCAGCATCGGATCAAGCAAGTCCTGGAAAAAGCTGTAACTGGCTCCCAGCTTGCCGAAATTCAACGACGTGATTCCGGTCACGCCGCCGCGCACGATTGCGTTCTTCACTAATCCGGCCACCACTGCTTTGATCGTGTACGGGATTTTCCGCGGGTCATAGCCGCTGTTGTAGATACAAAGGATTTCTGAGTAAGCCTGCAGCTGTAAGCCCGCCGGAATCCATGCCTCACCCGTTTTCGGATCGTACTCGATCATTGTGGCGTCCACAGGCACCCACGGTGCCGGGCCGCCCCACATGGTAACGAGGTTCAGCGGGTTGATCATGGCATATAAATCAGGATATCCCACGCTGCGGTCCTGCCGCGTGTAGCCGTATCGACCGGATGCTGCTATGAAGCCCGACGGCGTGCCGTTGTAGCTGTTGATCGTGGTCGGAAGCACGCCGGTGTAGTAAGGCTGCGTATTCTGAAACAGGGAACTGTATTCTCCCGTCGGAGCGGCCGCTGCCAGTGCTATCAGATCGTCTACCGTCGCTTGATCCACCGGCACGATGGGCTTCATGGCTAAGTGGATGAGATTGCGATTTCTTGTTTGTAGCAGCAGCCGCTGCACATAGGTGGAGTAGGCTAAGGAACCACTGCCGTCCCCGTCAATCCGCCCGCAGGCTTCGTCGATGTATGCGCTCGCGAACTGTACCAGCCCCGCGGCATTGCAGTTCGGGTCGGATGGTAAGCCGAACGTGCTAAAGTCATCGGGCAGGATATACATCGGCATGTACGGCTTTAGGTCTGCCGGCATCACGTTCAGTTCGGTGGTAGTGACCGTCGGTGACACAATTAGCAACTCCTACAAACCGTTATACACCTAACAAAATGGGCTTGCACCTGCCATGCCTCTTACAGATGCAAGCCCTCCCAGAGGTTCGGACTCTCCGCCGAACGAAATTAACGAACCGTCTGAATTACCTGATGTGCGTAACCGGCACCTTTGGCTACCGGCGCGCCGAACTTGACCACCACATACTGCGCGGCCAAATTTGCCAGCAAGCCCAGCTGGAAAACTCTGGGCAGCGGGTCGGTCAGATAGTGATATTCGATCATGTCTTCCGACACGATGAAGCCGGTGTAAGTCTTCGTCGTGGTCCCGAACACCGTCACCGCCGGGTCGCCGATCAGGGGCAGGATGCCGAGCTGCGTTGGGATGCCCTCGACCACCACGCCCGGCAGGATTTCCACCTGATTGTAGTAGAGCTGCAGCGATTTGGCTTCCTTGTCGAACAGGTCGAGGAAAAGCGGGTTCGAGTAGAAGGCCGACGGCCGCACTTCGAAGTCCGTCCTGGCTGCCATTGCTGCCATGCCGGTCTTCACTGCGTCGACCAGGCTGGCTGGCGCGGCGCCCACGTTGATGATCGGGTTGCCGATTGGAGTGCCGGCGCCTGCGACCAGCTGGCCGCTGACGCCGTAATACTGCGCCGTCGTGCTGACGATCAGGTCCGTGTCGTTGCCGTTCCACAGGCCCTGGTCATGCACCTTCAGACACCCGTCAACGGTGTCCGTGAGATCCTTCGCTTCGAGGTACGCGAACTGGCCCTGCTGCTGGTTCACCTCGACGTCGAAAATCCCGTAGTTGATTTGAGCCGTGATTGCCTTCAGCATCAGGACTCTTTCCTGGCGCTGCGGCTGCGACGGCGTGGCGGACAGTGCACGCGGATCGACGAAGTTGGCCGTCGGGATGGCCAGCTGCTCGAAGTAACGCGACGGCTGCCCGGTGGCCGGCGTTTGATTGATCCGCTGGCCGAGCACGAACCGTCTCCGCACCATGTCCACGATTTCCGTTTGGTAACGGTTGACTTCAATAGCGCCCGGTCCGAGGTAGTCCGCTGCTGCTGTGAAGTCCTGAAAGACTGCTGGTCTTTTTTCTGCCATTGTCTGCGTCTCCCTCTTCTTTTTCTTTCCGGGCACTTAGCCCCGTGGAATCAACTGCCGGTGGACTGCCCCTTCTTCCATCAGCCCCATTTCGAGCATCTTGTTCTTGAGCGTCATCCGCGTGGTGACGTCCACATTCGGAAGCGACGAGGCGATCAGTGCGTCCACTTCGGCGACCGAAAGCTTCTGGGACGAGGCCTGCATGTTCATCGGATCCAGGCCGCTCTTTGCCAGCAGACCCTGCACGTCATTGTGGATTGGCCGCGAGCGCCGGGTGACATCGTTGGCTGCTGCGGTAACTTGGCGATGCGTGGCAGCCAGCTGCTTTTTCAGCCGCTTGTTTTCCTGCTGCAGCTGCACGTGCCCTGCTGTCAGCTTGGCCACCTGCTTGCGAAGCGACTTCAAAGCCGCCGAAGCTACGGTCTTTCCGACGTCGTCGTTCAAGGTCGTTCTGCTCCCTTTGTTTTCGTCGTCTTCGTTCTGATGCGCCGGCGTGCCGAGGTCCCCACCGGCAGTGTCCGGACCCATCTCTTCAAGATCGCCCTTGTCGATGGCTTCGGATTCGATTTCCTCGTCGTCGTCCTCGTCCGCCTTCTTGTCCTCATCGTCCTCATCGTCCTCGTCATCGGCTGCGGCGACTTTTTTCTTTGTCGTCATTTTCGGAACTGCTGTTGCCGCAGGCGGAGGTGCGACGTTGCCTTCTGCGTCGATGTCGTCGATTTCGTCGTCGTCCTCGTCATCCGTGACAGCCCCGGCTTCTAGGGCGGTAAGCCGCGAGTTCACGTCTTCGAACTGTGCGGCCATCCTTGCCAGCAGGTTGGTCTGCCGGTTGAACGTGCCCGCGAAATGCTTGGACACGCCTTCCACAGCAGCCTGCGTGGCGATTTGTGCAATGGCGCCAGCGTCCATCCGCTGTACGGCTGCTGGCTTTGTTACCGTCGGTTTCTTCATGTTTGCGCTCCCTTTGTTTGCCTGCGCAGCAATTGCTTGCGTACGTTCATAGGCTGCTGCATCACGGAACAGAATCGTGGCGCCCAGGAAATAGAAGTCGTTCAGCACCCACACATCTGCGTTGATGTCGTCGACCGCTACCTGCCCGATCTCCATCGACATGCCCAGGTTCTTCTGCTTCAAGTCATCCGTGGCTTCGGGAAAGTCATGCTTCCAAACAATTCCCTCAACCCACAGATCCTTGCCCTCGATATTTGCCTTCTGGATAACTCCGACTTTTCTTCTCTGCTGATGGCCATCTAAGTTCTCAGCGTAATTTAATCCCATGCCGACCAGAGTCTGCAACCGCTTGGCTGCAACCGCTGTCGGAACGTAGATTCGGTGCCCTTCGGCTCCGTTCGGCGGCCGGGTTGACGGCTCATCCAAACGGACCAGCACTCCGCGGAATTTCATCTTGTTGGGATGAGTCTCCTGTGCGGTTATGCTAACCGATCCTTGGATTAGTTCCAGTCTCTGTGCCATCGTTTAACAAAGTGAGTCTACGATGTAGGAGCAGGAACGGCCAACGGCGAAGCGAACCAGTTACTCGATATTCCGCTTGTTACTCGATTTTACTCTACAGCTTCCATAACGAAGATCTTATAATCCTCATTTGGTGGCAGATGCATACGTCTGGCAGCTATTGCATACCAATCTGCGTTCACATCATCCGTCAGATCTAGCACCAACGATCCTTTTTCTTTCTCTGCCTCCGACTTTAGCAGCGCCGTGTACGGTCCCGAATGCTTGATGATCACATCTTTCGCAAGCAGCTTCTGATTGCCCTTGTGAGCAACCACCATTTCCGCTTCGTGATGGTGAGCTGTAAATGCTGCGGGATTAGTAAGTGCTGAAGTAAGCACTTGCTTGGCGGGCACGTTGTGTATCTGTAGGATGACTCGACCGAATTGCTTAGCTTTATCCAAGCTGGTCGAGTAACTCTCAGCACCGCGGTTGACCGTTTCTACGAAGTCATGCTTGGCTGCAGCTGCCTCTAATTGGTTGGCGTAACCTGGCTCGTCAGTATCATTCACGCCCCGCCACACCGGAATCTTGAGCTTACCTGCCGAATCTACTTGCTTGGCTAATTTTGCCTGCGTTAAGGCGTACTCCAACTCGAAGGCACGAGCCACCTTTGAGCTACAGCACTTGCCGTTAATAATCTGCTGCGCTGCTTCCTGCACCTTAGTACCATTCGTTCCCGACGAGCTGCCCGTCCAGCCCTTGATGGTGCCGATCATGTCATGCATCTCTCCCGGCGAAAATCCCATCTTAGCAAATGCCTCTGGATAGACGCCCAGGCCCTTTGCTGCATCTACGGGAGATTTTCCGCTGTTGATTTTAGCTTCCCATTCCCAGCGCTTGTCATCGTCAAAATTATGCAGATATTTTTGGCTCGGGCCGCTGTACTTGCTCATCACATCTGCCACCACTTGATGTGCCTCAGCCATCCGCGATTTGAACTGCGGATTATCTGGCGGTACATACGGTTCCCAGGCAATGACGTGGCCGGCCGTGCCCTGGCCTTTTTCCGAAGGCTTTTGTATCATCTCCGCCAGGCGCTGCTTCTGCTCCTCTACCGGCGCTGGCCTGCCTTTATCTCCCGGCTGCAACGGTGGCTTCGGTCCGGCGCCCGCGGGTTTTGGAATAGGATTCCCAGTGCCGGAAAAGCCATTATTGAACGTGAACGGCTTGCCGTACACACCACCGATGAATTTCTCGAAGTCTGCCTTTAGAGCGTTTTTCCTGCCAACGGCTTTGTCAAGGAATTCGTTCGCGGCTTTGTCGTCGTTCTTGAATCTTTCTTTGGCATAAGGCATGAGTATGTTGCGATACTCATCATCAGGGATTGCCTGTGCCTTCTGAATCGTCTTGTACGACTGCATCGGGTCGACTGTCAGATCACCCTTTTTCACCGCCTTCCACATGTCATTGTAGTAAGGCGGCTTCTCGCCGTAGCTTGCATTCGGATGGTAATCAACATCCAGCTTATCTTTGCCAAAGTACTTGAATGCCTGCGTCTTGTCGATGCCGATTACTTTTCCGCCTTCGCTGCGGATGAACTGGCCGCCATGCGAGTCGTGGTTGCTGATCAGCCAGTCGATTACCTGCTCACGTTGCAGCTGTGCCGAGTCTTCTGGCTTTAAGTCCTTCGGCTTTACACCGCTGAAGTCTTTGTTCTGCATGATGTTCGGCAGCATCTCGTGCACGCTGCCGACCACCTTGCCCTGGCCGGGCACGGTAAGCTCTGCTGCTCTGGCGTGTTCGAATGCGTAGGGCCTCAGCTTCTGCGCTATCCGCGATGCCATTTCATCGGCGTGTGCCATCAACGGCGAGACATCCCCGCTCAGCGTTGTTGCTGGCTTGAACAGATATTCTTTTCCGAGCTTGTCGGTGTAGAGATATTTGTCATGGGCGCCGCCCAGATGGCCCGCGTCTTCCTTGAACTTGAACTCTGCGTCCCGGTTGGGGATCTGAGCGGCTGTGGCAGGGATAGGCTTCGGCTGTGGAGTAGTAGTTCCGGTCGGTTTGGGGCCTGCAGGCTTCGTCGGCGCGGGCGCTACCGGACCAGAACCAGGCCGGGGCGTGTTCTCCTTCAGATACGTCTTCAGCTTCTCTGCGAGTGGCTTGCCTTTGGCCAGCTCCGTCTTTTCTCCGATTTTCTCGCCCGCCTTGTAATGCTCGTACCAATTCTTGGTCACGAACATCGTGCCATGCGTTGGATGCGTGTACATCGTTGCCGGATGGCCTTTGACGGTAGTTTCCCCACCGGGCACTTTCTTCCAGCCGAAGTCCTTCATTAGCGTGCCGGTCGTGCCGACGCCTGGCGCGCCTTCTGGAGCATCGTGCAGTGCCGTGCCTCCCTTGCCCGAACCGGGCGGGCGCCCGCAGTTCGGTCCATGGCAACCGCTGCCGGGTCCGCCGGCCTCGATTCGGGCAAGGAACTCTTCTAAGTCAGAGAGATTATTTTCTATCTCGTCGACGTAGCTCATTCGTCCTCCAGTGGATCCGGCTCTGGCTCGTACTCCTTCTTTTTCTCGCGCATCTGGTGCATCCACTTGCTGTTGGGATCGTCGGACAAGTCTATGTCGAATTCTTTTTCTTCTTCGTCAGCCATGCTAATCTCCGTACATCGACACGTCTTTGATATGCTGCTTGGGCACTTTCATGCCCGCACCCGGATGAGACAGTACATACTCCCGCTCATCTGCCAGGCCAGCAAAGTATCCCGGCGACGTGTCGAACGACGAAATTACATGCGTGATCGGCACGTTGTGTTCTTCGATGACCACGCCATGTTCGTGGCTATCAGCAAAGTCTTTTGCCTTTTCGTAACTCGCCGAAAAGCTTTCTGCACCTCTGGTCCGAATGCTGACCTCTTTAGTGCGCGCCATTGAAGCCTGGTCTTTCAAGCCTGCTGCATGGTCGCCGTACACGCCGCGATATAGCACGGGAATCATTCCACTTGGATATTTCTTCTCGAGCTTTGCCTGCGTAATCAGATATTCCACCATCATGGCCTTGGCACGCGCATCCGAGCAGCAATGGCCGTCGACGATTTCCTGGCCTTTTTCCTGCACGTATTTTCCGCCGCCCGCATCCGACTCATTCGTCCAGTCATCCATGTACTTGGCCACGGCTTGTAAGTGCTTCGGTCCCAGACCCATCGAGTTGGCTAGCTCGACATACAGCCCCAGCCCTTTTGCTGCTTCTTCTCGAGGCTGGCCTTCTTCCAGCCTCTGCATCCACCTGTTCGTTCGATCTTTGTTGTACATGGTTTTATTCGGCAGCTTCACGTGGCCCTGATATTCAGGCTCTTTGTCTGCTGCATATTTTTCCAGCAGCGCTTTGGCCTTCGACAAATTATCTGCGTAAGCCTTGGATATGCCCTCTCCGCCTGCACCTGCCGGGCGACCACAGTTATCACCGTGACAGCCGCTGCCAGGCCCGCCAGCATCTATGCGATTGAACATTTCTTCTGCTGCACTTAGGTTGACATCTGCCTCGCCACTTTCTACTGCATCAAGTGCTGCTTCCGCGTCTAGCATGGCAAGCATGCTTTCCAGCGTTTCTATTGGGCCTTCCGACGTCAAATATTTTCTGCGCTCTTCTGCCTGCTCTGGTGTAACGGTGTAGTACTCACTGTCGCTGAGGTCATCTGGGGCCACCGCATCCGTTGCTGCTTGGAAATCGGTATCAAAGTGGATCGTGATTTTTTCTATCATAGCACTGCATCCGGCGGCGCATCGTCGACGATGGTGCTCTCGATGATTTTTCCGCCAAGCGCCTTGACGGCTTTACTGGCAATCTCGTGGCTCGGCTCGCCATCTGCCGGGCTAAGTTCGGCCAGGGCATGCTTCGTTATTTGCTGCAGTATCTTGCCCATCTGCGGCGGTAGGCTCTTGCCCAGAGTCCACTTACCATCGTTGTCGACCGTTGCCCGTGCACCGTTGATAAGAATCGTCGTCGGCATATCTACCTCTTTTTATGAATAACACTGTACATGAACTTGAAGTAGTCCGGGTCATCCTTGGCGAATCCCGCCGGGTTGTGGTACAGCTGTTCCATGCCCATCGAGATGATTTCTGTAGCCCCATGCGGGTAGATCTTGCCAATGTACGGGTTAGTGAACTTGTCCGGCTTGGCTACCTCGCTGGACTTGTAATTCTTGCCGGTGAGCTTCTTCAGCTTTTGTGCGAATTCTCCCGCTGTTCGGCGATTGAGAAAATCCGTTGCTTCTTTCTGTAAGCCGGGCACTTTGTATTCCAGCCAGTGCCCCATCTCGTGAACTCCAGTCTGGACGTTGCCGCTGCCGGGATTGATGAACACCGCTCCGCCGGGGAATCCTTCCTCGCTGTAGTAAGCCCTCCTGCCGCCCTTCTGCTTGAAATTGCAGGTATCCACCTTGGCGTAATTTACGAATTTCTGCGGTAGCATCTGCCCCAATGCTGCTGCTGACTTAGACGCTAGATTGCCGATACCGAATGCTCCGTAAGCTTTTGTTCCGATCTTGGCTGCAGGAGCTCCACCGCGCAAAAGCGTATTGAACTTGTCCCTCACTGCTGTCTTGGCTGCCTCTTGTGCGGCCTTCGCTTCGTGAAGCGCATCGTTGGCTTCATCCTGCTTATTGTACAGCTCGCTCAGCTTGGCTTTGTTTTCCGGCTTATCCCAGGCGCCTTCGTTTCCATAAAGCGTCTTCGTAAATGCGCTGTACTCTTTGGTAGCAGCTTCGTAGTTTGCCTGCGCTTTTTCGATAGCTTGCTTGGCGGTGTCCAGCCCTGGCGTATCTAGTAGCTTGAGCGTGGCAGCGTGGAATTCTTCGGCGCCTTTTTCGTAAGTGCCGGGCTTGACCACGGCTGGCGCGGGCGGCTCTGGCTTGGCTTTCTTTTCTGGCGGTGGCGGTGGCGGTTTCACGGGCGCAGGCTTGGTGATTGTCGGTGGCGGAGGCGTAGGCTTGGTAGGCGGAGTTATCTTGCCCGACATGCCACCCTTGTCATCCATGTATTTTGCCAGCTTTTCCGACAGCGGTGTACCCTTCACCAGATCTGTCTTCTCGCCGACTTTCGTGCCACCCTTGTCGTAATGCTCGTACCAGTTATTTGAAACCACTAACTTCCCGTGGATCGGGTGCTCATACACGCGGGCTGTCTTGCCTTTCAGGTCCTGCTTGCCGGTTTCTGTCCAGCCGCGATCTTTGAGTAAGAACCCGGTGCTGCCGGGCGCGTCACCCATCGGGGCATCTTTTCCAGGCCCCGGCGGTCTGCCGCAGTTAGGACCGTGACAGCCCGATCCAGGTCCTCCGGCGTTGATGTAGCGGACACGCATTCTGAGCAATATGCTGCTCGCTAAGTCGGGTGGCATTGCTGGAGGCGGTAGGAATAGCTTCATGAGACACCATCCGATATGACAATTTTCTTTTTCCCTGCAATGAGTGAAACCAGCGTCCTTGCTGTCGAAGCTACATCTTTAGAAGCCGTTGCCGCAAGTGTGTTCAGTTCCGTGATGACTTTGGCTACATTCTTTGACCTGCCCGTATCGAACAGCCCCTGCAGTGCGGGATACTTGTCTGCTGCGGCATCTGCAGCGTCTATCAGGTCCGTGTAGCCCTTGTTGCTGGCAAACTGTCCCAGCGGCTTGCTGTCGCCGATTACTTCGTAGCTCATGCGATTAGTATCCCTCTCAATTCTTTGATGCTTACTTCTTTCATGGTGCGGAGATAGAACGAACCGACGCCCTTGCGATAGAAGTAGCGTTCTGTGCCGGGTTCTCTCTTATCGACCACCACCGTATGCGCGTTTAGCTTTTCTTTCTTAGCAGCCTTGACCTTCCGCGCCAGCGATTCCTTGTGCATCGTGATCTTGCTGTTCGAGTTGTCGATGAACGTCTTGATTTCCACACCGACGCCCTTTGCTGGTGGTGCTGCAGGAATCTTCAAATCGAAGGCTGCGTTGTCGGGCGTGCGGTCCATCTTCAACGCTATGCTAAGATCACGTTCCGACTCGTCTGCTATCCGCTGCTTTTCTCTGGTCGAAGGCTTGTATGTTGCCGAAGCACGCTCTGCACGGCTCTGCTCCGATCCAGAGCCTGCAGGACGCCCACACTGGTCGCCATGACATCCGGAGCCGGGACCACCGCCCATCAGGTTGAATCGCTGCAGGTTGGGTAATGGTTTGGGTTGAATGGGCTGCAGCAGCGTGCCGGGGCGTTGAAGAATTAGCCTGCGCAGGGTAGCTGGACTTGCTGTAATCACCGCTGGTGCTCCTAGAGCGAGGATACTAACGTTCCCTGGAGCAGCCAACGGCGAACGGGATTTACTCCTCTCGTATCCGAGCAAACATCAGACAAAATAAAGGCCCGGCATTGCACCGGGCCAAGGCGGTCTTCAACCAAAGCGTTGATTAAACTATTGTAACTGTTCTGTTCTATACTGCCTCCATCAGCCGAACATGATTTGGAGCAAAGAGCAGAACATCGCCCTTCTTGTATAGCTGCTTTCGCTCATTACGAAACGGATCATCAAATATATCTTCATCCGCCGTATACTCAATTAAACCAGGGAAATCCGGTGCCATCCTGACCGTTGCATTGCCGATTAAACGAATTGCGAACGTCATGCCGGGACCTCCACCCCAGCCTGCTAGCTCAACTTTAGACACAAATATTGTATCGCCCGGCTTTTGATCTTCCATGTTTGCTCCTAATCGTCGCTTAGATCCTGATGCATCTGATCGTAGCCAAGCGCTCCCAGATCCCGCAGCACATCCATTGACTCTGCAACATCACGATCACAATCAACCTGGAGCTTTTTGCAGCACTCACAATACTTAAACTCTCCTGGCTCGAAGCCCAGTTCAAGCAGCTGTGCCACAGTAAACATCAGGTTTTCGTCCCACATCATGTAGAACGGATAAACTGACGGGTAGTCCGCGGGCTTGGCATCTTTGTGACCAGTAACGATGATCGACTCCTCATTTGCTGGCCCCAATTCATAGCCCAACATACCAGCTGCCTTAGTCAGCAAGTCGTTCTCGCTGAGCCAGCCGACATTCAGTGGGACTTTCTGTTTATCGTTCATTCTGCTCCTTTACAACCACTGGATTAAACTCGATCTGTGCAAAGCCCATCATGCAGACCATATTGTTTAGAACAACCACGTCGCCCACAGATAAACTATGAGCAGTCTGCCCGTTCGGGCGATCGTCACGATTAAACTTGTAGAACAAATGTTCCAGCACTTCCTGGTAGGATTGGAACACGCCCTTCTCAAGCTCGCCTTCAGCAGACTTGAGCATTTCGTCGCCCTGCTCATAGCCATTCTCGTATCCGAGCAATTGTGGCGGCTGGCAGTCCTTTCGACTGCGTGCCGCACAGCGAGTCACACTGCACGTCGAACATGACTTGCCAGATCTTGTGCAATGCTTCTATGTAAAGCTCATCTTCTACTGTCTGGCCCGCGGTCAGTTCCACGGCTTCCTTGAAGTTAGTCCAGTTCTGCTGCTCTGCCAGTGCGGACACCAGCTGCTTGTATCGCTTCCGGTCAATGCGAATTCTGAAGCGGTAATCGCTCTGCGGCGTCTCCTCGATGGCCGGCGACTTGAGAATTTCGAAGCGCTTGACCAGCTTTTCCAGATGACTCCTGCATCTGGCGCGCACCATCACGCTGTTGCCCAGCACTGAAACACTGAAAAATCCATGTATCGTAAATAACCAGATATTGCTACCCTTCCTTTCTTTCTGGCAACCGTTTGATCAGTTCGCCAATGGCAAGGATAAGCTTTTCTATACGCTCATCTCTCACCCGTTGCAACGCAGTCTGCTTGTCCATCTGTTCCTGGGCAATGACTTGCCAGCCAAGCATAAACTTGAATTCCTTGGCTGTAGCTTCATGCATATCGTTGATCAAGTAACTCAACTGCGTAAATCTTGCCTCAAGGCGACGATCAGCCATTGCCATCGTGTCTACCAGGCGCTCCAATGCTTGCTCTATGCGATCTATTCTTCCTGCCCCGTTATCGTCAGCCATGCTTATCCTTCTCTTCTGCCGTAGCTGATACTAACATAGGCTCGATCCAAATTGTTTTTCTAAGTGACCTTTGCGGTCCATGCGCCTGCTCCCGTGTGTGGCCCCGTCTCCAGTGCATTCTGGGTGAGGCGTGGGTGCCGTGATCGGTGCGGATTACTTTTGGCTTGTAATACTTGCCGATAACGTTAGGCGACCAGTATTCGATCGGCGGCCCTATCTTGCTCTTGACCTTTCTTTCTAACTTTGCCTTCTCATGTAGCTCCGGCTTTGCGTCCATCACCATGAACGTGCCGAACATCAGCGTGGCGACCGATTCGAGGAATATGCTGTCCTCGTGATTCAGCTTGTGATCCAGAATCGTTGGCGTTGGCAGATGCGGACCGTGCCCGTATTCCTCACCGATGCTGTAGAACAGATTATTCAGCTTCACCAGCGGCGACGATTCATCTGTCAAATTCCCATCGTACCAGACGCCGTTCTTGGTCGTTAACGCCAGAAACGAGAATGTCCCCTGCGTGTGCTCCAGCCTCGGCAGCTTTCCTTGTTCCGGCGGGTAGTAGATACCAGGCGGCATCCGCGAATAGATGATACAGACTGCTTCCCCGTCGACTGGATGCACCAGCGTTCCCTTCGGGAGCATGAAGATGCCATGCTCGTACGGCAGATGCATTTCCTGCCAGTTGATCGCGTCCGGGAAATCTGTCCGCTTGACTGCCTCGACCAGTTTCGGATCGAGAAACATCATCGGCATCTTCATTTCCATCAGGAATTTCAATCCAGGCAACAGCAACCGCGTTGCAGCTGGAAGATTCTCCAGGTCGAGCCATCGAGCTGAGGCGACTGCATCCGTCAGGAATGCTGCGACTACTTTGGCTGAGTGAAACCCGCCGATCTCTGCGTAACGCCGTGGATACAGTTTTCGGAACAGCTCCGGCTCTATCGTCTCGGCCCCGCGGACCATTAGATGCCCGATGTCTTCACCGGCCAGCCTTGGAAACATATGCGGACCGCCGAAGGCAACGCCCACTGCCTCTTCAGACGTGGAGCTGAACGTAAACCCGTCATCTGCCGTTGTTTTGGTATCTTTGTCAGCCACGCCCTGTTATACCACGGGTTCGAACTCGTGGACAAGGCTAAAGCTATTGCTTGACTATCGGATTAATCTGCCCCGGCTTGCCTGCCTTGGGGATTATGCCCTTTGATCCCGGGCCGCCGGGCTTCATGGCTTGCTGACCGCGTTTCTCAACGAATTCCGAATAGGACGCGGTACGCTTGCTGTGCTCCTTCAGGCGGTCCTGCTGTTCCTTGGCCCACTGCTTGATGATTTTCGGATCTATCGGCTTGACGCGATGCTGCGCCTGTTCCTTTTGCTTGCGCTCTTCGAAGAATTCCTTCGTTTCTTCCGACAGCTGTTCGAGGATGCCCGGCTCCTGATTTTCCATGTCGTGCATGACATTTTTGACCGGCGGCATCTGCTCCTGGTCGAACAGGTTGCGAAGCTGATCCACCGGCATTTCCGCGAGTTCCATGGCGGTATATGCAGTGCCGGAGATAGGGAATTTCGGAAGGCTGAGCTTGGTTGGCGAGGCAACTTTGGGCTTTATCTTTAATGGTTTCTGCCCGCCAGGACCGCCGGGTGCTGTAGTCGGCGGCTGTTGCCCCGGTGGTAGGCCCTTTTTCCCCGGCGCCTGCCCCGGTGGGATCGATTTTTGGGGCGGTCCATTGACCGCAGGCGTCGTCCCCGGCCCCTGCCCGGGACCACTGGGACCGCCCGGTCCTGCAGGCGGCGCTGGCGGCTGCATTTCCTGCTGAGTCTTGGCGGCTTCTTCCTGGGCGTACACCTGCGCCTGCACGTTGAGCAACATGCATTCAAACTGCGTAAGGTCTGCGAATGGGCTATCCAGCGGCTGCTTGCCCATGCCGATTCTGATTCCGTTTGGCGTCTCGGCATTGGCGCTGTACATCCGCGTCAGCATGTCGAGCTTGGTGACCATATCCGGGTCGTCCAAATTCAGGTAGACGAACTCGATATCGTACCAATGCAATTTGTTGTGTAGGACGCGCGTCGTAAGTGCTTCTGCCAGGCGCTTGCCCATCGGGACCACGGCCGATCTGTGGTCACGGTCGTCTAGCACTTCACCCACTGCTCTGTTCACGTCGTGTTCCACGCCAAGTGCCATCGCCGATAAGTCGAATGCGTTGCCGATCATCCGGATCAGCACTTCCTGCCAGCCCAACAGTAAGTCGGATTCGACCGTCGGCTGCACCTCGATGACTTCTGGCTTCTTCATCCCGCCGACGATCGATATCTTTGCCTGCCCTTCTAGCTCGTTCTGGATATGCCTGCGCACGATTTGATAGGCTGCCTCGGAATTCCCACTCCAAAATGCATAGCCATTTCGGCGACAGTATAGAGTGCTATTTGGCACTGTCGCACAGTACACCATCCCATCATATGGCACTAGCTGCGGCTTGCACATCCCTCGACCAGGCCTATAAGCGCTAGGCATTAAGCTGATCTCTTCAGTCGTCTGTTCTATCACGGAATAGCCAGGTGATATGCAGCGTCCATGCTTGTCAACATGCGCATTCGATCGACCAATACTGGCACTGCTACCTATCTTCTGAAATAGTTCTTGCAGATCGTCAGCTAGTTTTCGACTGGTCGTGAAGTATCCTCTGGCACCCTTATTTCCCCTAAGCCAGCCATCACCTATACAAGCCCAATGCACAAACGTGCTGATAACATCAGAAGGCGCGTCCTTAATGTAGTCTGGCACCCACTTGGTATATTTATTTCCAAACTGTGCGAGATGTTCCCAAATGTCTCGGCAAGTAAAAGTAAAGGCATTGCCGTGCGTGTAGTAAGGCAAGTTCATCTTGTCCATCAAGGACTTAATAGCCTGATACTTCTCTGAATTGGCCTTACTGCTCTGAGCCACGATTACCTTAAACGTATGGATATCAGTGCAATGCTTCTTCTGATGAGCGAAAGCATTTCCATCTGCTGATGCTGCTATCGCAGCTATATAACCAGGCTCTTTTACCCCTTGCTTTTTCTTTAAGCGTGCTGCATGCATGTTGCCGCTAGTAGAACCCTCAGCCATCCATATTCCAAGGAATGCTGCCCAATCTTGCCAATCAAACTCCCATTTGCCTACTGTAAATTTTTCTGCCGGCAGCACGCCGTCTACCCACTTAGATCTAGCTGGAATAACAAAGTCGGCAGGGGTTTTCTTGCTAGACTGGCCAGGCGCTATGCCCTGATATATGCGATCATAGTACCTTCGCATGACCAGGCGATTTCTACATCGCTTGCAATTCGGATCTGGCCTATCAATGTGACATTTTGGCTTTCGTGTAGTCATCCGTGCTATATCTGAGCCAACGGATATTTTACTGCCCTTTCCAGGTTTATTGGCAACCGTACTAATCACATCGCACGCTTGCGCAAACTGCTCGTCACCGAAATAATAGATATGCTTCCCATCCTGTCTGCCCGAATACTTGTAACGCCCAAACATTCGATGATTCGGCGTCACTTGTATGCGAAGATTACGATTCTGAAACTGGACCAAATTGCCCTTGTAGTGCTTCTTATGCAAAGCTGTGCATTGCTGCCACTCGAACTTTCCATCAGCACTACGAGTAGCAAAGCAATCGGTATCTAAAGTACCAGACCATGGCACCCATCCCCGCGTTGTCAACACTTCCGTTTGATCGTCAAAACATTGTGGCTGCTCCCACCACAACCACGTTTTGTGGACTTGATCCGTGCCTGCTCTGCCGCTCATGTCCTGCACGCCCAGAAAATCTGTGATCGAGCGAAATCCGACTTCCATCTTGCCCGTGCCGAATGGTGTATCCGTGGCTATGTTGTCACGCACGTACATTAATTCGTCATCGTAGAACAAAACGGCTCCGCGCTCGCCTTTTAATCCGGTCATCTGCGCGTAGTGAGGATAGTCCTGCGACAGCGATTCTGCCCAGTTGGGAAATATGCGAATGCTCTCTGTATTCACTGCCCACATTTTTATCGGGCGTTCCGGGTCAGGCGTAAGTGACAGCTCCGTTGAGAATGAGCCGAAGATGAGTAAGTCCTCCAGCCCCTGCTCCATCCACGTCTGAAAGCTATCTTCATTATTCGGATGGGTGAATATTTTCTTGGCGATCCGTATGCGGGCATCCCGCTCCTTATCTGAGTCAAGTACTGCTACGCCATCTATCGGCTGCACATCCCAGGCCTGCCCGATCAAAGCGTTTTTAATCAGGTTGATGGCTCTGCGCGGCACAGGCGTGCGAGACATACGCCGCAGTGCGTAAGGCGTCGCTTTCATCAGCGGCGTTGCCAGACGGTTGATCGTAGCTGGGATGAACGGCCATGCCCAGGATTTTCTATCTACGATATCCAGGCGCCCGGCCTTCACTGCTGCTATCTCCTGCGTCTGCCGCGCCTGCACGGCGGGCCACTGATGATATGGCAAATCCTTCAGTTCCTGTGCGTGGGATATCTGAAACACCCGCACGACTTCCTTCGTCCGGTAGTGCTTGAGTAACCGGGCACGAAAGCTGTTATGCATTCGCCGCAAAATTTCAATCATATACGGTTCCGTATCCTGCCTGTTATGACAGCACTAACGGTAGCTCTGCTGAGGTTTAGCCTTCGTGCTATAGCAGAAATAGCTCCATGCACAATGTTGGCAGTATACATTGCTTTTATTAGCCCAATCTGCTGTTCGGTTAGTGCAGCGTTATGGCGCCGGCGCCCGTCAGCTACTGCATCAGCGAAGTTATCAAAGCTGTTTCCAATATAAAGATGTGCAGGGTTTGCGCAAGCTGCATTGCCGCACACATCAATGCGTTTATGGCAAACATACAAACCGTCTGGAATAGGTCCTATCCACCAGATATGTGCAATGCGATGAGCCTGAAATTCAAAATGGCCATCTGCCATCTTCATTTTTATGTGACCATGGCCAGAATGATCCTTAGATCCGGTCCAAAGCCAACAGCCCTTAGGCGACGAACTCTTATCAACAAACTTCGAAAACCGAGCCTGCTGTGCCGCTAGTGTATCTGGAATCTTTCTCATCGTCACCCAGATACTAACATGAACCTTGGCTATGTCAAAGCTTATAGAGCACGGCTAAGCCCTTATCTCATCATCTCATCATGAACTCTGCAACCGTGTCATCGCTGGAGTAAAAGCCGCCACCTGATAAGCGAACACTGCGCGCGCCGATCGTAAAAGCTGATGTCGATCCCCACGAAGGATTTTTCGGCTGCGTAACCGAATTCGTCTGCACCATCTGGCCGTTCACCCACAGGCTGAATGTGCTGGCATCCCATGTAATGCGAATTTTCACGATCACGCCTTTGCCGAACACTGCGTCTTCCGTGCCCGCCGGGATCGCGTATACCGCCGCGTAGCCCTTCGCGCCGAACCCGAACCGCAGCGCGCCGTCCGTACTCGTGTACGTGTTGAAACTCCACCAGCTTCCGTTGGCGTCGTAGATTTCGAAGGCGCTGCGCATGTTCGGGCTTGCGAGCGCCTGCCGTTCCGCGAACGTGTAGCCGGATCTGAGATACAGCGAGATCTCCGACGAATTGTTGAACACGGTGCCGAACGATGCGCTCGTGAAATTCACATATGCGGCATCGCTGCCCTGGTTGCCGCCGTTCAGAAATGCCGCGCCCGCGCCGGTCGCATTCATGATCACGCTGCCGCCGCCGCGCACCGTCAGCGTGCCGGTCCATCCCGTGGGTTTCACGACCGGCGTCACGGTCGCGGAATCCACGAGCGACGGCATCTCCGTGGTCGTTACGCGGAATTGAAATTTCGCGCTTGGATCAATCGTAACTGCAACTGTCTTCGTTGCACCCGCAACCTTGGCTGTGATCGTATCTTTTTCTATGCCGGTGGCTAGCGCCGAAGCTGTAACCGGAAATTTGAAGCTGGACGAGTTGCCGGGAATGCTGACCGATGCGGGCACCGTTAGATTCGCGGAACTGCTCGTGATCGATGCGCTGAATCCGCTAAGTGGGGCTGCGGGTGACAGGCTGCCGGTGCATGATGTATTTTCGCCGGGAATCAACATAGCCGGATTGCAAGTAAGTGCTGTAATCGAATAAACAATCGTGGCGCCTGCAACCACGTTTATTTGCTGCGTTAGCCTCACCGTCCCGGCTGCTGCTGTAATCGTTGCTGTCTGCGCAGGCGTTGATGTCGTCGTCGTAACATTGAATGTCACTTTCGAGCTCGTCCAGCCGACCGTGACAGATGCCGGGGCTGTAATGCCTGTGGCAGTCCTGCCTCCGTGCTCTCGTCTGCGTGCCAATTGCACCGATATCGCTATCTTGAAGCCCGCGGTCCCGGCTGGTGCCGTCAGCCCCGCAGTGCATGCAGTTGCTGATCCTGCACCGAACGATGTTGGCATACAGGTAAAGGTGCTCAGAGCCTGCCCGCAAAGCTGCGCAGTCAGGATCGCAAAGAGGATGCAGAACGATTTCATTTACGTCACCTCCGTGAATGAGTAACTATTTAGCGGCTCGGATTATATCCACATTCTATCAGGAAATTGCGCAGCTTGCGTGCGTTCTCCATCGAGCAATTTGTTTGCTCTACATCGTCGTGAAGCCACTCTGCACGCCAATACTCCCATTCCATCTCCGTGCGCAGGAACTCGATGGCATAATCGAGCTGCTCCTTCATCCGCTTGCAGTCTTCGCAGGGCATTATTGCATTGCTGCCTTTCTGGCCACGATCTTGGCTAATGCAGCCCGCACCTTTTCCTTTGCTGCATCATCAAACTCGTTCGTCTCGATCACGGCTTCGGATATCATGCGTAGCTTGTAGGGAACTCTGTATCCATTCAATGCTACGACGATGATCGGCTTGTTAAGCATTAACGCTGCACCTGCTTGCAGCAGCAAGAATACATCCTCTGCTCCCTCTGGATCGGCAAGAAGCATTATGAACTCTGATGCCTTCATCTTCGGCAGTAATTCTTGGCTGATGCCTTCTCCTATCTTCTTCAGCAGCTTCATCATCTCATCAGTCATTCTATTTTCCTCACAACATCTTGATCAACACCCGCACCTGAGCTACTAAGTTGGCTATGTCCAGGTTATTATGGCTGAACAGGACTCTGCCGAAGTTGTCATCGGCGAACGGAAACCATTTCCTCATCGGCTGGCTGTCGGCATACAGGACCACGATTTTCTTCTGCCAAGCAGATGCTAGCCAAGTCCAGTCATTGGGCGTGCCGATCACCAGCTTGGCTGTGGACAACAGTTTTTCCTTTTCGGGGCATCTCAGCTGAAACAGGATTTCATTTTCCATCAATGCTACTTCCGGGCGCTTGCCCAGCCCGATCATATATACCTTGCCCGTATAAGTCTTGGCCAGCCGCAGTATTGCCCGCAACGCCGACACCGGAAGCTCGAAGTCGGGATGTATGTCCCCCAATGCGATAACAATGTGATTTCCGTCGCTGTACGGTCCCTCAGGCAGGATCAACCGCGGCATCGTGGTGGTGTAGGGTAGACCCGAAGCGTCGGCGATGGATTCTACGATGCTGACATCGTCATTGCTATCTGGCAGGTGAAATTCTAGCGGAATCGTCGGCTCGGCAACCAGACCGGAATACAACCGAAAGCGCCGGAGCAATTTGGCTACTTCTCCATGCGGGGTGGAAAAATAAGCAGAGTTATGCTGCGCAATCAGGACTCCAGCCAGTGCATGCCACAGTTGCTCTGCGCCTCTGAAGTCGAGTGTCACGAGAAACTACAGTGTAACCAATCTTCATGGCATTTCCAGCCAGGGCAGCTTCAGGTTCGCTTCCACAGTCTACCGCGCTGGTCCTTGCAGTGTCTTTCGACGCCCTGGCTGGAAATGCCACGTCACTACTTTCCATGCTAACACACTTTTACTTGCTCAGACGACTGTTCGTGCCAGCAATACTGCAGGACGTCGATGTACCCCGCAACCTGAAATCCCCGTCTGCTGCGGCCGGTGATCTCGAAACCGGCTTTCTCGATTTTCTTCATCATCTTCTTGAGCATCGTTACACCAATTTCCACTGCCCGTCTTCGAACTCGATCTGCTTATCGCTGTAGAGCTTCTTCAGCGTGTCGACCACCTGCTGCTTCTGCTCCGGGTTGATACCCAGACGCTTCATCATCCACCGCGGCGAATGTGCCTTTTCTTTGGACATGACCGTCTTCAACTTTTTTGCCAGCAGCTCGTTCAACGGCGTGTTGCTGACCTTGTTCTCGATCACCGGGTGGCTCTTGCTGCTGCTGCCGTTTTTGCTGGGACTCTTGCCTGCTGCGACCGGCCTGCAGTCCTGGCACCACTGCTCGGCGGGCACCATGACCTTCGTCCCGCCCGTCCAGGTCCGCGTTTTCCACTTCGTGACCAGCGCGAAGTAACCCACCGGGATGCCGCGATGGCAGCCGGCGCACTCGCCTTCCAGCTTTCTGGGCAGCGGTAGCGCCTTCAGCTGTTCGATCTCCAATTTTTCTTTTTCTGTTAATTCGACTCGTGAGCTCATCTTTTGATCCATCCTGTCCCTCTGCACTTGCGGCAATAGGGATCGACATCTCCATCGCGGTCCTGAACACACGTACACAGCTTGATCAACGCACCGCACCGGATGCACGACATCACGTGCTTGAAGTCCTTCCGCGGCGTGTGGGCTGTGCACTGGATTTTCAAATTGCCTTCCGATCGGGCGCCGGGCAGCCCTGATGGTAATACTGCATGTCCTGCGTCCGCATGGCACCGTCGATTCGGACCATCTTGCCGCACGACGTGCAGGTCGCAGTCGTTTCCGCCTGCACCGGCTTGGGTGCCGCTACACAGTCGTGGCCGCTTTTCTTGACCACCTTCTTGCAGACCCGGCAGAATTCGTGGCACGCGTAACACGGAACCAGGGCTTCTGCCTTTTCGTCGTCGATGATCTCCGCCACCTGGCCCAGACCACCACAACGCTGACACACGCCCTTTGGCGTGTTCAACGGCGTCCCGGAGTAGGGCCGTGGTGAGAATAGAGGTAACTGCTTCATATCACCAGTCTACACAGGTTTGAACCTGTGCGCAAGTCCAAACTGCTAATTTATTTTCCATTTCCAGCCAAGTAGCGCCCAGTACCAGAAACGCCACCACCAGTTCGGCATTGGGTGCGGTCCTTCTAGCCGAATGTAGGGTGATGCATACAGAACCGAGCGAATTGGCGGCTCCGTGATCAACAAATGCTGTGACGCCTGCGTTGCTGTAGGCTTATTTTCGGCTTTTTTGGCTGTTTCCTGCGTTTTTACAGGGAAAAACCGATTATCCTGCTCCGGTAGATTCCTGAACACGTTGCCTCCCCTAAACCATTGAAAATATGACCCGAAAACACCCGCAAAGGTCCCTCAGGCACCATCGTTGGGGGCTTCCCGGTACTGTGGAGTGTACCCGATCAGGTGGACCCACAGATCGGGATTTTTTTCGGAAATTTTCTCCCGATGCTTGACACAAACTATCTGGTGTGGCCTGCCTGCATGGGGCCGAAGTAAGTCTCAAGGCACGATGGCATAGCGCGGATCGTCGCCCCACTGCGCCGTGCGCAGCTTTGCCTCGTCGCTGTTCACCCAGTCCCACACCTGCCTGCCAGTGATCGGTGTCGAGCCGTCCAGCGCAATCGTCTGGAGGCCGACCCAGCCCGCGGCCGTGGCGCGGAACGAGTATGCGTACGTCTCCAGTGAGTGCGTGGACGAGCTGTAGGCCCAGTAGCCGCTGCATCTCCAGAAATTCACGGCATCAAAATCGAACGGTGGCGCGTCGTCGCACGAACCGGCGCCATTCGAGACGAAACCATTGAGCCACGCGCTACGCCAGTCATCGGTCGTTATGATGTAGCGCCCCGGCTTGGCTGCATCGCCCGCTCCATGCCCATCGTCCAGCGTCGATGGCCATTCCGCCTCGGCCGCCAGCCAGCGATTGTGGCCCGGCGACATCAGCATCCTCATCTCGCCGGTCGCTTCACGCTGCTGCACTGCATCGTCGTAGCCAAGTTCGCGCTGGCCGTTCCAGGTGGCAATGATTTGCTTGTAGTGCGACATCCAGGGCGGGTAAAGTGCGACGATCTTAGTCCAATCGAACGGGTATAGCTCCGGCTTATTCGCCGCTCTTCGCGGAGCCGGAAGCGGTACCGCGTTGGCATTGCTCCACAAAGCAGGCTGCGGCAGCGAAGCGTTCTGGAAGCGGCCGACGTATAGCTTGCCCCAGCACCACATATCGGCGACCGCGTTCGATGTCGCGACGTTGAAGCCCGTGCAGGCAGGGTCGGCCGGCGGGTACTTGCCGTTGACGATCTCATACGCGCCCTCGCCGACTCTCGCGTCGTATTCCCAGTGCTTCGTCAGGAACTGATAGCGCGGATCGCTCTGATCCAGCAGCGTGACGGCGCCGCCCAGCGTGCGATGCCCCCAGGCATAGCCGCGTGCTTGATAACTGCCGTTGTAATGACTTATTGCCCACCAGTTATGGTGCTGATATCCGAGCGTCCCGGCGGTATCGGCCGCGCGCAGATAGAGCGCGAAGTTCACGATCTCATCGACGTAATACCGCTCGCCGTCAGAGAGGAAAAAGGCCGTGTACCACAGGTCGGGATGATGCGATCCGTCGAGCGTCCAGCCGTTCACGCTCGAGCTCTGCGGGAAGTAGATCGGTTGGATCTTGTCTGCTGCGGCAACTCCGGCCACGAAATCCCACGTAATGCCATACCTGCCGGAGAGCCATGTCGGCCGTGCTTCCGGTGACGGAAACCTGCCAAAGGCCGGCGCCTGGGCGTTCGCGTCGGTGCAAGTGCGCGGGCAGAACTTCTGCGTGCCCGCCCTGGTGTCGAGCAGGTGGAACGGGATCATCGCGGAACAATCGCTCTCGCCCAGCGCGATCACCCGCATCGGACCGGGAGCATACAGGGCCAGCACGTGCGCCTGCGTCGTTGGCCCGATATCCCACCGCCCGCCGACCAGGTTGAAGTTCTGCGTGATCGTCCCATGCGACGTCGGGTCGGCGCATTTGTCGCTCTTGTTCCACTGCTGCTGCCAGTATAGCGTCGAGCCGCTTGCGATCTTGACCGTCGCATCCCAATGCGGGAACAGGCCGCTGTCCGCTTTATAGGCCACGTTGTAGTTGGCGGTGTTCACGACCGGCGGTGCTTCGCCGTCCCATGCGACTTTCCTAAACGTCGTGGTCGGGTAAAAGCTCACGCCTGCCTTCGCGTACACGGTGTTCGTGAGCGCTGGCCCGTTCAGGACGCTGTAGTCGAAATTCAGCAACTCCAGGCGCGATCCCATGTCCGCGCGAATCTGGACCTCCTCGCGAATGCCGGTAGGCCACGATGGATAAGCACGCAGCGCGATCACTGGCCGGATCGGCTTGATGATGCCGTGCCCCTCGTCGAAGCCCATCGTGTACTTGAAGAAATTCGTCTGATCGTCGAGCGGGCCCTGCAGCACCATCTCCGTCACCACCGGGCCGCGCAGCCAGTACGTGCAGTTGCTCTGCGGATCCCCGCACTGCCGCCCCGCGTCCACATCGTCCTGCAGCATGGTCCGCGCACTGACCTGCTGCCCAAGCCCGTTGTACGCCAGCTTCGCCGCAGCGTTCCACCGGCCGCCCATGAAGTTCAACATCTCCTGCGAGGTCATGGCGGCGCCACTGCTCGACTGTGCCAGATCGTCCGCCCAGTTGATCATCTTCCCCTGACTGGCCGCGAACGAAATCGGAAAGCTGACGATCGCCACCTTCACTGAGCCGTCCGACCACCGCCGCACCTGATCCACTTGCCACGTCGGCAACGCCACGCCGTTGTACACGGGCCTAGGGAAGTGCGCTATGTCCCCTTTCTTGAATCCCCACACCAGCGTTTTTACCGAATCGATCGCGCTCGCCGACGGGTTCGAAAGACTCACCTGCGCGCCACTGACGATCTTGGCTTTCTTCTTACACCCGGATGCGATCAGAAGGATAACTGAGGCGGTCAATGCAGTCGTTACTCTGAACATTGGAAACTCCTTGAAAAAAAAAATCGGGACTGCATCATTATTAATTTTTTCTAATCGTAACTGCTGCCGTCGCTGTCTGTACTCCGCTGTGAGCTATTACTTGCACCTGCACGTTGTTGCCCTGTATTTTATCCGGTGCTCTGTACAGGCCCGCTGCGTCGATGCTACCGATGTCCACCGGGCTGATCGACCAGACAGCATCGGGCAGATTCGCGGTGAACTGCTGCGTGGTCCCGGTCTGCATGGTCACCGCCGGTGGCGATATGGTGAGATTTTGCGGTGGTGCGGGCTGATCAATAATCACCACCTCGGCCTTGTTGCTCGGCGCGGATTCCTGCGTTGCCGCTGACTGCAGATAGCTCGTGGCCCAGTAACAATACGTGCCCGCCGTGACGTTGCTGTCGGTGTAGGTGAGCACCGTGACCGGTGACGAGTTCAGCTTGGTTCCGGTGCTCGCCGAGGCGCACGTGACGGTGGCCCGATACACGTTATAGCTCACGCCCGGCGTAGTGCTTGCGGTCCAATTGATCACCACGGTGCGCGCTGCCGTCGGCGTTGGCACGGGAATGTGCTTCGCGCATCCGCAAAGCATTATCGTTGCGATAACAGCTATTAACCATCTCATCTAGGTCTCCTACGGAATTACTGGTCTTGGTTATCCAGGCACCGATGATTATCGCTGCCCCGGTGACGATCATAAGCCCTATCGCTATCATCACTAACATCGTCTTCCTCTGGGTCGGGGCCGGTCCATGTGCCCAAGGTCTTCGAGTTAGGGAATCAACCGTTACCGGCCCCTCTGCTGCGCCAATTTCTGAGCCTCGCAGCCCGATTGGCACATTATACAGAAACGGCAGTGATCGTTACTCGGACTCTGCTTCATCCTCGTCGATCAGGCGATCTGACGGGATGTAGCCTTCAGCTGGGACAGAGATTGGATCGAGGTAGCCGAGCACGACCAGGCGGCAATAGTAAGCTATCCATCCGGCGGATATTCTATCGTCGTGCGCTCCGGTCGATGCTGCTGGCCTTCCCTTCTCGTCCCGCACGAAGGTCAGTGCTTCTGCGAAGAAACCTTCTTCCCACAGTAACTCCGGGCTATCGGTGACAAAGCGGTTGAGCTTGTTCAAGGCTATCGGCCGTGTCTTGACCGTAGTCGGGAAGCCTTCCACTTCTACGATTTTCCTTTCTCTCTTCCACCAGTCACGGTGCTTGTAGATCGCGCCATACCTGCACTCGCCCTTCAGCGTAAGTACGGTCGTGCCGCCGTCTCCCGTTCTCTCTACTGCTATCAGGGCATTGTTGTAGTAACTGCCGACATCTGCTAAGTCGTAGGCGAATTCTTCTGGCGAGCTGTGCGCGTGGAGCGAAGCGACCTGCTCGCCCGTTTCGAGGTCTACGCACGTGGCTGCGTTCCAGTCCGTCTCCTCACTGCTTACCGTACGCCCCGTGGCAATGTCTGCGCCCATCAGGTAACGTCGCCCGGGCACGCGTGACTTGTATATTGCCCCTTCTCCGTTTCTAAGTATGCTAAGTGGCTTGTAGCCGAACAGCTCTCGCTTGCGGGCAACCAGGATCTGGCGATTGAAGTACTGTAGGCCGCTAACCAGGAACGCAGTTAGGACGTCTTCAGGGATATTTCTCGTCGAAGTTGCCCCGCTGCTGCAACTTTACTTTTCTACGCCAAGCTATCCTCTCCAGATCGTCCAGCGTGATATCAGCATCGTCTACCTTTTCACGTGACATGCTTCCAGTTCCTTCTTGTTGTAATTAGCCAAACTCGGCGAATGGGCGAACTGCAGATAATTGCGATTCACCCAGAACTCGTTACCGTCGTCGAAACGAACGCGCACGCATCCGAGCCGCAGCCCGTCGAGCATCACCGTGCCCATCGCGCCGAAGTGAAAGCCGGGACAATGTGCGATGAACCGAACACGATCGCCGCGGCCGACGCCCGATTCCGCTCGGCTCATATGCACGGAATACTTAGTGCGGCGTGCTGTCTCTTTTTCTGATTGCTTCATACCATTGTTCGCTTATTCTTGACCCACGCAACAGGCTTCAGCTCTTTGTGAAAACGGGCTATCAGCGTTCTTTCTTCAGAGGTCAGATCTTTCTTGAGCTCCTCCGCCTCCTTCGGCGATAACTTGACTCTGTACTCATCTGTCCAGTACCAGCTATAGAAATGCAGCTTTGCATCTGCGTCCTGCGGGGTGTTGATGCACCGCATGACGTCCTCGAAGAAAGGCCCACCGGCTCCGTTGGCTGTGCAGTTCTTATCCAAGGTGCCATCTGGAACGAGTGCGCCTTCTACGTTGCTGAGTGTATCTGCCGGGCTGCCGGGCCAGCGGCTGTACTCATCTGCCAGGATGTGATGCAGCGTGATGCCCTGGCCGCTCTCTTCTACTTCCGCTGACGCTACGATGACTCTCGAGTCTAATTGATCGAAGATTAATTCCCGCCTGTTTGATGCTTCGGTATGCAGCAGGTTATTTTTGAGGCTTATGCTAAATGCGTTTTCTCTCGTGTCGTACGGATCGACAGCGCCGATGTACCGATAGGCTCTGCGGGCAATTACAAAGTGCTTCTGCACATACTCGTTGTTCTGTGAGATGAGCAAACTGCCGATGCCGTAGTCGAGTATTGCTGGCACGAACAGTCGTCTGAGCAAGTAGTAAGTCGTGCCGCCGATCTGCCTGGCTTTGACCAGGAGATTTCTTTGCGCCAGCTTGCTTTCCATATCATGCTGTATCCAGTTGAACCGGAACGGCACCAGGCTGCTGACTTTGCCGCTCTTGAACGTGACCTTCGTCTTGGTCAAGATCCAGAACAGGGCCATCATGAACTGCTCGATGCCCCATGCGGCATGCATCTGCTGCAGCGCCTTGAGCTGGTCTTTAACGAGGGCACTATCTGGGCCGGAGTACTTCTTAACGCGGATGGTCGCGGTAGCCATCTACGATTACTGAGGCTTTCTTAGTGTTCTTCCCTCTATCTCGGTCAGGCGACGATCTAACTCCTCATCATTGATAAGCAGGACGCCAGCAACGCGTTCCAGGCGTTTGACGCTGTCCGCTACATCTATCATCATGGTAGTAAGCCTATCCAGATTCTTTTCTATGCGTTCAAAGCGCTCTTCAGATGTCACTTAGTCTGCTCCCTCATCTTCCTCGCAGTCTACTGATTTACCACAATACAGGCACTTCTGCCAACCGCCGCTCTTAGGGTCGATGAACTCTTTCCAATCGTGAAAACCCCTTTTGACGCAGATATCTTTTTCGCTGCTCTTCGGTAAGGCACTTTTCCTGGTCTTCGGTAAGCGTGCCGACTTTGATCCCTGCTTCAAGTTCTTCATCTATCTCCTTGTAGATCAACGGAATAAGCTCGTTAAATTCTACATGTTCGTTTCTGCGTACCAGCGCCTTGAGCTCATCCAGGCGCCTTCGTTCTCTGGTCGTCATACTCCCGACATGGTAACCGATGGCTTCTCGCGGTCGACTATCACGAACCGCTCCAGCATCTCTCGCGCGAATGCAATAACTTTATCTGGATGCACGATTTCCGGGTGGGCAAGCAGCCAGCTTTGCAACGAGTCTACGGCTGCGTCTGCGTCCTGCATTAAGCCGAAGATCCCGCCTTCGTTGCTCGACTCCCATCCTATTTCTTTGACGATGCGATAGTGCTTGTCATCAAAGCCGACTACCGGCAGCCCTGCCCAGTGCGGAAACACGACGTGCTGCCCTTGCCGTAGCTGCGAATACACCTCGACCGGCTTGCCCTTGAAGATCTTGGTCGTCGGCAGCCACGTCTTCAGCACTACGCCTTCATGCGTGGGCTTGTTCTGCTTCGGCCCTTCTACCAGGACTATTTTTCCGACTGTCTGCTCCTTCTGCAGCACCCGCACGAATACCCACGGGTACAGTGGCTGAAATTCTCTGATGTTGTCATCTGTCATTATCCCCTCACTGGATCGGTGTCGTTGTGGTACGGATGTAGTTGGCTCCTTCATCCGGCTCTCTCATGCTGAGCAACAGGTTGGGCACCGCCTCCACGGTGACCACTAACAGGGTCTTGCAGACCGGACATCTTTCCGGCGTCGGATGCTCCACCACGATCATTGTCGCGGAGAACATGTTCACGATATGCGGCATTGCGACGTGTGCCCTGATTATCGTTTCGCAAGTGGCGCAGGGCACGTCAATGTCAGGCATCTCTATCTCACTTTCCACGTCTTATAGTGCACTACTCTATGCACTGTAGAATCTGACAGGTGTAATCTGTTACATATTTCTATTTGGGTCATACCACGCCTATGCAAAGCACGAATTATGCGCACTATGCCCACCACTTCAATACGAGCTAAAAATCTGGCAAATACTTCTGGCGATATGTTCTTCGTGGCCCAAGGCCAAGCTGTCTTTTTCATCTTACCTTTAGCCATTTATGCATTTGAACGGAGATGCGGGCACTCTTGTAAGTGGCTTGCAAATCCTGGCAGAGCTTTAGGTTGTGGTCATCTATTTCGTGCAGCCCGTTTACTGGCTGAAACCAGATGCGTCCCCGAACAAGCAGCCCTTTCATCTCCTGCTCGAATACTTCTTTTTGGAACCTTTCGTCTATGAGAAATTTCACTTCATCCGCTATCATCAGGCTGGACTGAAGTACTCCCTGCTTTGGGCTGACCGTGATCCAGTCTACGTCGGACCGGACCGGCTCTAAGCTGATCGTGCCCGACGTTTCCAGGTGAATCATCTTCCTGGCTTTATGCAATGCTGTCAACAGCGGCAACAAGTCATGCATCAACGGTTCCCCGCCCGTGATACAGACTCTCACCTCGTCACCCACCTCGTTCAGTATCTGTTCGACCGTCATGGTCGCGGTCTTCTTGTAGTTCGTGTCGCAGGGAAATTCTCTGCCGTCCCACAAGGTGCATTTTTCCTGATATATTTCTAATCCGTTCGGCTTGTCGAGCTTGCCGTAAGGCTTGCCCACCGTGCATCCGGCTAGCCTCACGAACGTCATCCTCGTCCCCGTCCACTGTCCCTCGCCTTGTACACTCGTGAATATTTCTGCGATCGGGTAGTTAGTAGTGCCTGTCATTTGTCCCTCTTTAAGTCCTCGTCGACTTGGGCCATGTTACCCAAACTGTCCGCAAGAGTAACTCCATCGAAGATCCGGCCCCGGCGTTGTTCCTTCGAGGCGACTTGGGAGGGCGACGCCTTCTTTTTCTTCCTCTTGATCCCGACTGCTTCAAGGATGTTGCCGGTCATGTTGCCCAGCTTGAATTTCTTCTCTTCCTTGCCGGGCACCGACGGCAGCACCACCATCGATATCTCGTAGGCTGACGGTGGCTTCTTTCCCTGCTGGTACGTGGCTATCATCTCGGCTGTGAGCTCTTCACCGTTTTCTGCTCTGCGGCACAGTTCGCACTGCACCCGCATGATGATCGTGCCGCGCGAGACAAACTCTCCGCACGTGCAACAAAACAGATTTACCGTGCCATCTGCATTCGGCCGGTTATTGCTTCTGCTACTGCTGTGGAACATGGTGTCTCCAGGTCTAACAACGCACTCTGCAGCTGCGGCATCAGGCTGCTGCCGCCGTCTATCATTCTGTACTGCTTGTGCGACCACTTGCTAAGATAGTTGGGCGAGCGACCGGACGGCTTGATTTCTATCACCGGCAGCCCCTGCGCACAGGCGAGGTACGTGACCCAGCTGGCCCAGCCTATAATGCCACCGATCTGCCCGTCCACGGCACGCACAAGGGTATCGCCGTCGATTTCAGGTAACCCAAGGCCCACCGCTATCTCTCCGTCGACCGTAAACCACTGTTGGCCCGGCTGTAGCTGTCGTATTTTCGGAAGCACCTTTGTTTCCACGCCGATCATCTGCCCGTAGATCTGGGCAACATGCTGATCGGTGCGCCATTGGTAGGATGCTAGCCTGTCTTCTGTCAAATCGACTTCCGCATCTGCTTCGGCTATGCTGTGCACCGGCTGCTGCTTTAATTCAAGCCCGATGTCCTGGAACAGCTGCCAGTCTTCTTCCGGCATAATTACGCTGTATTCGAGATTTAGATTTATGCCCATCGCGCGCATGCCGGTGAAATAGACTTTCGCGTCGTATTCGTTGACGTAGGTCTGGAGCACGGCCATGGCGGGGAACTGCAGCTCTCTGCTCAGCGGCATCAAGAACCGGACCTTATCTTTTGCGTCTCTCATTGCGCCATATCTCGTTGCATTTATTTTCTGCGCGTCTTGCTAAGCCATTCTTCATCGTGCTTTCTGCGACCAGAGCGAACAGGAGAATCTGCGTTTCGTCTTTGGTCAGCGGCGTGCCGATGCCGTTATAGCGGACAATAAAATCAACGATCGTATCGTCGTTTACGATCATGCACTTGCGCTTCATTGCTTTAGCTTTGGGTCGACGTGCGTGACCGTATCTGCTGTTACGAACTCTGATATCTCATCCAGCAGCTCGGCCTCCGTTTCTTTGAAGAAAATCATAATCTCGCCGTTGACCGAAACGCCGAGCTCTTTCATGCGGACCACGATGGGCTTGCCCTCTATCAGCCGCTTGACGTTTTCCCGGCTGATGCCCAGCCCAAGGCACGTCTTGCCCTCTTTCACCGTCGTAAACTTAAGCATTATTTTCCTCTTGCCTTCTTCATCTTCTCATTAAAACAAAACGGACAGTACGGAATAGGCTTCTCAGTTATTCCTGCCATGTCTAAATGCACGGCGTATTTTATAGGCACTGCTCCGTGCTTATTACACAAAAACATGTCTGTCCGCGGTGCGTTATGTACATCGTGCTTGACGTCCCACAACACTGCTGCCACATATAATGCGGCTACTGCTACAATCACGGCTATGGTCCACATCAACATTTTCTTGCTGCGGCAAATGCTGCCTGCCAGCCCTCGTGCTCTTTGCTCATACTGAAATGCTGCATGGTCACTCTGTGCATGCGCTGGCCCAGTTCTTCTCGCCTCTCAGGCTCGTGGATTAATATTCTGAGCTTCTGCGCCCAGTCCGCTGGGCGATGGCACAGCAGCCATCTGAGCTCTGCGTCAAAGCTGGCAAAGCGATCGTAAGGCTCCACGCTGCTGGCTAGGCACGGTATGCCGCAGTATCCTGCTTCTACCATTTTGATGCAACTTTTGCTTTGATTGAATTCATCTGCTGTCAACGGTGCGAGTGCTATGTGCCAGCCCCACACCGGCATGCGTGCTGCATATTCCGCTACCGGAACTCCGGCATGGTGGTGCACGTTCTGCGTGCGAAATACCGTCGGATCTGGCACGGCCCCGCGGAATTCGAATATTACATCCGGCTCTTCTGCTGCTATGTCCGCTATTGCTTCTTCTACCAGGCCCAGATCTCCCGTGCCGCGTTGGCCGCTGAATCCCTGATGCGACAGGCTGCCGCCCCAGCCGACCGTAATTTCGTTCTTCTTTCTAGGCCGCGCAAACAGCCGTGTGCTGATTCTGTTTTCTGCTATTATCACTGGCTTTGGTGTCTTCTTGATTATGCTTTGCACTATTCTCGCTAGCGGCTTCGTCGACACCGTGATCACATCTACGATCTGCATGCATGCGGCAAATCCCTGCTTGCACTTGCCCAGCATTTCATAGGCCGGGTTGTGCGGCGGTATATGCCACATATCGTCGTCTAAGTCCATGATCACTTTCATGCCTGCATTCCTGCATGCTCGGATGAAATTGTACTGGGCTTGGCTGTAGCATCTCTGCACCACCGCTATATCTTTATCGAGGATCAGCTGGAAGATGGGCTGCGTGAATGCGAAGAAACTCGTGCCTTCCATTTCCGCGTAGGGCATGTACATCCGCCACAGCGCGCAGGCATCTACCCACGATGGCAAAAAGACGATCGCGTTGTCTCTATCCAGCATGGCTCATGGCAAGGGCTACGCTGCCTTCGTATTCTGCCACGCTGTTCGGCGTCTCCCAGAAGCGCACGCAGGCTAGCTTGCATCCCTTGGGCAGTTTATCTTCTAGCACTTTCCAGCAGGCGTAGGCGAGTACTTCTGCTGTCGGCGCGCCATAGCTGAGTTCTTGCACTATGCCGAGATCAGGCACTTTGTACCGGGCACCGAAGTCATTGATTTCTATCAGCTCCGTGTCCTCGAAGTACCGATGGGTGAGTGGGTCATTTTCATACAGGATGAGGCAATGGTCGAACAGCTCTACGATTTCCTTGATCATGAGCTGCTTGATGTGGCCGAAGTCCATCACCATGTCTGTCGAGCTGCCCGCCGTAAGCAGGCACCCTGTCACGGTCACTTCCAGCTTGCCCCGGTGGCCGTGCACGTTGTAGCACTTGCTATCGTGGTTCGGCACCCGATGTCCATAATCCAGCTCTACCGTCTTCGTCGCTTTGAAGGTCGGATCCATGGCTGGATAATAACGGGATTAGTCCCGAACGATAGTCGACTTCAGCCGTTCTATCTGCTTTTGTTCTGACTTAGTCTTTGGCGTGTCTAAGCCAGCGACGCACTTCGCGACGTGCACCAATGAGATGGCGTCAGCTTCGTTGTCGTTGGCTGGCTCTATCTTCCACCGCTGATACACCTTGAGCATCATCTGCGACTTCTCAGCCTTACCTGAGCCTGCTGCGTATTTCTTTAGCGATGTTGGTGCGACCAGCACATAAGGAATGTTGCGACGCCACAGCATGTAACGGACCATGAAGGCTAGCCCGGCGCGTTCAAGATTTCTATCTCGGCTGGCAAAGGCTAGGCCTTCGATGGCGACCAGCTTTGGAGCGTAGTCTTCACTTTCGACGATGCGGAGCACCTTGCTGAGCATCCAGCCGATGCGCCTCATGCCGTCCCGCTTGTGCTTGGGTGGCGAGAGCGTGCCGAAGGCGACCTTCCCGTTGTAGGTCGCCCAGCCCGTTCCCGTGAGAGACAGGTCGAGCCCTACAACGAAGTTGCCTTCCATGTTCGCCCCCGCAATATATGCCTTATCGTGCCCTCGGATACTTTAAACAATTTAGCGATTTCCCGATGCGAAATCCAGGCCCTTTTCAGAGCTCTTATCTTTTGCACATCCGAGTCTATCAGCTTGGCTTGCCCACTTTTGTTGCCACGTGCAGTGCCACCCGTAGCTTCTCGATCATCCACATTCTCCTGAACATTTCCGGCGTAAAGGTGATCTGGATTGCAACAAGCTCCATCGTTGCAGTGCCTCTTATGCAAAACCCACAAAGAATCAGGAATAGGACCGATAAAACAGCGATAGGCTATTCGATGCACTTGCCATTCAACCACACCATCAGGAAAGCGCACTTTCATCTGGCCATGCCTAGTAGCACGCCTGTTGCCCAACCAGAGCCAACAGCCTTTTGGCGATGAAGTTTTATCTAAGCGTTGCAGTAGCCTCTCAGCGATACATTCTACAGAGCTACCGCTTGGCATAGCTGACGATGCAGTCATGCGAGCGCATCTCGCGAGCTGAGAATTCTTTACCGCATCCCTTGCACGTTCGAAATATCTTCATCGAAGCATACTTGCCTCGTGATTCCCGAAGATCGCGGTATCGCTTCTTAGCCTCGCGAAAGATCACGTCGTCGGGGATCTTGGCAAGGGTACGCTCCGTCTTTTGATCGATAGCTACTGCTTGTGTCCCCATACGTCCATAATTTAACAATAATCCAGGATAAATTCAACACGGGTCAGCTTCTGTGACGGGATTTTGACAGAATAACATTCGTATGGCAGGCGTATTCTGTATGATTCCGAACGCTTAGCCCAGTAATCCCTGCCTTTTATCGAGAGCTCAGTTATTTTACCGGCGATCCGAAAGTTCTCAGCCCCAGGATCAGCAGCACGAAAAATAAAAGCATGTGGCGTCCTCCGCGCCACACGGGATAAGGCTGGCCAGGCACATAGTAAGTCCAGAAGCCGAATAGCAGCCACAACAGCATTAGGATCCAATACCAGACTTCGAGTGTCATTTGCTAATCTCCTTTTACGTCCAGTGTGCAATCGACGGGAAAAGCGGATATGCTGCTTGCCGCGTGATCTCCGGTTTCCCTTGCTGACGTCTGACTCTCTTCATTATCTCGACTAAGTCTTCTCGCGATCGCGTCTTCAATCCGGCAGGGTCGTTCTTACGCCAGCCATCATGCGGATGATGTGTCGGCACGGGCAAGGGATTTTTTAGCGAAGGCGGATGGAACGTAGGCGGCTGCTGAAACCCGTAATAAGTTTCGAACCACTCGCCTGTGCTCCCGTCAGCCATGATGGTAAGCCTTACTGCATCCCACAATCGCATATTTTCCGCCCCTACGGCACGGCAGGCACGATCGTTGGCCCCATCCCCAGGGCCCTACAGCCCCATGCCCGTGCTGTCGCCTGTAGCCTTTGCTTTGTTGAGCCAGCCCTTCTTGCTCGTCGGCGTCTTGCTCGTGTTTCCGAACGGCGTCTTCAGGTTCTTCCGCAGGGCTTTTTCATCCTTGATCTTCTTCTGCGCAGCTTCTGACCAGATGGCAAAATCTGCTGGCGGAATTCCCTGCGCTGCCAAAGCTGTGTAGGGCTTGTGGTTGGCCGGAATTGCTACCGGCTGAAACGACGGCGTCATAGGCGTGTAGAGGCCATGCTTTACGGCTTCGACGTATGCGTCTGCCGCTTCGTTGATGTTATCCCAGTTTCTGATGATCTGGATATACAATTCCGAATTCTTAGCGCCCATTGAAACGATGTTATGGTGTCCGTGCACAGGTGCCCAGGCATAGCGTGCTCCGGTCTGCGACAGCGGCATCACGTCCGTGCAGGCGTTGACGATACCCATGTCTGCACGCACCACCGGGCCGACCAGCGAGACATTTCTATCTTCGTTGCTCAAGGCGAATGCCTGGCGGTACATGCCGTTGCGGAAGCCGAACACACAGACATTTTCGAACGGGTAGGCCTCTGCAAGGAACGGCAACTCCTGGTAGTTGAGCTGTGGCCCGACATACTTGCGGGCAAGTGCGTGCGTCAGCTTCTGCGACAGCTCGTATGTGCCCATTGCCTCGTCGTTTGCTTTCATGGCGCCTGCTTCCACCCATGCCCATGAAGCTAAGATAGAATTTTTCAGGAGCACGGCCCTGCGGTCAGCTCCTGCGACCACCACTGCCTTTGGGCAATACTGAGTCTTTTCTATCCAGCCGTGCTTCTCGCGGTTATGTGCGATGACGATCGGCATTTCTGCCATCGTATTTGCTCGCGTGGCAAGCAAGGTCTTCGGGCATCCCGCACGCACCAAATTGACTCTGAGCAGGTGAAAGTCGCCGGCAGCATCGAGAGCAGGGATCTGCGTTAGCTCGCCGATAATAGCCCCGCTGAATTGCATTTGCTACCTCCAAAAAATTAGAATGCAACTACTCTTCGATATCTTTCACACTGCAAAATTAGCCACCTGCTTGCCCATCGCGCGCTGCTTGAACTCCGACACCGGCACCACTGTCATGCCGCCGTAGAAGTCTGGCGGATAGTGCGAGTGGAATGCCTGCCGTGCAGCTCCCGCGGATGGGAAGCCCAACATCACTTTGTCTTCGTCTTGTCTCTCGGATACATCCGGGCCCATATCAACCATGTGGATTACATAAGCATCACTGCATTGCTGAAGCGGCCCCATCATTACATCGATCTCGTCACCGTCACGGCCTTGCGTATTCCGGATGTAGCCGTAATCGTACTGCATCTGCTTTTTCCAGACCGTCTGGCCATCATCGTTCTTGATTTCGCGCATCGATCCCTTCGGATGCTCGATGGCTATGCTCATTCCACTGTGAGTCACCGACTTCTGAGTAGGCGCGTTCTGGGCAGCTACATAGGCGATGGCCGTGGCGAGCTTCATGCAGTTACTTATAACACAATTTCATGCCTTCGCGTTTCTGATACGGGACTTATGCCGGATTAGGAGCAGCTCTACGCATTGTGCGCACTTTAATGTACTGCCCACATATGGCTGTATCGCGAAGATTGCTTGGTGGGAGCAGCTAAGCATTACGTTCCAAGTTTTGTCTGTTGCAGGTGTAACAGACACGATTTCACGGTCTTCTAGCAGTTGTTCATCTGTCATCTTTTCAAGCATCAGCTGATCGTCCTTCTCATCTATCATTGGATCACCTGTGGCGCTTCTAAGGTTAGCCCATACATCTTGTTCATGTGCTGAATCGTTGCTTGCCGTACACGCTGAGGCGTACGGTGCACTTTCCCGTTGCCATCGTTGTTCTTGAGTAAGCAGGTATCTTTCGTGTGGAAGTAGGCAGCCCCCTCTCTGCTCAGCAGCTTGTACCAGAAATCAAAGTCTTCCATCGACCGCAGGCTTTCGTCGTAGCCGTTTACTTCTGACCACGCTATCCTGTGAAACAACGCGGATGACGGGATCGGTGGCACCTCCGTCGTGAAATCGGACAGATAGTAAGTGTCTGCATCGACATTACCAAACCGTGCAAGATTTCTACCGGAGATGAACTGCACCGGGCAGCCCGCGATGCCATTGGTGATATTGTACGTATCACTCACCAGATGATCCATCAGCGTGGTGACATAATTGCTAGGCAGTAAGTCATCTGCGTCCAGGCAGATAATCCAGTCATGGACAGCTTCGTACGATATAGCTCTGTTTCTGGCTTTCGAGGCACTCGTATTTTTCCCAGTATCACAGCCGTCGTGGTTGATGTACACCTGCAGCGGCCCATCGTAGTCCTGATTGACCGCAGACCAGTAAGCTTGCTCAAGGTACTTCTCCTGCATAAAACATCCGACGATTATGCTAACTCCCGGCATCTCTTTTATCATAGCGGTTCTCCATCTTTATCTCCGACATATTCTTCCCAGCGCGTAAGCCCTTTTTCCATGCGCTCGATCGAGGCTGTCATGACACCCGGTGCGACATTCCCATCGAACACCACAGGTGGTGCGACCTTCACGGCAAAGCCACCGTCCTCCGGCGACGATAACTCGACCACCATAAGCAAACAAAAGCGATCGTAGTCAAGCCGCAATGTTTCTAAGGCATCTTTTGCATCAGCGTCACAAGCGGACACTTCTATCGTAACATACCGCCCCTGCCGTAACAACTTCCCAGCAGCATGGCACAGGGCTGTCAGATCGCCTCCGAATTTTGGGTTGATCTGACAGAAAAACACGTGCGGCACATCTGCTGCCTTGTACTTGGCGAGCACTGCTTCTGTTTTTTCGAAGCGACTGATGAACACTGTCTTCAGCCCGTAGAACTGCGTATGTTCTACTTCATTGCCAGTCCAGTAGCCATGCGTCTCGCCCATCTTGCGAGGATTCTTTATCATCGTACCGGGATTATAACGAATTGGTTAGTGGAATTTCTTCTTGGGCGGAGGCTGATCTTCTTCCTGCGTGACTTCGATCAGCTTATCTTTGGCATCCTGTGGGATCGGCAAGTCGTACTCCGAAGCCTTGTGCATCGTCATTTGCACCAGCGCTCCCAATGCCTTTTCGTACTTGTTGCTACTATCGCCAACCTGCTTCGCCATCTGGGCAGTGGCCGCGAGGATATGCGCCAGTCCTTCCATGTCATCGAAGTTTATGCCGCGTGACTTTGCATACAGATCCTGCGCGGTGCCGAGCATGTTCAGTACACGGTGATACAACCGGAGATACGCTTCTGATCTGGCGATGTTGGTGGCGAAGTCTACGTCATCTACGAAGAAACGGCCTTGAAACGCGTTGTCTAGCTGACGCATTAAGTTGCTGATACGGACAAAGGCGCGCAGCGTGACGCTGTTCCCGGCTTCTGCCAGTGCTTCCAGCGCGTTCATCTTGACGCTGATAGTCCGGCTCAGCTGCGTGATGGCTTCGTCGGAGTACCAGCCGCCCGTGTCACGCCTTTTCTTCCAGTCCTGTGGCTTGGCGAACGGGTAGCGGGCGCGCTCTGCCTCGTCTGCCATATCCTCCGGTCCAAGGTAATAGTGCAAGAACCGCAGGGTTTCTGAGTCTTTGATTTTCTGAGCTACGACGAATTCGCGAATCGTCTTATACCAATGCATCCCGTTGGGCTTCAGCTTGGTGCTGAAGTCTTCCCACAGGTCTGCCCAGTTGGTCCTGCGGAAGAAACGCTGCACCTCCAGCTCTCTTTTCTTCCGCCCGGGCCGCCGTAGCATTACTTGCGCTTCTTCCTCAGTGCGGAGTAGTAGTCCTTCCCGTACCGCTGAAGCACTATATTGCCCCGCTCCGATGCCCTCGCTTCATGCTCTGCCGGCGTGAAGCGGCTGGCGGACATCTTGCCGCACAGCTTGGCTGTTTCGGACGTGAACTTGCCGCCCGTCTTGACTGCCATTTACTTGCATGGCTCCGGGTGCTTGTTGAAAGCTGACTTGAGGATACCAGGCGCCTTGCCTGGCTGTTGGACGTTCTTGTTATTCTGAACTACCCGGTTGATGACCTTGCTTGGTGAGCTGCCGAGCTTTGAGCTCATGTCTTTCTGTGGCATTGCGGCGTCTCCTCTTACAGAACGATAACACAGGTTGCCTACCCATCAAACATCTACATATCTTGAGTAACAAATAGGGCGCCCTACTTATCCAATAGCAAGGCGCCCCAACAAACAGGGCCGGCGATCTATAAAGCTTACCGTCGCAATCCCTGAGCTGTGCTTGGCCCGCCGGGAGATGGCGGATGCGTGCCCGTCGGCGTAAATGTAATCTCGCCGCTCGTGGCCTGCCCACTGATGACCGTAAATTGAATAATGGCGGTCACCGGCTGGACGCCCTGCCCGATATCAGCATCCGCGTTGGCATGGACTTCGCAAGTGCCATATGGCCCCGGTGCGTAGACATTGTTGATCAATGGATTCCCGGGATTCGTTTCCCCGTCCGTCACCTGCACGATCGTCTCGTCTGTCGAACTCCACTTCGTGGGGCCATCGACTGCCACGGGCTTGCCACTCGCGTCCTTCCATTGAACCGAAACCGTCCCCATGCTTCCAGACTGCATGGTGGCGGAGCTTTTCTGCGATACTGCCTGTGTTCCTGTTTGTCCTGGCATATAAATGCTCACTCCTTCGAAAACGAAATTTCCTGTCTTAAACGTAATCACAGCAACTTGCGGTTGCGGCGCTTGCTGGTGGATTACGACCAGCGGCGTTTCAAAACTCAGCTTCATCTTGCCCGTTCTTTCACAGTGCCATGGTGCAGACCTTCTGGTCTGCCTTCCAGTGGCATACTAACCAATGGAACTGGCAGGTTAATTCTATTAGAGTTCGATCTGTTACGGTTTGGATAATTCGTTGTCGATGGCCTGCGTGGCACACTTGATGCAACTGATTTTATCACCCTGCACAATCGGGCGCTTACCCGCTGTGCCGTGCATGCGCTCAAGCTGTTGGTGCCCGCAATCGAGGTACAACGTAACGTTCAGCGGCGAGGATTTTCTAACGTCTGCAACCGTCCGGATGAATTCGCCGTGCATGCTGCGGACCAAAACCGCCTGCCGTGCCTCGCGGTTCCGCATACCCAGCCGGATATGACGACTATTTTTTAACCACGTAGCCATTTAATCCCCTGTTTTCCTGCCCCACAGGTCCCTCAGGCTTGATCGCCGGGACCATCCCCATGTTGGTTGATACGGTTGATCATTTCGACCAGTTTCGGATTGGTCTTGCTGCCACTGTACAGGATGACCCGATCGTCTCCCCGCACGATGATAACCGGAACTCCGGCTCGTCCTGCTTTTTCCAATACGCGGCCCATCCGGCCCTTCTGTGCTGCTCCGAAATAGCCAACATCTTCAAAAGCTACGAGGCCGTCACCGTCTCTCAGCGAGCTGAGTACGACGCGACATTTATCGGGCCGCAGCTCCTCGGGGAATATGGTCTGCTGTAGCCACAGGCATTCGAACTCTTTGCACGTAGGCGGGCGATCAGGATATATCCTACAGCCGTAGCCGACATCTGTATGGCGGCACCACTCATGCGGTGGTTTTCCCAGCTCCTCTACGCCCATGATCTTGCAACACATCGTGCAGCTGCCGCAAGTGCGAGGCTGGATAACGTGCAAGGCTTCGTCGATTTCCTGTTCTTTGCGGAGCAGCGCTTGCTTCTCGCTTTCAGTCAGCATCCGGTTATCCATCGTAGTTATCCCACCATCAGGCCACCTTCTTGCGCATGGACACAACGTTATCTTTCCAGCGGCGGACATGCACCCGCTTGGAGAATTTGCCGGTGTTGTGCTGGCGTATTGGGCTGATGTGCGTGAACACGTGCTCCATGTGCAGTCCCAGCTTGGACTTGACGAACCGCTGCGCCGGAAGCGTGTAGACTACCCACTTCTGATAGCACAGCGACCCGAACGTCAGCTGATTCAGTGTAAGAGCTTCCTCGACCATAATCCCGGCGCGGGAAATTTCACCAAGCATCTGTAGTTGTCTAATCGTCATTATCTCTCTCCTTTACAGCATTCCTACTCCCATCGTGAAATCTGGCAATGCCGACTCCCCGTCATCGTGCTGGTCCATCAGCGCGTACAGGTGCAGCACATACGGGTTGACGTTCACATGCTTCTTCGCAGGTGCGAATATCTGGTACGCCCATTTATTCTCGCCGATGAAATCGTTCTTCACCCGCTTGATTTCTTCGTACGTAGGCAGGTAGTAAGTCGAGGCGTGTCGTGGATCACTCGGGCCCCATGTGTTGCCTTTTCTGCCGCAGACGCTGACATGCAGCCACACCCGCCTGTCTTCGTACTTTTGCACGGTGAAGAGCACTTGCAAGCTACCGCGCTTGAAGGCTCCACCCGCTGGCTTTTCCTGGATCATCGTCCAGCTGGGTGGAACGCGGGACATCGCTGCACGCACGACTGAGTCATCCACGCGTGTCATCTCGTCCAGGGCTTCCAACTGCTCTCGTGACATGCCTTCAAATGGATTTCCCATATTGAAAGGCCCCGAGCCGTAACTCGGGGCCACCTAGCTATTCTACCCACTTTATCAGCAAAGTGGGACAGTACTCGATCCTGCCTTGGTCATTTATTGTTTCGAACTTGTGACACGCCGGTTTTGTCATGCTGTCCTGCGTTTGGCTGGTGGTCTGGGAGGTGCACTCATTACTGCCCTCTCGAAACTTTTTTTCAGCCTCTCCCCACGATTACGGAACTTCTCGTTCTTGAACACGTCCAACAGCTGCAGCTTCTCGTCACGGTAGCCCAGGATGAACTCCACCTGATCGCACTCCTTTACGGTCAAACCCATACTCGACAGCACTTTGTGTACCCTGTCGTAATCGTATTTGCCCTTTTCTTCCTTGCGAGCATCTTCGATGATCACGCTAAAGCACTCGACCGGAGTTAACACCGTAGCCTCCCGGCTACGATTATACCCGGCTTACGGCGAAGCCTATTCTATGGTAGTACGAACTCTTTCTTCCACTTAGGATCCCCGGCTTCCACGGCCTTCAGGGCTATGTCACGCTGCGCGCGGTAGATGTCCAGGTCGACCAGTATGCCCGACTGCTCCGCTTGGATGTAGAGCAGCCACGTCTTGCGCACCATACGCTTTACAGCTGTCTTGGGCATGTATCGGACCTTGGGCACTTTACCACCGCCCCGATTTAATTGCATCCCGCATGCGTCCCGGCGGAGGTAGCTGCTCGACTGCTGTAGCTAGCTTCCGCAGCTCCTCTACCCACGGGCGCATGTAGTTGCCTGCAAGGTCCGGGCGCATCGGTTGCTTGACCATGTGGTCCATGTTCATGGCTATGTTGCGCAGCCTGCGCGCGATGTAATCTTGGTCCATTACTTTTTCTCCGGTTTTGCCGGGGAATTCCCGTGCTCTTTGCGATATGCTCCCGCTGCCCTGATATTTTCCAGGGCTCTGGCGCTCATTTGCCTCCGCGGCTTCTTCGGCTTGGGCTTGGTGTCCTTCACGGACAGCACAGCCGTTTGAAGCTGATAAAACTGTTCCTTCGTCATCTGCTGGCGAGAGTCGCGTACAACCTTGCCACCCTCCGACCATTCCTGAACGAGAGTAAACATCTGAACACCCTCGCAGACAAACGGAATCACGCGGTAGCGCATCATACCTTCTCCTCAACGTGAATTCTGCCCAGCGTGTACCGCAGGGCGTTGGAAATGTCCAGGCCCGGGCTGGCCTGGCTGCACTGCTCAAGCAGCTGGACACATTCCATGGCCTTTTCTTCCGGCACTGTCAACTCAAGCAGGATCGGTGTCCCGGCTTGGGGGCCGGACAGGAAATTCTTTTCGTAGCGGACCACGTACATCTTCATTTCGACCTCGACAGGTATTTGTCGGCGGCCTCGAGCGTCTTGACGATAGTGCTCTGGCCCTTGCGGCGGCCGGCACTGATAACGACGCTCAATCCCACCGGGTTCGGTGCGACATAAATGCCCGTGCGACGGTTGGCCCATTCGTGGACATCGGAGTACGGCAGCTGGCGCAGGCCGTATTTCTTCTTGAAGTCCTTCAGCGTCAGCTTAGTCATTGAACACCACCACCTTCTTCGCGGCTGCCGGGCTGGCGGCTACCGGCAGATACTCGACGTACAACATGTCGCCCTCGCGGTCGCGATTTGACGTGCTCCACGCGTACCGGGTGACAGCACCGTCAGCGCTGATCACCGTTATCTGCCTCGGCCAGTTCCCGATCGGTAAGCCCAGGTCTGACGCCTCGGCGACCAGGCTGCCCTCGTGCGACGTGAACTGACCCACCGGGTATTCGAATGCCATTCTCATCAAAGCTGCCTTCCGACCGACTCGGCCTTATTCTTGAGTTCGTTGAAGTGAGCGCAACACGCGCACCACCCGCTGCTGCTGTGCGCCGAGCAACGGCCGTTCACTTCGCGCAGTGCCTTCTCGGCGAAGTACCACGCCACATCCAGCAGACGCTTGACCTCAGGCGCGAGCGTGTCGCAATCCCTTGCTTCCGATGCTAACTGGTCGATGTTGTCGGCCAGCTCGTCGAGCTTTTTTAGCTCGACTTTCATGTCGCCTTCACCCGCGTCTGTAACTGCGTAGCTCATAATCTTCTCCTAAACCACTCTAACACAGGTCGACACCCGTGCGCTAGTCAAAATCTTCTGGCTCGTCGCCCACGCTCTCCATATACGCAGCGTACTCGGCATCGGCTTCCGCCTCTGCCTGCTTCTGGTACTTGGCATCGTACTGAGCTTTCTTCTCCGGGTTCAGCCCGGTCCCGTTGCACGCCTTGCAGCCGAACCGCAACTGCCCCTCGACGTACTCGCCCACTGGGAGTTCGCCGCTGCCTTCGCAGGGTTCGCAGATGGCATCGTCCGGGTATTCGAACGTGTCGCGAAACTGGTCTTCGCCGTAATTGCCGGTGATCCACCGATCGAAATCTGAACCGCGCATATTTAGAAATTCCTTCCATAGCGATTCCAGATCGCCAGCAGTTCACGACGGTCTTCCTCGCAGACCATGCTAAGCAGTTCTTGAAACGCGCCACGTGCTGCGATGTAATTCTTCATCAAACGGATCTGCTTCAGCTTCCGCTTCGCTTCTTCGACCCGCACGTCGATCGCCTTGTTCTTGGCGATCCGCGCAGCGGTGCGTTCCGCGGGTGTCATCAGGTGGTACGGTTTCATTAGTTCTGCTCCCGGTTCAGCAGCGTCAGCCGCGCGACTGCGATTTCCTTTTCGCCGCCCTCGGGGTCGATGACCCAAACCCGGCCGTTCTTGACAGAGGAAATCACGAAACCTGTCTCTTCGATCTCCTCGATCTCGGCCTTGCGCGAAGCGCGCCATTGGCTGGTGTAGAGAACCTCGTCTCCGACTTGAATGTCTTTGATTGCTACCATGTCCTAAGTCTACACGGTTTCAAACCCGTGCGCAAGTCCGAAAACAGGATTATTTCGAATTTTCTTCGTCCAGGCCCACCAACGCGTCTGTCATCGTTCCTTCGAGGATATCGGGGAAATGCCTGCGTAAGGCGTGGCCGGTGTCGACAAAGTCTGCGAAGCGCATCGCATGCCAGGTTCCGTCCGGCGCCGGAATGCCGTTGCTGCCGGATTGGTTCTGCGTTTGGTAGCGCGTATGCAGCACCACCGTGATCTGGTCAGGCAGCAGCCCGCACCGGGATTCGTATTTCGGCCAGCCGGGCTGAAATGCTGTCTCGGACTGCCAGGCGGACCAGCGAATGTTGCCGATCGCCATCGCAGCGGCCGCGTCTTTCCAGCGGCGGATTTCTTTCTCTTGCAGCGCGATCTTCGCGCGGAGATTCTTAGCCATGCTTTTTTACCTTTCGTCGAAATACACCACGTACAGACGGTTGCCCTCTTCGGCAGCCGCGTACGTGCTGTTGATCTCGAAGCTCTTGTCGTTGACCAGGGCTTCCACCTTGCTGAAGATGCGCCCCATCTGCTTGAAGTCGTTGGGCGTGCCCTGGCGCTTGCTATAATGCTTGCCCTTGCAGCCGCAGCAACATGCCCCGGCTCTGCCGCTGTAGGCGGCGGTGACTTTGGATATTTGAAGTGCTTCCATGGCACAAGGTTAACACGGGTTCGGACCCGTGACAAGTGCCAGAACGGATTTATTTTCGGAAAGGGATTTACCGGAGGCTATGGCTGTGGACTACCCGGAAAATCCGGCCTGTAACTGCTGTGTTTTGACCAGATTTTCCGACGTCCAGAGCCCTCAGGAACGATCGTTGCGGAGTCGGTGGACCGATACCTCGGAGAGGCTACTCTTTACCCGGTAGAAGCTGTGGTGACGACGGTCCAAGCTGGTGCTGAGGCCCTGATCCTGGAGCCCGTGGGAGCTGTCCAGGCACGTCAATGACGGTGCCCGGGTTACTTGTTGCGGACCACCCAGCCTGATCACCTGAGGGCGGGATCTCTGGCAGGCGCGTGACCGGACGGCGGCCGGACGGCAACTCGACGTTTGGCATCTCCACCGACGCGGAGGTTCGCTTCCCGCCCAGGCGCTGCCACAGATAGGCGTTGATCGCGTACGTCAGCTCGTTCAGATTGCCGCCATCAAGCTTCATGGCGAATTCCGATACTGGCGTCGTGCTCGTGCGCTCCCCGGCTTTGCCCACGGTGATTTTCTTAGCACCGTTCAGGTACGGAATCTCCGTCGGCGCGAACAGCCGGAACTTGCCACACAGGATATTGTTTACTCCCGGCATCCAGTTTTCTTCTAGCATCTTCGTCGCTGCTGCTAGCGCTGTCAAAAGATTGTTACTGAATCTGTTCTTGTCTATCATGAACACCCCTTCCCACACTAAATGCTACCACTCTTCGAAATTTATACGTCATCGCTCCACCTTATACACGGTAATCGCGGCAGGCTTCAGCGGCTTGTCCTGCGGGCCCTTGATGTACTCCTCGATCCATTTCATCTTGTGCACCTGCTCCTTCGGATACCACTGCTTCCGCCAGTGCCCCTGCACGTGCCACTGCCACTGCCAGTCTATTTCACTGTGCTTGCCTTCGGCTCTGGCTTCTTCCATCCGCCGCAGCGTGACCAGCCTCACTAGCGGCTGGATAGGGGTGTGCTCTTTTTCCATGCGGCGGCGGGTTTGGCGCTCTGCCCTGTGCTCCACCGTCATCGCCAGCTTTTCCGACATTAGGTGCATGGCGGTGTAGATCCACCGGATTTCATGCAGCATGTCCGATGTCTTCTCGAAAGCATAGCTGCCTTCCCGTCCAGGTTCTGTAGCGAATTTTTCAAAAGCGCGAATGCGGGTAATTACGTCCTCTCCCGGCTGTATCACGAAGTAAGACCACATGCCGAATCCGCCCGATAGCTGTGTCTTATGATGGTAGCCACAGTCTGGTCCGAAATGTGCCAACACATCCCTGGCAAACAGATCCATGTCTTGATAGACAGCAAACTCTACAGCGCCCGGCTTGATGGGCCTTCCATCTACAGCCGACGCCACTTTCCCACTGGCAATCACATCCTCCGGAATCATAGCCCAGGCAACCGCTGATATCTTTGGCTGCACATCCTTGATTGCCATGCGCGAAACATCTACAGGCGCGTCGTGTATCTTAGGCACCTTGAACGGCTCTTCTAGCCACATCCAGCCATGCTTCGTTGGTAACCATTCCCGCTCGAATTTCAAATCATCTGGGATGGACTGCCGGGCATAGTCGACCAGCTGGCAGAACCGGCTGTTCATGTAGAACGTATCGCCAGTCTGCAATAGCTGGCGGAACATGCGCAAATCCCGCCCAGACGATGGCGATTTATAGACCTCAGGCGCCGTCGTATCGGCCCACCGGAACCACCGGAGCCTTTGCTCCAAGGCCATCGTGTACCGGGAGTCCATTACCTGCACCTCATAGGGCGCTCAGTGGCGGTATCTCCCTCACTGGCTCTGATCGTACTTACGCCGGCAGAACACAGTTCTCGAGCATGCTGCGCCGGCAGCACGAAATCTAGTATCCAGTCTAACTGGTCCTGTTGAAGTAGTGCATTCACAGGCATGTCGGGCCTTGCCCCGTTGTGCGTTCGACGCCGTATCACGCGAATATTCAACGTGCTGGCATCGATGCTCACATCCGCTATGTAGCCACCCTCTTCTAGCTCAGCACCGATTTCTAGAGCCAGCTGATTCGGAGGCTTGCTTCCGACGGCCAGCTGGCTACGGGTCTTTATTATCAAGGCAGCACTGGAAATGGCCAGCGCGAGACATGCGCCGTAAATAATTGGTTTTTTCATTGATCAATCTCCTCATCTGCGGGGTGCATTCAGGAAAGAAAGGAATCTGCGCGGTTCATGGCAACAAACCGGCAGTAACCCAAATGCACCCGGCAGATGAGGCCCGGGAATTTCTTCCCAGGCCCCGCTTGCTGCTAGGCTGCGACCGGCACCTTCTTGCCGGCCATCTGGAGCAGGATGTTAACGGCCCGCTGCTTCCGGGTGTTGCCAGGACCGAACCAGCTGCCGTACAGCCGCTGATCCTGATTCTTGCCGCGAATGTGGTCGGCGTAGTACGTGACACCGTTGAGCGCGCCCCACATCGTGTCCTTCGCCGTGGGCAGGTCGCTGCCGGGCGAATCCACCATCGCTTCCAGAACGCCCTGGCCGATGCGGCCGAGCACCTTTTCCGGCTCCTTCACGTCCTGCAGCTTCATCAACGCCGGGATGAGCTTCAGTGGCTTCAGCTTGAGTGCTTCCTGCAGCTCCTGCTCCGGCGTGAACAACCGGACCGCGAACTCCAGGCGGCCGTCGTTGTCGATCGCGATTTTCGAGAGTGTGGTTGCCAGCTCGTTGGCTTCCTGGATCTGCTCGATGGCCAGACCCATCGTCTCCTTCGCCTCCTTGGCAACCTCGGCCGTCCACTTCCGGGAGTGCTTCATCAGGAACACACCCTCGGCTTTGGCTTGCTTGGCGGACACACGGGCTTTTTCGCCGCGCGTGGTGAGATACTTGCCGACCGCGGCTGACAGGGTATTCCAGCAGACCACGCGAACCTGAGTCGGCATCCCGATCGTCCGGATGCTGCCGTCGTGGCTGGTAGCCATGAGCATGTACCCACGGGTCTCGTCCTCTTTGTTGCCGTTGACGAACCCGTTGCTGCCGCCGTTCAACTTCGCCAGCGCCCAGACCATCCGCCCGCCCTTCAGCCCGCCGACCGTCTCCATCGAGGCGTGACCGGCTTCGCAGAACTCGCGGAAGTAATTCACGATATCCGCGTTCTGCATCGGGTGGTAGTCCTGCGTCGCGACTTGGAACACGAAGTTCGTATCCGCCCGCACGATCGCGCGGTAGCCCTTCATGCCCTCGACGAGCCACTTCTGCGTCTTCTCGCCCTTGGTCGAATTCATCGACAGCCGGCGACGTTCAACATCCCAGTTCAGCCCGGCGGTGACGAGCATCTGTTCGCCCGTTGCGCCGTCCTCGACTTGATATCCCAGGCCGTGCCAGGGAGTCTCGCCCTTCCAGGCGATTTGATTGTTTTCGATATTGTGCGACATCTTTTCCTTTTACCGGATAGAGCGCCGGATTCGCTATGTATTTGCCCTTCTACCGGGTGGGCCACCCTTACTGCGACTACATCCCAAGAGTAACACGGGTTTCGAACTGTGACAAGGGAATTTTTCGGCTTACGCCGATTTTTTCTTCTTCCCCTCTTCGGCAGCTGCCAGCATCGCCCGCATCTGCTCCATGAGGTCGCCCTGCTTCACCGGGGCTTCCTTCCTGCTGGTGATAAGAACCGGCTGCTTGCTCGACTTCGCCGCAACCATCTCCTCAACCGCGACGTTGTACTCGTTCTTGTACGCCGCATGGTCGAACGGCTGGGCATTGACTTCGAGCAGCTTCACCGCAAGGTCGAGTTCGGCCGGGTTGACCTTCTCGTTCGTCACCTCAGGCGCCTCGCGGATTTCTTCGCTGTAGAACATGGTATGGAACATCAATCCGCCGGCGACTGGCCGGATGATCACGACATGCTCCCGCTGATGCATGGTGATTTTCGCAATCGCCGCGCGCTTCGATTTCTTCAGCGCCGCGACCAGGAGCGCAAAACCCTTGGCGCCGCCCTTGTCGGCTTCGAGATAGTAGCTCGCGTCGAACAGGAGCGGGTCGATCTCGCTCAGCGAGCAGGTCGACGTAATCTCGAGCACCTTCGTGCTGCGCGGTTCAAGTGCCTTCAGCTCGTCCGGGTCGATGACCACCATGCTGCCGTCGGGCATCTCGCGGCCCTTCAGCGTCTGCGACCGGCTGATTTCCTTGTCGCAGTGCGAGCACCACGTCTTCATGTTCACGCGGTGCTTGCAATCTTCGTGGAGCATGTTGAAGCTGACACTCTCTCCACGGGCGGCCACCGTGACCTTCACCGGCACGCTGACCAGCCCGAAACTGATATTTACTTTTGCAATTGTACTTGCCATGATCTGAGTTTACACAGGTTTCGACTTGTGCGCAAGTCTGAAACGCAACTATTTTTCGGAAATTTCTTCGATCTCGTCGCGATAGAACGAGTACGTAAATCCGGGCATCATGTCCTCGACATGGCCCTTCCTCTCCAGCAGCATGCCGACGAGCATGTCTTTGCGACGGCAGGGCTGGATACAGGTAAACTTGCTGCCGTGAATCGTGGTCACGACCGCGTCGTACGGGATAGATTTCGCTTTCGGCTTCCTCATTGGTTATTTCTCCTTCTTGCTAGGACTGATGAACTACGTTTCATATTCTGAGTTTACACGGGTTCAAACCTGTAATGCAAGGCTGAAACCGGATGTTTTCTGCCGGGTGTATCCCCGATGCCGAAAAACTACCCAGCCGGACACCCGGATTTTCCGAAACAGCCCGTAACGGCCGTAAATCCGCTGAGTTGCCGACGGTTATTTCCAGGACCGGATAAGGTACTCTATCCAGAGCCCTCAGGCTAAGTCGGTGACCGCGGGGTGACCCTTGGACACCCGGAAGTCGTTCTGAATCAAACCTGGGCACCCGGGCACAAAAATGCGGCCGGTTTGCTGTCCCGGCCGCCGGTGATTTTCCCGCCGACGATTTACATGCTGAACAGTGACGCCGCCAGGACCACGGCTGCCGTCGTTGCCCACGGGAGAACATTGTCCGGACGTGGCTGGCTGACCGCAGGCTTCGTCGCCGGGGCTACCGGGGCTGTTGGGACCAGAACATGGTCCACAGCTGCCTTCCACTCGGCCTTGAGCCCGAAATTCTCAGCGCACACGGGGCCGAAACCAGCCGCGACTGACTTGTCGTCCGTGAGCTTCTTGTTGCAGAAGCAGCACTGGCCGGTGAGCGACCCGTGCTTCTTTGCGACCTCTGCCGGGGCGTTGGCGAACTCCAAAAGCAGTTCCAACAGCGCCCGCAGCCGGTCCATGTCCTTCTGAAGGCTGCCCGACGGCGCCCACTGCCCTTCCGGCGAGATGCGGCCGAACCATTCCCGCGTGGGGTATTTCCCCTCGCCCATAACGTTAATGCTGCCAGGAGCCTTGCTGCCGGGACCGGCGACTGCG